TAATAAGCTTGGAAATTCCATTTACAAAGCCAAGCTCGCCAATACTTTCAATATCAGCTAATTGAATTTTAATGGAATCTACGAAATCCATAATGTTCATTGCATCTTTACACGTTTCGTTTAAAAATACTTGCAAATTAAAGGTTTTATTATTGGAATTTATATTATTATTTATTGTTCCATTTTTTATTACTTGTAACATTTGTTTTTGCAATTCATTATTTTGCTTATTTTGTTCAACTAATAAATCCTTGAATTCTTGATTTTGTTGAATTATATTTAAAATTAACTCTGATGATATTCCATTTTCAATCTCTAAAATAATTTCGTTAGCATTATCCTTTTCATCATTTTCATTATTTTCATTTTTTTCATTTTTTTCTTTTTGAAAACATTTTTTATTATGAGCATAAAGTGTTGAAGAGTGTTTATATAATTTTCCACATTTACATGCATAATTTTTATCATTATTTATTGATGTAGGATTTTGTAGGATTTTATGTTTATTAGTTAAATTATGTTTAACAAATTCACTTTGTTTACAGCATTTATAGTTACAGCTTTCACAAAAAAAAAATTTGGAGATTTTTGGAGATTTATTTTTCGGAGACATTCCTATATATATCCTATACAAAAAATCTCCTAAATCAGTTTAAAATAAATATTAAAAATTTATGCTAACAAAATTAAAATTTCTTAAAAAGTCATGAGACCCTAATTTTCAATTATGCAGCCAATTCACGTTTTTCGCCAAAGTCTCTTGCCACTTTCCGAAAATGGACATTTATAAATGTCCATTTTTCGGTTTTCCTTTTGGACTTTTGAAAAAAAATGCAATCTTTATATAATATTTTTCCAAAGGGGCTTAAAGAAACTTAGGAATAAGTATTTTATTTTTGCGTTAATTCACAAATAGAACAATAACAAATTGTCTGAGTTTTATCTAGGCCAATATCAATTGTATCTGTTATAAAATTATGGTCGCATAATTCATATATTTTTGCATCGATATTTTTTTTTACATTCATTAACTTTTCAATATGTTCTTTACGAATATCCCTCAGGTTTTCATAAAAATTAATTAAATCTACACTCATATAATTATAAATGCAATTATCATTTATATATAATATTATTTCATTATGTAAATTGCGTAAATTAATTTCTTCTTCTTCTTCTAAATAATATATTAAATTTGTGTGTCGTTTTTTTAGTTCTAAATAAAAAAATATATTTGCATTTGAGTTGTCAAGTAAATTCTCTCTTATACTACAATTCATTTTATATAATATGCTACATAATATATTATATAATACTTTAAATCAATTTACATATAACATATATGTTCAAGAAAACAATATTTACTAAATGATTATTCCGTCTCATAATCATTAATTAAATATACTTTTTTTACAATAAATTCAATAAAATTATATATAAATGTAGATCGAGTAAATTTTATTTTTTTTATAACAGAATTTGTAGATTTTTTTTCAGGATCATTAATTGTATTTAATGTGCAATCCTTATTCATATTTTTATATTATTAATAATTTACGTTTATATTATAAAAAATTTACTTAAAACTTACACATATTATTATTATAATGGCTCTAAGACGTTTACAAAAAGAAATAGCTGATATTGCAAAAGATACTGATGCACCAACAAATTGCTCTGCTGGGCTACATAATAACGATCTATTTAATTGGCAAGCAACTATTATAGGACCTGAAAAAACACCATATGAAGGAGGCGTTTTTAGTCTTAGAATTTCATTTCCAGCTGACTATCCATTTAAACCTCCAAAAATTACATTCGAAACAAAAATTTATCATCCAAATATTAATGCAAATGGCAGTATCTGTTTAGATATATTAAAAGATAAATGGAGTCCAGCACTTAATACAATTAAAATTCTGCTTTCAATTTGTTCACTTATGGCTGATCCTAACCCGAATGATCCGCTTGTTCCTGAAATAGCCCGGCTATATAAATCTAATATAACCGAATTTAATCGTGTTGCAAAAGAATATACCGAAAAATATGCTGTTTAACCAAGACGATTTAATAAAAAAAATAATTTTATATATTATATTTTATATAATATTTAATACTTAATTTTATGCATTTGCCACATTTTAAACATATAATCCATATAATGATGCAGACTCTTTATCCTTTTTAATTAATTTATCTACTATTTCTTTTGTAACCGTAAAAGGAAATGTAACCTTTAATGACATTTCTTCTTCAAATAAATTAGAACCTGGCTTCATTAAACGGTATAAATTCAATTTAGTGTAAATAATTTCCAAACATCTTTTCAAATTTCTAACTCCATCTTCCTTATTACATAAATTATCTATAATATATTGAATTGTTGAATCTGGAATAATTATTTCACTTTTATTAAATTTAACCTGTTCTTGAATTTTTGGCAATAAATACTCATTTGATATAGTGGTTTTTTGCTTTTGGTTATAACCTTTTGTTTGAATTCTATACATTCTATCCTTTAAAATTGGATTAATTTTACTTTCATCATTATAACTAAAAATAAATAAACATTTACTTAAATCAAATTCGATCTCTGCAAAATATTTGTCGTGAAATTGGCTATTTTGTGATGAATCAGTTAAATGTGTTAATATTCCTGCTATTTCCTCACCCTTTGGTGTATCACTAATTTTATCAAGCTCATCAAAATAAATTACTGGATTCATGCATTTACTATCAATTATTATTTGCAAAATTTTGCCCCAGGTGCTTCCCTCATATGTATATGAATGGCCTTCTAAGAAACTACTATCGGTTGCCCCACCTAGAGCAATAAATGCAAAGGGTCTATTAAGAATTTTACTAATGCCTTCTTTAACAAGCGAAGTATTATGTGTAACTGTAAAATCACCTAATAAATATCTGTGATTATTATCAAGTGTAAAACCATAATATTTCCCCCATCCAATTGATTTTATACTAATACCTGTTACTAATTGATTTTTAATTTGTATTCTTCCTTCAGTAATTTGTTTTCTTATACATTTTGTAGGAATTTCATTAATATTATCACCAAAAATAAGTGTTCTATAATATGTTCCTGTAAATTTATTATTTTTGTACATACAAGATTTATTACATTTTTTTTGATAAGCAGCGTATCCTAAAGATCTTGCGATAAATAAAATATCGTCAGCCAAAAATTTATTTTTTTGTGTAATTTCAAAACATTTGTCACTATTACTGTATGAGCCATCAGTATCAATAATACCTGCTAATAATTCTAATCTGGTTTTTTTATCATTAATTTTATAATCATTAGGAATGTGTTTATTATTTAATAAATTATAATCTTTTAATGCTTGTAAAAATATATTTTTATTATTTCGGCTATCGCGATCATGCATATCATAAGCAATTCTATAAGTATATCCAGAATAATAATTTAAATTTAAATTATGTTTTTTAACTTCAGTTCTAATATAACTAAGAATAACGGCATCTTGATTTGTTATTTCTGGTTTTGATGATGTGCCATCTCCCAACCAAGCACCAATTATATAAGGATCAAATAAAACTGGTTTACTTTTAAAATCAACCCCAGTTTTATAACCTTTTAAATTACTCTGTATATATTTTGGTAAATTTAATAATTTTTTTACTGAAATTTCAATTATATCATTCTCTTTCTTTTTTAAAGAAATCAATTGTTCTGCTTCATTTAAATTATTATATGTTTTACTTTCAATTTTATATGATTTATTATTTAAATATTCAGCTTTATATGAAATAGTATTATTTGCATTTTTTACCTTTTTAATTCTATTTAATCCTGATTGTTTTAGACATAATATATGCTCTGAATTTACACCATATTTCTCACCTTTTTTTGGTATAATTTCATATAACTCATCTTCCCCTCTTCCGAGCGACATTACATTTCTAGGGGTTGAATCATCGCCCATAACTACATCACCAACTACAATATCTTGAATTTTTTTTATTATTCCATTATACATTAATATTGGAGTGTCATAAACCATACATTTACCGGTTCCTGGTGGTCCGTGTATAGCAATTGACGTGCCAATTGCCTTTGGATTAGTTATTAATTGACCCAACATTTGCATTATTTGCATTTTTGCATCATTTAATCCATAAACTGCCTCATCCAGAGTTTTTTTCGCATTTTCCATAAAATCATGGCATTTGTCAACGCCATCTTCCATGCTGATTGGGAGTGTCAAATATTGATTAAAAGGAATTTTCATAAAAGTATCAACCCAGTTTTTAATCTTATAAAATTCGCCTGCACCAGGTTCAATATATTTAAGAGAATTTATTTTTTGTAAGGCGGCAGCTTTAAGATTTACAGGAATACTAGATTCTAACAACGTTAATCTATATGGTTTTTCAATTCTAACTATTTTATTTATTTCCTTTAACTCATTAATAATTTTATGCTGCTCTTCTACCTCAAGTTTATTAAAGAATGCAAAATCATTCATTTTATTTTTATCTTTAATATTTTTTCTGAATATTCTTGAATTTTTATCCTTTTCCTTTTTATCTTTTTTATCTTTTTCCTTCTTGTTTTTTTTAATTTCTTCTTCGCAAATATCTAAGCACTTTTGAATAGTTTTATTACTTGAGTGTTTTTTTTGTATTTCTGATAGTTGTAAAAGAATTTCCTTGTCATTTGCAATATTAGCTACAATATTAGCATCTGTTTGCTTAATTGACTTTTTTAAATCTAATTCTTCTTCCTCATCTTCTTCTTCGTCATCATCTTCCTCATCTTCTTCATCCGAATAATCTTCATCATCCTCATCTGTTTCCCAATCTTCATCTTCATCTTCATCTTCTACTCCTCCAATTGTGAAAAATATATTAATTTTGTCGGTTTTTTTTTTAATTTGTGTATCTTCATCAGAAGATGATTCTTCTGATGACATGTCATCTGTTTCACTATCAGATTTTACCTTTTTATTTCTTTTTTGTTTTTTACTTGTGATTTTTTCTTCTAAATCAGATTCGGTTTCTGATTCTGAATCATTTAAGGCCTTTCGAGATTTTTTGTGCTTATCAAATTTGAGGTCTTCCTTTTTTAGAGTTTTTTCTTCATTCTTAATTTGTTTATCAATATATTTAGATGGAAACATTTGTGCTAATAATTTTTTATATTCAAGCTGATCCATCTCAACAGATTCGTTATCGCTTGAATTTGTATCACTATCTGATTGTTCAGTTTTTTTTCTTCTTTGAGATAATTCAGCCTTTTTAGATAATTTATTTTTATTTTGTTGATTCATATTTTTACTTTTAGTATCACGTGTCATAGTTGTATTTAATATGCATTTAATCTTTAAATTCATATTATAATCAATTTTTTATTATACCTTTTCTCATTTAAAACGCCCATTTTATTTTGGTTACACATCTTTTCTCATTTACACATCTTTTCTCATTTACACTCTTGATGAATTTTATCTTTTCTACTTAAAAGTAGAGGTTTTGTAGATACTTTCACACCAACTATTTTATAATGGTCTTGACCATCTATTTTATCTACAGTTTCTTGATAGTCTCTATATTTTTTAAACCAATCACTCCAATCACCATATCTTGAATGATATAATCCCAAACTAATTGCTAATATATGAACAAATTGTCGCTCATAACTATTTTTACATAATATAATTTTTGTTTCATTACTATTTTTTATATTTAGTAATAAATCATAAAAGTAATCTTTCAGAACAATATTTTCATTCAAAAAACTAACTTTATCATTAGACAATTCCATAATAATATTATAAGTGTATTATTTTTAAATATATATTATATCTATTTAATGGTGCTTAATAAATATGATATCTTATTTCAAAATGGGCGTTTGAAATGAGAAAAGGTGTAAACTAAATAGAAGTTTACTTATCAATAAATCTTTTAATCCAAACAGAAATAGTAATAGGCCATACTGTTCCTAAAAATAAGCCTTCGAGTGCACCACAATTCGCCCCCATAATACAACAAAAAACATTTTGTGTTAAGGTTTTATTTTTATTTTTATTATATTCATAATAAAATCCATCAAATACTTTATTAGGCACAAAATATGCGATTGGCAAAAAATAATACTTCAAATATGGTCTTAATTTTAAAAACATTATTAATGATAATATTATTTTATTTTTAAATTGTTTTTTTAAATCATAAATAATAAAATAATAAAATAATATTATTTTATTTAAAAATAATAAAAATAAAATTGATTTTAAAAACAATCTAAAACTAAATATTATATTATATAAAGACATGGAAACTAAACGTTCTAACATTTTAAATAATTCTAAAATTATTGGAATTCAATTTAGTATTTTATCTCCTGAAGAAATTAGAAATAGTTCAGTTGCAGAAATAACAAGTAGAGATACTTATTTAAATAATAAACCAATTATTGGTGGATTATTTGATCCTAGAATGGGTGTTTTAGAGCCCGGACTTATCTGCCCAACTGATGGATTAAATTATATGCTAACTCCTGGTTATCATGGACATATTAATTTAGCAAGACCTGTATTTTATATACAATTTTTAAAAGATATCCAAAAAATCTTAAATTGTATTTGTTTCAAGTGTAGTAAATTATTAATTAGCAAAGAAAAATATAAACAAGCACTCAAACTTGACAGCGAAGCTAGATGGAAATATGTATCAAAACTTGCGTCTGATGTAAAACGTTGCGGTGAAGATACTGATAATGGTTGTGGTTGTTTACAACCTAACAAAATTAGAAAAGAAGGTTTAGCTACTATTTTTGCTGAATGGAAAAATGAAGGAGAAAATTCAACAGAAGAGCCAACGATTGTTATAAAATTGACACCTGAAATAGTATTAAAAATGTTTAAAAGAATATCTGATGAAGACGTGAATTTTATGGGATTTAGCCCTATTTGGTCACGACCAGATTGGATGATTTGTCAAACCATGATAGTTCCACCACCAGCAGTTAGACCATCTGTAAAACATGATGCACAGCAACGATCTGAAGATGACTTGACACATATTTTAGTAAATATCGTAAAAACTAATAAAACACTCCAAGAAAAAATTCAAAATAATGCTCCACAAAATATTATTGATGATTGGCAAACAGTTTTGCAATATTATGTTGCTACTCAAGTAGATAATAAAATTCCTGGTGTAGCATCAGTTGCACAAAGATCAGGCAGACCTTTGAAATCAATTAAAGATAGATTAAATGGAAAAGGTGGACGCATGAGAGGTAATCTTATGGCTAAGCGTGTTGATTTTAGTGCACGTTCAGTTATTACTGCAGACCCTAATATTTCAATCAGAGAACTTGGTATTCCTATGAAAATAGCTAAAAATATTACTAAACCTGTAACAGTCAACCAAATTAATAAATTATTCCTGATGAAATTAGTGCAAAATGGGCCCGATATTTACCCAGGAGCTAAAATATTAGAAAAGAAAAACGGCGAGTCAATTACCTTGCGTTATGTTGATAAAAAATCAATCGTTCTTGAAGAAGGCGACGTCGTGCATAGACATATGATGGATGGAGATGCCATTTTGTTTAACAGACAACCTACATTACATAGAATGAGTATGATGTGTCATATCGCTAGAATTATGAAGCGAGGTGATACTTTTAGAATGAATGTCGCCGATAGATTTTGTGTCGGCAACAGGGGGCGTTAAAAGCGTGCTACCCCCTAGTCGTCATACTTTAATTAAAGTTTGATGGCAACATGACCAAATTGCTGGAAGTTCCTTAGAGCCTTTACTACCACTCACTTTTGGAAACAATTGTGAGGAACTCGTTTAATTGACGAAGCCAACGGTAAAAATGTAAAGGATTGGATAATCAGCAGCCAAGCCCCTAAACTTGTTATGATAGAGCATGGGGAAGGTTCAGAGAGTAGACGGTTATGGGTCTTAAATGATGGTCTAATCAACCAGATAAGGCTTAAGGTGTATTCCGGCCTTACCAGAAATGGTAAGGATTAAAAGAAAAGGTCAGACAAAACCTTATAATGCTGATTTTGATGGGGATATACATATGTAAACAACATCTTGTCCCCAACAGGGAGCGTGAAAAGCGTGCAACTCCCTAGTTAATTGATTCTTAATAAAAAAGCACTTAAATATAAAATATATTATTATAGTAAATGGAACTATCAAAACTTTTAGAACTATCAAACACAATTTTAGATGATCCAACTCAAAGATATTGCGAAATATATAAAATAGTAAATCTTTCAAACGGAAAGATATATGTAGGACAATCAGTTTCTCATATATTAAACCATAAAAGATACAGACCATACGGGCACGAAGGCAGATTTAGATGTCACATATCAGAAGCATTTTCAACAAAAAAAAATCAATCACATTATTTAAATAATGCCATTAGAAAATATGGCGTTGCTGATTTTGTCGTTGAGTTAATAGAATATTGTGAAATTGTTAATGCTGATGAACGTGAGATACACTTTATTAAGGAATTAAATAGTTTATTTCCTAATGGATACAACCTTAAAAATGGAGGTAGTGTATTTACTCATAGTGATGAAAGCAAAAAACGTGTATCTAATGGTGTAACAAACTATTATAAAGACAAAAAATATGAAAGGTTTAAAGATATTACAAAAATTGATGATAATATTGAAAAATATATTAAACCTTTAAACAGAAATAATACGCAATATGGTTGGTATGTTTATATTGATAGAATAAAAGCAGATTTTGGAGGTGTTCATATTTCATTAGATAAAAGTAAACAAAGTGCAATAGAATTTATTAGTAATTTAAAGAATCAATTAGCAACATGACCAAATTGCTGGAAGTTCCTTAGAGCCTTTACTACCACTCACTTTTGGAAACAATTGTGAGGAACTCGTTTAATTGACGAAGCCAACGGTAAAAATGTAAAGGATTGGATAATCAGCAGCCAAGCCCCTAAACTCGTTATGATAGAGCATGGGGAAGGTTCAGAGAGTAGACGGTTATGGGTCTTAAATGATGGTCTAATCAACCAGATAAGGCTTAAGGTGTATTCCGGCCCTTTGGGAAACCTTAGGGAAATTCATGGAGATGAATTTACATATGCCACAGGATCCAGAGTCTGAGGCAGAATTAAGGAACTTAGCGGCGGTTCCATTCCAAATTATAAGCCCTGGAAATAATAAGTCGATTATTGGTATTTATCAAGATTCTATGCTTGGTTGTTATCAATTTACAAGAGAAAAGGATTATTTTAAAGGATCAGTAAATGTTAAGGAAGGTATTCGATTTGATCCTAGAGAAGCGATGAATTTATTAATGATGTTTAATAGTGTAAATGAATATAAATTATTAGAAAATGCAGAAAAAGAAGGAGGTATTACTAATTTTGATATTTTAAGTCAAATTATGCTTCCACTATCATTAAAATATAAAACAAAGTCTTTTAAAGATGATAAAGATGATGCTAGCACATCTAATAAAGTATTGGAAATAAAAAATGGTGAATATATTCGTGGGCAAATGGATAAGGGAGTATTAGCAGATGGAACTAAAGGTCTTTTGCACAGAACATGTAATGATTTTGGTAATATGGCATCAGCTAAATTTATTGATGATTTGCAGAATATTATTACTGAATATATGAAAACAAGCAGTTTTAGTGTGGGTATTAGTGATTTGATTTCTGATGAAAAAACTAAAAGTGAAATTATTGAAGTAATTACAAAGAAAAAAACGGACGTAAAAAATCTGATTGATCAAGTCCAAATAGGTATATTTGAAAATAATACTGGTAAAACAAATGAGCAAGAATTTGAAACCCAGGTGAATAACATTCTTAATAAAGCAACTGATGAATCAGGTAAAATTGGGCGTGAAAAATTAAGTAAAACAAATGGATTTGTTACTATGGTTAACTCGGGTTCAAAAGGTTCAGATTTAAATATTTCATTTATGATTTCTTGTCTTGGTCAACAAAATGTTGATGGAAAGCGTATTCCATATGGTTTTGAACATAGAACATTACCTCACTTTACTAAATACGATGATTCTCCAGCAGCAAGAGGATTTGTTGAAAGCTCGTATATTAATGGATTATCTCCTCAAGAATTATTCTTCCATGCTATGGGTGGTCGTGTTGGTTTAATTGATACTGCAGTAAAAACTTCATCAACTGGTTATATCCAAAGAAAACTTATTAAAGGATTAGAAGATCTTATGGTTAATTATGACATGACAGTTAGAACAAATAAGGGTAAAATAGTTCAATTTTCATACGGAGATGATAATATTGACACTACAAAAGTCGAATCACAAAATTTACAAATTGTTAGCATGAGTGTTCAAGACATTTATGCGCATTTTAATATTCCTGAAGAATCCGGTAAAAATAAAACAATTTCTCAAATATTTCTTAAAAATACGATGACTCGTTATAAAAAACAATCCGAAGAAATGTTAAAATATTGTTCAAAATACTCCGAAATGATGATTACGATGAGAGATAATATTATTAAACATGTTTTTAACAATAAAGGAGATAGTGGAGTAAGTTGCCCTGTTGCTTTTGCATATGTTATCAGCAATATTCAAGGTCAAACCAATATTACGGGCACATCTCTTGTTGATATTACACCAGTTGAGGCATATGAATTGATTGAACGAGCATATGATAATTTATTGAAGATCCACTATGCCCCACCAACATTATTATTTAAAACTTTATATTATTATTATTTATCACCAAAAGACCTGTTAATTATTAAAAGATTTAATAAAAATGCTCTAATAATATTATTGGAAACTATTACACTTGATTATAAAAGAGCAATTGTAACACCCGGCGAAATGGTTGGAATGATAGCCGGCCAGAGTATTGGCGAGGTCTCGACACAGATGACTCTGAACACTTTTCATTTTGCCGGTGTCGCTTCTAAATCTAACGTCACTCGTGGTGTGCCAAGAATTGAAGAAATATTATCTTTATCAGAAAATCCTAAAAATCCTTCGTTGACAATCTTCTTAAAAAAAGAAGAAGAAACTCAAAAGGACAAGGCACAATCGATCATGTATATGTTAGAGCATACAAAATTACAAGAAATCGTAAATTCAATTGAAATTTGTTTTGACCCAGATGATTTATCAACACTCATTGCTGAAGACAAGGATTCAATTGAACAGTTTAAGGCATTTGAAAATTTAATTGATGAGTGCAACGAATTTAGTTTAACAAATGATGAAAATGAAAAATCAAAATGGATTATTAGAATGGAAATGGATAGAGAAATTATGCTTGAAAAAAATATAACGATGGATGATATTAATTTTACACTTAAAAATTGTTTTGAATCTCAAATTACGTGTGTGTTTTCAGACTACAATTCAGAAAAATTAATTTTTAGAATCAGAATGAATGAAGTAATTAAAAATAATTCTAGTAAAGGTGCACAGAAAAAAATCAAGGTTAATCCATTAGATCAGTCAGATCATATTTATATATTGAAAAATTTCCAAGATCAACTGTTGCAAAATGTAGTTTTAAGAGGTATAAAGGGAATTAATAAAGTTACTATTAGAAAAATTATTGATACTGTGTTTGAAAAAAATGGAATTTATAAAAAGGAAGACATTTGGGTTCTTGATACAGTTGGCACAAATATGATTGATGTATTAGCCTTAGATTATATTGATCCAACTCAAGTTTTAAGTAATAATATTGTAGAGGTTTATAATGTGCTTGGGATTGAAGCTGCAAGACAAACTATTTTAAATGAACTAGTAGATGTTATTTCATATGATGGCACATATATTAACTATCATAATTACTGCGTTTTGTGTGATAGAATGACATCCACAAGTAAGTTAATATCTATATCGAGACATGGAATTAATAATGATAATATTGGTCCAATTGCAAAGGCATCATTTGAAGAGACTCCTGAAATGTTTATTAAAGCGGCTAAGCACGGAGAACTAGATAATATGAAAGGAGTATCTGCAAATGTTATGTGTGGACAAGAAGGCTTCTTTGGAACTAGTTTATTCCAGGTAGTTTTAGATATTAATGAAATGATAAAATTAGAAAGCACTAGTGAATATAAACCAGTTGATGTTTCATCCGAAATTGAAAACTTCTTTGGAAAAAGTGAATCGGTGATAAATTCTTGTAGTAATTTAGAAATTCAAAATAATGTGGACACTATAAAAATATCTGATATGGGTAAGGATAATGATTATAATCCAGGATTTTAAATAATTTAATAAAATATTATAAAATTATAGAATATAAAATTATATAATATAAAATATAAAATATAAAATATAAAAAAATATAAATATTTTTTTTTATATTTAAAAATTTATATCTGACATATAATAATATATAAGATATTACAGATATTGTTTCAGTTAAATATGTTTATGCATTTTTTTGGTTTTTCGTTTCCTAGTTATTTTTGAATGTTTTAATGTTCGTTTTCTATTTTTTTTTAAAGTCCGTTTTGTAGTTCTTCTCCGTCGTTTAAAACTAGAGCCTCCTCTAAAACGGGGTTCTTGTTCTTCTTCAGTCATCATTCTAACATAGTTTTCTTTAGTTATATATCCAGAATCATTTAGATATGGCTCGACCCAATTTTCATAATTTGATCGAGTTATGGGTGTTTTAAAATAATCTTTATAAATATCAATAAAATCCATTCGCCTATCATATGGGTTTATTAAAGTTTGACCTATACTATATTTATCCCATAATGAATCAATCGTTGCGGGTTGACCAGCTTTTTCTCTTTCTAATTGGGTTTTTGCATACATAAACATTTTAATAAAATTTTCTTCCGTTATCCATCCTTCATCCTCATTCATAAATTTACCGGATAGTGAATCAAAATCATACATACTTATATTTGTGTGAAAATAATTGTTATAATCATGTGTTAATTCACTCCTATGTTCATATGGATCTAACCTATCGCGTTCCCTATATTTATTCCACATTATATGAATTTGCGTATCAAACGATAAATCATCCGGTTCAAGATCATCTGGGTTAACTACCTTTTTTTTATATTCATTAAACATTCTTTCAAATGGACTAATATACTTAATTAATGCCGGTCTATTATAATAAATTTTTAATGCAGCTAAAAAACTATTAAATACAACAAGACTTAATTTAGCATCATTCTCATCTAAACTGCAGAACTCAAACATGATTTTTATTAAATTTATCATATTACCTGGATCAACTTGGCATGCGGAGGATTTTATTAAATAATTAAATACTGTTGGTTCATTTAACATTCTAGTATTGTCAAATACCATTAACAATTTTTCAAACATCTCATTTTTTCCGGCATTTATAACAAACACAAATGATTGTTGTATATAAGTTTCATTATCCTCGTAATATTCGTCGTATGTGTCTACTTCGTCCCTTCTATACTCCAATAAGTCAGCAAATAAGGCATCAATCTTAGCGACATCATTTCGAATACATAATGAATAAATTGTGCCAGTTTGATTTTGTCCGGATTCACGTGGCTCATGTGAGACTCCTCCAACATAACACTTTACAAACTGTTTGATCTCAGATGTATGAAACCGCAATAATCCCTTGCTTTTTTTAGACTTTCCCCACGAATTTTTAATAAACATGGTTTCAGTATCCTTTATATAATCTATAAGAGTAACAATATGTGGTTGACTTGTCGACTTTATAATTTCCTGTGGAACTAATAGTTCGGGATGATGTTCTTTAAAATTACAAATCTCTCCGTCAATCGTAATTCCCAAGTATAAATGTTCATCAGTTACATATTGTTCAGATAACCCAATTATTTCATGAAATGTTTGTATTATCCCAAAATTAATTATTCCCATATCATTATTTCTATAATTTTCTGCCAATAATTCACGTATTTTCTCACAATCTGAAACCGCCATAAAACAATGCTGCTGTATATTAGTAATGCTATCATAATTATATATAACATCAACAACATGGGTTAACGCAGCCACCAAATATCCACCGCCTGAGCCAACAACATTTCCACGTAAGTCTTTGGTAAAAAAAAAACATCCAATTTTTTCTACAATTATTGAATAAAAAAACATGTATAAAATCAAACATAAGTGTTCGTATTCGTTTCCACCGCATTTTTCTAACAAATTCATATCCTTGGCAATACATTTTCCCTTTTGTTTTATATTACAAAATTGTAAAGGATCTAAATATAAATCATCACATGGACTATTGACTTCTTTTATTTCAGTTGTTTCATTATTACCTGGAATATTTTTAGGATTTATAATATACACTTTAAAATATCGTAATAAAACGCGAGCAGCAACATGCGCATAACAAGTGGGATCTTGTTGCTGGTCAGTTATACTATTGGAAGTATTTCTCAATAATTTAGGAGATGGTAATATAGATTCCTCCTGAGACAAAGCAATATCATCTAAAACTAAGGAAGCTCTATCTTCTTCATCTAAAACTAAGGAATCTCTATCTTCTTCATCTTTTATTTCTAAATCAGACATATATAATACAATATTATAATATAATATTATAATTTATTTTCATAATTTAAACATTTAATCATATTATATAGATATAGATGTATTCTTTTTTTCATATTATTAAAAAAATTGTAAAAATTCCAACTGCTCAAAATTTTTTTAGAGAAAAAGAAATAACTAACTCATTTTTAATATTTATTTTTAATAATTTAATAATTGCAAATAATTTAACAATTCAAAGTAAGTTTGATTTTTTTATCAATACTTTAAATAATGTTTTTTTTACAGAAAAACAAAAGGAAGCCTTTATAAATATTTTTTGCATAATTCAAAAAACATATTTTGCCTTATCTAAATTTGCATATATATATAAATATAAAAGATCAAAAATTGTGGTTGATTTTGATTTATACTTAATTCCAATCGATATTAATAATAAAAATTCTATTTGTTTATTACAAGATAATAATAAATATTATTTTAAAATAAATGATTTAATTAATATTATTAATACTAGTTTATGTAATTCACCTATGTTTTTTTCTGAACCATTAATTACCAAAAATCCATATAATAATTTGCCATTTAATAAATCTACATTATATAATATTTATTTTAATATTAAAGCAAAAACAATAATGATTCCAGATTTAATTCATAAATTTTTTTTATGTAATTTTGATTTAAATAATTTTGAAAAAGAATATGAATATTTAATCAGAGAATATTCTATTATTAATTATGTTAACAATTCAGATTCTGACACATTACATGACTTAATAATTATAATGATTGATCATTATAACAATAATAATTATTATAATCATAAAATTAAAATTCATCCAAATTTTCCCAAAAAACAATTAATTGATATAATGAAACCATATTTGTTATTATATTATACTTATAATTATTCATTAATAAATACAAAAAAAATAGAATATAAACAGGAATTTTTTTTTAAAATGGCTGATTTTTACTGTTTTAATTCAATTTTTGGTAGAAAAATAATTTCGATAAAATCATATTATTCGAAAAAAAATATAAAAAAATATAAAAAAATATACTCATATAATGACAGACATATTAAGTTTAACAATTTAATTATTTAATTATTTAATTATTTTTACATAAAATATTATTTATAAATATAATATTTTATCAAATTATGTTTTATCAAAATATGTTTTTATTTTTTTGCCTTTTTGCTCTTTGCATTTGTGCTTACCTTATTTTTTTTTGTTGCTTTTTTAATAATAATTTCATCTGATGATGATACTGGCACTGAAGATTCAACAATTGTTTGTTTTGCTTGTTTTTTTGGTTTTTTAATTACGATTTCTTTTTCATCACTATCACTATCTTCAATAATTATTTTTTTTGGTTTTTTACTAGTAAACCCTCTTAAATATTCTTCAATTGAAAAAATATTGTCTAATGCATTTTTAACTTGACCTTTATAATCGCAATCTAATAATTTGTCCAAAGAAATAAACACATCACTATTATTAGATTCAATCAATCCAAACTCAGGCACATTTTCAGTTCTTATACCTGGAATAACTATAAAAGCATAATCCATCGATTTATTACTATACCCTATAAAAATATTACCCTTTTTATTTGTCTGTAATAATTTAGTTGTTGATATAAAAATAGCAGGTATTTCATATTTTTGAACTAATAGCCATATATCAAGCGTAGTTAAAAAATAATTTGCGGTATAAATAAAATCAATAAATTTTAAACCCTGTAATTTAACTTGATCACCTAGACTTTTTTTTCCTTCTAATATTAAAATATCAATTATTTGAGATCCAAAATTTTGCAAATATTTAGTATATGCATCATATAAAGACTTTTTGACATCATTTACCGAAAGTTTAATACCTGTTTTTTTCTCAATTAAATCACTTATAAATATAAATGTGCAAAAATTTGTTTTACCGTATTGAATCTCCTTAAAACTATCTGGAAAACATTTGCTCCAAATGCCGGATGAGATTTTTTTTTTAATTTTTTGACAGGGTTCATCTATATTTTTTCTACCAATTGCAATATCTAATGACGGAATTATATTATCATATGTTTGTGTTATTATTGGCTGTGCTTCATCAAAAGAATTATAATTAACATATTTATTTGATATGCTTGGTATAATATTTTCAAAATATTCCTGTGTTAATAGAGATTGGAGCATAATAATTTCATTATCCCTTAAATTATAACCAATATTTCCAAATGATAAATATGTTTGTGGTTGAAACATAAATAATTTTATTCTATTATAACGGATTAATTCATCAGCTATTTTTTCAAAATAAATTGGCTCATTTAATTTACCTACTTTAGTCAATTTATCATATGCAACTAAACTTCTTTTTGGTAATATAAGTCTACATGTTCCATTTTCATTAATTGCGCATAAATTCGGAGATTTACTACATGAATTTGCATCTTTTACAATACACGTTGAAACTTCATCAATTAACTTATAATAATTATCATCACCAATAAACTGAATTTTATCATCTACTAAATTTTTTAATAAATTAGTTATTTTTTTTAATTTGTCAGAATAAATAATATAATCTTTCGATAATTCATTTTCTATTTGTTTTTTTAATTTATTATTTTCATAATTATTTAAATCAATCCTAATTGTATTTCTAAAAACATTATAAAAATTAGTCTCAAATTTAATTTTTTTCATATATTCAACTCTTTCTTCATCTACCTTATGTGATGTTGTTATTATAACATCACTTGAAATCATCGGTTTAGAATCTTTATTAACAATATAATTGCTATTTTTAAAAGAAGGTATATTATTTTTTTCATTAATCTCGCCTTCTGAAATTGGCTCTGATAATTGTATAAATTGGTCAGTTTCAGTTAAAATACCAACTATTAATCCATCTTCTATAATTTTAAATAATGGCTTACATGGTATATCAGGAGTAAGACGTTTCTTTTTACTTCTTTTTTCTAAATCTGTTAATAATTCAACCGTATTATCATATGTATTCCATATATTTAAATCAGTCATAAAAATATAATCTATATTCTCCTTATTAAAATTATCATCAATTGCCGACGGATAACATGGCACAAATCCTGATATATTTGATGGATTTTCTATTACAATACCTATTACTTTATTATGAAAATTTACAACAAGACTTAGAATTCTATATCCATTATAATGTTGTATTTTTTCAATTAAATTATTCAATAATAAAGGTGTTTTTGCAGAATAAACCTTTGGCTCTGGTAATCCATTTGGAGGCATAGAACTCAACGGCCTACATATCATATTAAAAAATGGCTTAATTATTTCATTAAAAACGGCTCTCATAGTTGAGGACAAATGAGGATTATGTTCACTAAATGTTTTTTTTATGCTTAATTTTTTATTATTAATCGTATAAGAATAAATTGGTTCATAATAATTTCCTTCTTTTAATAAAAATAATGTTTGCTTATTTCCATTATAAAATTCTACTGAATAATGATTACTTGGGCAAATTAATTGCACGTTATTTGTTATATCATCATTTGGTATTTCAAAAATGACTAAATTTATACCATCTTGACCAAAAAGATATTTATTTGGCATACACACTAAATCCCATAAGTAAGTATGATCTATTACTGCATCTTCATCTCCTAAAAAATCAATAAAATTTTCAAATGAAGATATTACTTTTTTATAAAATAGTTTGTCAGTTTCATTCGACATATTTAATTTTGAATATATTTTTACATCTTTTGTATATTTTTCATTTAATTCAATATTTTTATTTGGATCATAAAAATTATTTACTAAATTTCCATTTTGATATTTTACAAAATTATCAATTGTTAGTGATTTTATAATTCTCTCTCTCATTTTACTAGTGCTAATTACCTTTGCCAAATTACCGGTTTTTTTCCCATTTGCATCTAATAACTCGGTTGCAAAAAATATAGCATCAGAAATACACGCTAAAAATGATTGTTTTTCATTTATTTCTACACCATGACGTAACAAACATGGATGATTTGATTTAATATTTGTATTTGTTTTGCTAATTTGACAGTCTGCATTTATTTCATGTAATATTTTTTGAATAGCAACTGGTAAATATCCCCATCTGTTTGGTGCAAGTGGAAATTTGTCAACCCCTTTTATATATTCATCTAATTCAGTTTCATCTGATTCGGACTCTGGTTCTGGCTCTTTTTCATTAAATTTTGGACTTTTTTTTTCCTCATCTTTATTTTTTAAAGGTTTTGTGCATTTTTCCTTAGCGGATATTCTACCTTCAGTATTGTATTTATCAAAACAACAAGGTAAACAAAAACCCTTTGGATGCTTATCTGTTTGAAATCCTGGATATCTTTTATATAATTCCTTATCAGATTCAGCTGATTTATAAAATTCATATACATAATGACCTGGTATTATTTTATCATCTTTACTTTTTCTGCCTTCAGGTAAAATTTTTCCACATGTTGGATGCACTAATACCTTTTTACCATTTTCAATTTTTTCCTCAAATTCGTTTGGATCAATAGGACTATTTGTTTTTAAACACCAATACCGAGGACATATATAATTAAATTGATTTTTTGTATCTGACCCATATTTAATAACATCTTCGTCTCTTAAAAATCCTTCATGATCTTTGTTTATTTTTGACAATTCATCATCTGTCAAAATAACTGGTTGCCTTCTATGTTGAGACTGACAAATTTTAGAGTAAGATGAATAATTTCCAACATCCTTTTTTATTATTAAATCTGGATCCAATTTTTCAATTCTATCTTGAAAATAACTTCTTAAGCTTAAACCATCTATATTTTTAATTATATCCTCATCATCTGATTCACCACTACTTTCTGAATCAACAACTAATATTTTGGGTTTTTTTTCTTTAATTTCCTTAGCTTTTTTAACTAATTTGGTTTTATCCTCTTTTTCTGGAATTTTTTCTGGAATTTTTTCTGGGATTTTTTCTGGAATTTTTTCTGGGATTTTTTCTGGAATTTTTTCTGGGATTTTTTCTGGAATTTTTTCTGGGATTTTTTCTGGGATTTTTTCTGGGATTTCTTCTGGGATTTCTTCTAAAATTTCTTCTGGGATTTTTTCTGGGATTTTTTCTGGGATTTCTTCTGGGATTTCTTCTGGGATTTCTTCTGGGATTTCTAAGTTTTTTGTTATTTCTATTTCACTTGGAACAGATATTATTTCACTTAGATCTCCTGTTTCACTTGGAACAGATATTTCACTTGGAATAGATGAGCCTGAGTCTGATTTTAAAGGTTCTATTTCTGGAACAGATGAACCTGAATCTGATTTTAAAGGTTCTATTTCTTCACTTGGAACAGATGAACCTGAATCTGATTTTAAAGGTTCTATTTCACTTGGAACAGATGAACCTGAATCTGATTTTAAAGGTTCTATTTCACTTGGAACAGATGAACCTGAATCTGATTTTAAAGGTTCTATTTCACTTGGAACAGATGATCCTGAATCTGATTTTAAAGGTTCTATTTCACTTGGAACAGATGATCCTGAATTAATTGATACTTCTGATGAGGGGGTTCCTTCACCGCCAAAAAAATCTTCGTCAAAATCATCACCAAGTAATAATTCAAGAGCAGTTTTTTTTTTATCTCTATTTTTTTTATATATTACTTTAATATCTGTGTTGCCTGATTCTCCTTCTTCATCAACGCTAGAAATATAACTTTCAGAAGAAAAATTAATTTCTGGTAAAATAATATCTGCTATTTCATCCTTAGAACATAATTTATTTATTTCTTTAATAGGATAATTAGTGCTAGTTTTATCTTGTGTTAATCTTATTATTGTATCTAAATAAATAGGAATTGTTAATAGATAATTTATATCATTAATATTTTCAACTGTAATAGTCATTATGCTAGTTTTTTTATTTATTAAAATAATTGTTTTAAATCCAGGGTTATCCTTAATTTTAATGTCTGATTTTTTAACGCCACTTTCTAATTCTATTTCGTTTGCAACTTTTTTTAATAATTCAATCGCTTGTTCGCGATTTAGATCATCCTTAAAATTTGATAATAATTCGTCAACAATTTCATTTCCTCTGAATCCTTCATTTTGTTTTTGCAGAATAAAAGCCTCCTGACTTGTAACTTTATTAAAATTTGAAACACGTTTAAAACGCAAGATGATGTCATTTTTTTTACTGGATTCATTATTAAATATGCTATAAATACAACCCTTATAAGTTGCAATATTAAATGGCTTAGATATTTCAATTTGAACTTCATAATTTATTTGTTTAATTTCAATATTTATATCATTTAAACTATTGAATTTATTTAATTTGTAACCACTTTGCTCTAAAAAGGCAGTAATTTCTTCTATAATAGGATTAATATTAGTGCTAAAAATATTATCTATTTCAGTTTGATTGACTACGTCATTAAATTCAGCACTAATTGTAATATATCCATTTTCATTAAATTCGCAATAAATTACTTGAGTATTATTTCCAATTTTATATTCAATAAAAATAGTAACTGACTTGGTTTTTCCAATATTTTTAATAAGATTAAAAATAACTGCTTTTTTTAAATAAGGAATTTTCCTACCATCAGTTGCTACTTGATCTGCATAAAGTCGATATATATTTTCTTGTCTAGAAGATGGATTATATTTAATTAAAGGATTATTTTCTGTAGAATGTATTATTTTAAAAATAACATCTAGTGGTATTTTTACATTAAAATCTGGTTTAATAACTGCTTTAATAAATTTAATTCCTTTTTTTATATAATTTAAATCGTTTTTTTTGTGATTAAATACATCATAAAACATGTCAACCGTTTTAAAAGTATCAATTGTTTTTTGATTTAAAAACTCCTTATCAGCTTCTAGCAATTCACTCTCAAGTTTTTTTAAGTCGTCTAAAGATCTTATATTTTTAGAATATAAAAATGGATAATAAATCTTAAGAGTTGTATCCTCTGGTAGTTCCTTTTGTATTATGTATGGAAGAACATCGCTTGCTAAACATAAATATATATTAGGCTCAATATTACCACTATTTAACAATAAATTATTATTTAGGGTTGATATTGAATTATGTGAAATTTTTTCTAGCAAAATATCGTATTCTTCTATTTTAAATGGATCGCACATAATGGGATATTCATTTTCAATAATAAAATATTTTTGACCTAAAACTTTATTAATTATTTTTATTCCATCTATTTTCATACTTAAAATATCATCTAAATCATATTCATCTTTTGTTTTCGGCATTATAAATGCACGACCATCTGAATTATCAATATTAGATAAAAATTGTTCTAATCTTTGATGAGTAAGTTTAATTTTTTTATTTTGAGTTAAAGATTGATAAATAGATATAGAATTTAAATATTCTTGCTTTTGACAAAATAAATATAATTCACCAATTGTTACCTTTGTTTTAAGTTCATTAAGTATTTTAAGTTTAATAATACCTATTGTATCATCCCGATGAATTTTTTGTTCTGAAAAATAAATATGTTTAATATTTTCAATCTCTGTTTTAGTAAAAATACTTTTAATAATGTCTGTCTCGTTTTTTTTAACTATTGTCTCTCCATAAAATACATATACGGAATCAATAATACCATCAACTAAGTGGTTTACTTTATAAATTGGATTATAATCCATTTTATCTTCAACTGTTGTTTGTGACATATATATAAATAGTATTATTTAATGATTAAATAATATTTAATTTAAATACTATTTATTTAAATTAAATATGGAAGAATTAACTAAAACAATTACTTATCATTATATTATTCAAGGAAATATTAAGTTTGATACGATTGAAGAAAGAAATAATTTTATAAAATATTGCGAGTATATGATGTTTTCGAATTATGATAAACCTCTACCAATTCACGAAAATGATTGCAAAGATTATTTTAGAAGTTTATATAAATATATTGAAATGATATATGAATCAGATATAATGGAATATGAACATTTAACAAATTTAACAATTGATGATTATGATGATGATAATAATAATGAAGAAGAAGCTGATGAAGATCTATATTTAAAATATATATTTAAATAAATTATTTTTTATTTTTAATCGTTTTTGTTTTTTTATTTTTAATCGTTTTTTTTTTACTTTTTTTAATAAATGAATAATTTATTGGTTGATATATTTTTTTCATTAATTTAATTAGTTTTTTATATAATATTTCACACCATTTTTTTGCAGAATATTTTTTGGAAATAAAATTTGTTTCTACATGTTTCTCATTAATTTTAATTATATAACAAGCTTTAGATTTTTGTTTTTGATCATAATAAATATGAATATGATTATAAATATCATGTGAATGCCCTGGAGATAATAAATATTCATCAAATTTATTAAATGGTCTAATATGTCTATTTTCATTTTTCCAGTGCAACGCAATTTCGTGAATTATATCATACATTTATTAATTTATAATATTAATTAATATTATAAATTAATATATACAAATAGTAAATAATTAATTTAAATCATAATAAGGATTATCATTTATTGTCATACCACAATATTCCTGTGGTTTTTTTTTATAATCAACTGGTTGATAAATATTTGACTCCTTTGCATTTTCTAAAACAAACTTAAAATTTTGCCAAAATTCCTGTTTATGTCCTATCGAGGTTGTCATAATATGAGAGAGCTCATGAAGCGCAACAAATGTTAACGTATTTAAGTCTATTAATTTATTTCCTTCTTTTGTTGTATTTAAACAAAAAGCTATTTTTTCACCTTTATTTTCACTATAAGCAGTTAATTCACTTGTCGGTAATGTTTCACTTATACTTTTGGGATTAAATCCCTTTACTAATTTTATTACACGCGGATCATCTGGATGTTTTTCTCCCATATATTTTACTAAATTCTTACATTTTTCAGTTACAGATGCTAATAAATTTGCCGCTAATTCAAGTTTCTCTCTTTCTCTCACACAATATCTATTACCATCTTTTGAAGCAATTATACATTTTAAATTATATGCGTCTGATTCATAATATATTCTTAAACATAAAATTAATACAAATATTACAAAAATATAAAAAAAAATACCATGTTTTTCCATATATATTACTTTTAAAAAAAGTAAAGCAAAATATTAAATATACTTTTAAAAAAGTAAAGCAAAATATTAAATATACTTTTAAAAAAAGTAAAGCAAAATATTAAATATACTTTTAAGCAATAACCTTTAGAGTTGCTCCACTCTTAATTAAATATCGAGTACTATCACTTTCAATAACAATACAACCTTCTGATGGATTTCCTGAACATCCACCACAATGGATTAAAAAACCAGATCTACCACACATACTATTTGTAGAAGAAGGATATAAATCATAAGAATTAATACAACTTTTAAAAGTATACATATTTCCTAATGTATATGTTCCTTGTGGTAAAGGTCCTACACTTTTTTGACATTGACAATTTGGATTATTTCTGCAAGAACCAGATTGACCAGAACAACAACCATAAGTATCAATATAACTTCCATCATAACCAACACCATAAAAATGATGTGCTGATTGCGAATATGTATATGGACCACCAGTTGTTAAATTTAATAAATCTTTTTTATTTGTAGCTAGTTGAGGTGTATCATTATAACTAAATATATTATCTCCTAAAATTGTTGGGAAAAAAGAAAATAAAGTAAAAACCCTAAATAAATTCATCTATATAATATTAAATAATAATATTTAAATAATAATATTTTAAATAATAATTAAATTTATCTTTCAGCAAGAAACATATCATGACTTAATTTAACAATTTTATATTCCAGACTTTTAATAAACTCAAATAAATCTTCTCTCAATTTTATAGAAGAATAGTTTAAATTTTCATGGTTTTCATCCCACGATTCAAATAATATTTTTGGATAATCATTATCAATTATTGTTTTTACTGCTCCTTGTAATACATTTTTTTCATGACCCTCAACATCTATTTTAATAAAATTAATATTTGTTAATTCAAATGAATCTAATGTTTTAATTGGGACATCGATATGTGGTGTATTTTTTATATTATCATATTCAAATGCAGAAACACCGTTTCCTCCTCCATCATTTGGGTCTCTAATATAATATTTTGTATTTCCATTTTCATTTCCTAATGCGCAATTATATTTAGTAACTTTATAATCCTGTTTATTTAAAGCTATATTAGCACATAGATAATTAAATGATTTTGGCGAGCATTCAAATGAATAAACGTGATTTGCTTCTTGTGCCATTTTAACGGTATACCACCCAATATGGGCACCAATATCAATAACGTTTTTGTCTTTTTTTATAAAATTTGAATAAGCCCAATCAACCAATCCTCTTTCATAATATCCAGTATTAAAATAATCTTTAGCAACACGTGCTTCAGGAATAAACATCGTACCATTTCCAGAAGGTAATTTTTGATAAATAGGGTTTTCTGAATTGTATGATTTTTCTTGTATTAAAAACATTTATATTAATAAATTACATATTGTTTTTAAGTATAAAATATTATTAAATATTATAAAGCTATAATATTATTTTAAAAATTGAATTAAATATTATAGATTTATAATATTTAATATTAATAAATGTTTTCAGAACATCCTAAATCTAAATTTTGGAGCGAAAAAAATGAAAAGAAACCTAATGAAGTAAAACTTAATTCTCATAAAAAAATTTGGTTTGATTGTGAATGCGGACATCAGTTTGAAAGTAGTTTATTAAATATTAATCAAGCAAATAATTGGTGTCCGTATTGCACAAATAAAAAGTTATGCGAAGATGTAAATTGTCAAATGTGTTTTAATAATTCATTTGCTTCACATGAAAAATCAAAATATTGGTCTAATAAAAATCAATTAAAACCTAGGCAAGTATTTAGTTGTGCTGATAGAAAAACATTTATTTTTGATTGTGATTGTGGACATAAAATTATTATGAATTTAAAACAAATTTCTTTAAAAGAACATTGGTGTTCTTATTGTTCTCATCAAAAATTATGTGAAGATATAAATTGTAAAATGTGTTTTAATAATTCATTTGCTTCTATTGAGAGAAGTAAACAATTAGATAATAAATTAATTAATCCTAGAATGTTATTTAAAAGTACAAATAAAAAATTTAAGTTTGATTGTGAAATGTGTAATAAAACATTTGAAACACAATTAAGTAGTATAACAAATGGAGTATGGTGCCCTTATTGTGTTAATAAAACAGAATTAATGTTATTTAATAAATTAAAAGAATGTTATATAACATTAGAAAGACAATTTAAAGTTGAATGGTGTAAAAATATAAGATATTTACCATTTGATTTTATTATTAAAGAGAGAAAAATAATTATAGAACTAGATGGTAAACAACATTTTGAACAAGTTGGAAAATGGTTATCACCGAATGAAACTTTAAAAAATGATTTATATAAAATGAAATGTGCAAATAATAATGCATTTAGTATTATTCGAATATTACAAAAAGATGTTTATAAAGACAAATATGATTGGTTAAGCGAATTAATTTCTAATATTGAAAAGGTTACAAGTGAAAATAGAGTTCAAAATATTTATATGTGTAAAAATAATGAATATAAAGATTTTGATATTTAAAATATAATTATGGTCTCAAATTTTTTTTATTGAGCACCAGAGCCCAACTCCAAAGGCACTCGTTGAAAATCTGGTTCAATTGTTGAAGTATTCCAGGGTCCCACATACAATTGGGGATTAGGTGGCTCAGATCTAATTTGCAAGTTAGCATTTCTCAAAGTTTGGCCAATTGTATCAATACCAATATGGTAACCAGCTTTCAACAAGTTAACGTTCGCAAGCTCACCCTTACCAGAAGGGTTTAATTGAGCCCATTGACTGTTAGAATCCTTAGGCAAGAGCTCAGCGGGGTTTTGAATATTGGGTTGAGAGCAAGAAGATGGGATACCAGGCATGCTTGTTTGGGTTCCGTTTGCGGAGGCAAAAACTTCATTTTGTCCTAAAGGTTCAGATGGAACAACTCCGGCGGACATTTGAGCATTTGTATTTTTGTATTGTTTTTGCATAGTATTATTGGATTCATAACCAGACGTTCCTTTGGATGATAAATATTTTGCAAATAAACTAACAACATAAGCAACGATTAATAACACTACTATTGCACCGATACCATAGTCATTCCATAGCTTTTTTAAAGGGGGCGTCATTATATAAAATTAATGATAAAATAATTTTTAGAATACTTATTTAATTATTCTAAACATTTTGATTAATATAAAATTATAATCCATCTAATTCACTTTCTGAAACTTCTTCGATTTCGGCGTCAAAATCACTATCACTATCATTTAAATTTTCAATCATATAAGTTTTCCTAATATTCTTTGCTTCTAGATAAGCAATTATTGCTGATTTTTTGGCTAGTTTAGCTTTATTTCTGGCTTCCTTATATAATTCAAAATAAACTTGATTAGGTTTTTTTAATGTAATAGATTCTAAATTATTATTTTCTAAATTAAGATCTAGCTTAACCTCACATAGTTCTTTTGGATCATTTAATTCATCAATATTTAACTCTTCAATATTAAGCTCAATATTATCAGATTCTGCTACATTATCAGATTCTGCTACATTATTAGAATCTTCTACATTTTCAGTTTTTTCTGCATGTTTTAATTCTTCTAAATTATCTAAATTATCTAAATTATCCATATTAAATTCTAAATCATCTAAAGATTCCTCCTCATTCAATACAGATTTTTGTTTTAAATTATTATTTGTTTTTAAATGATTTGAAATAAAATTATTTTTGCTTGATTTAATTAGACAATTTTGAAAAACCGGATCGCTATCTAAGACCATAATTTGTTTCAATTCTATTTCTATCTGAAAATTTCTTGCTGTAAATTTAATACCTTGAATTTCTAAAATAGAAATAATATTAGTATCTGGTTTTATATCAGTTATTTCTAAAGATAATTCATTTTCATTATATATTTTAATATATGGTTCATTTAATGAATTATTTTTAATATTTGTTCTTACTAAATAATATTTACCTGACTTATACACACGTATAATTGAATTAAATGCTGATTCAACATCATTCATTTCTAAAGCATGCTGAAACCACGAATCTGCTTTTTCATAAATAAGTTTTTGACATGTTTCTTCTAATTTTTCAAACCAATTTATTAATTCAGAAGAATTATTATCAAACATTAAATCACAATAATACTTTTTACCAGTTTTAACAAAGCACTGTTTAGTCAAACTTTTTGTGGTTTGAATATATAATGATTTGTTATTATTTACTAATTTTGTAAAATAAGCACCGCCTTGAATACCGACTGGTTGTGATAAAGATAATTTAGTAAAATCAAAATTTTCATTTGGATAAATTATATTTTCCATTACTGGTTCTATAGAAAATTTTAAAAATATTAACACGCATAAATATTAATTAATTTTTATTATTAATAAATATGAAAGATTCTTTAGTTCAACAATGTTTAGATATTTTAAAAAGAGAAGATATTAAGAGTGAAATTAAAGTTTTATTTAAACCCATTTTAGAATTTATTTTATATGAAATTAACCCATATATATATGTAATACTAACATTAGTATTTTTTATATTTATAATGATTTTAGCCATTTTAGTTATTTTAATTTGTTTACTACGTAATAAACAAATAATAAATAAATAAACAAATAAACAAATAATTTTAAATATATTCTCATCATTCTATATAATGGCACGTAAAAGTTCTCATATAAGAAGAAGAATTAGAGGAGGTAATTCTGCTAATCCATCATCGTATAGTTCAGCATCTAGTTATGGTATGGCTGTTAATGGAAATGCAAATGACCAATTTAATAGAGTTATGAATAATGGATCAAATGGTAATACACTCACAGGGATTCAAGGGCAACGTGCTGGTGGAAGGCGACGAAGTAAAAGGGGTGGATTTTGGGGACAGGTTATTAATCAAGCAATTGTTCCATTTGGTATTTTAGGAATGCAACAAACCTTTAATAAACGAAAACATCATCAGTTTAACGGTAGAAAAACGCATCGCAGACGAAGACATTAAATTTAATATTATAAAAAATATAAACTATAAAAATATAAATGATAAAATATAATATTATAATTCTACTATATATAATATTATGAGTTTTGAAAATAATATTCAACAGTGGTTATTAGCAGATAATCAATTAAAAAATTTAAATGAAAAGGTTAAAATTTTACGTGAAACACGTAATGCTTTAACTGAAAATATTACAAATTATGCTGAAGAGAATAATCTCTCTAATTCATTAATTCATGTTAATGATGGTAAATTAAAAATTATTAATACTAAAGTTCAGTCTCCATTAACATACAAATATTTGGAAAAATCTTTAGGAGAAATAATTCGTAATGAAAATCAAGTAAAACTTATAGTTGAACATCTTAAACAAAAGCGTGATACAAAAATTATTTCAGAAATTAAACGTTTTTATAACGTTTAAATTTATAACGTTTAAATTTATAACGTTTAATTATTTTATATTATTATATTTATTAATTATATGAGCTATATTGGTGGAGATGAATTAATTTTTTATACAGATAATAATGAAATATATAGTGGCGGGTTTAATGTTAATTCAATTATGATGAAATCCGGCATTCCTCCATTTTCAACATTAAATAAAGACAATAATCAAACAGGTGGAAATGTTTCCGATTTATTTAAAGATTTAGTAGTTCCTAGTTGGTTATTATCTCAGGACAATATATTTAATGGATTAGGAGGAGGAGGATCTAATAAAAATAATAATCAAGATTCAGATAGTGATGCTGATATTATAGATGATGATCTTCATAATAAATTATTAGATTTAGTTTCAGTTAGTGATGCTGAAATAAAAAATAAGAAAAAAAAAACCAGAAGATTTAAGGGTAATGTCAATTCAAAAAATAAAATTACCAAAAAAAAAATTTAATATATATTATTTAACTTATTTAATATTATATTATTAATTATATAATATAATATAATGATTTATAGAACGTGCGAGAATTATTATGAAAATGAGGAAGATTATAAATTAAACGATCAAGAATGTTTAATTTGCTTAGAAAATAAAAGAGATGGAGAATATAATATTATTTTAAATTTTAATAATGTTTACTTGAAAACATGCAGTTGTAATGGCTATATTCATATGGAATGTTTAAATAAATGGTATTTAACTTCAAATTCATGTCCTATTTGTAGAAAGCTAATTATTAAAAAAAATAACAATTTATATATAGATGATTTTTTGAAAAAAAAACAATTAATTATTAATAATGTAATTAATAATGATTCATTTTTTTTTGTAATTAATTTACTAATAAAAATAATAAAAATTTCACAACTTTTTATAGGATTTTTATGTATTTATATTATTATAAAAATATCATTAATAAAATTATAAAAAGATTAATTTATAATTAACTCCAAGAATTATAATTAAACGGAGATACCAATATTTTATCTATTTTATTTTTCCAAAAATCTACTCTTTTTTGAAATTCTAAATCCTCAACCGTTTGCGGATATGGTGAAACAGTTTTCATTAATTCCTCTTCTTCCTTTGTTATTTTTGGTTTATTTCCATAACAATTTACACCAAATTTAATATGAGGGTTTGCTATATATCCTCCATTTACTCCAGGCCTACCACAATCATGCTCATGACCCTTTATTTTTTGTAAATTATCAAATGTCTTTTGTTGAGTTGGAAAATATGCATTTTGACCTTCTGACCATCCATAGTTACACCATTCGCCTCCTTTTTCATATGAATCCTCTACTTGTTTATACGTGGCTAATTTAGCATTATATGACGTGCATAATGCTTTAGCATTCTCATAATCATAATAATTACCAGGAATATTAAATATCTGTTTTTTAAATTTAATTTCAGGAACTGTTGATGGTTTATAATTGCTTTGATCTACAACAATATCAATTTTTGGATTATTAGTAAAAAGATCACTCATGTATGCAGTAATGTTTATACTGAAAAAGTATTGAAATGCATTAACAATTATTAATATAATTACAATAATTGCAATAATGAATATGCCTATTTTTTGTCCTTTTTCTGATCCTGAACTATCCATACTAGTATAACTACTTATATTTGTTCCAGTTGAATTTCCTAAAGAAGAAAATAATAAAATATATCCTATAATTATAATTAGTAAAGTTACCACTATCACAATAGGATTAAATATTAAATTATTTATATAATCATACATATTTAACGGTTCAACTGTTGATGTTGTGCTTACGTTCATTTATATAATATATATATTTTTAACTTTATAAAAATAAAAAATAAAATTGAAATATTTTAAAAAATATTTAATATAAATTATTTAGTATTAAAATAATCAACATAAAATGTTTACTACAGCACAAGAACTTAGTTTAAACGGAATATCCGTATATAAAATACCAGATGAATTATTACAAAATTTTGATATACAAAAATACTTAGCAGAACAAAAAGAATACATTAATATTGATGATAATACAGAATTTATCATCACTAACTTTGGCGCACACGGCAACCCATCTAGTCAGCATCATCCACTTATAAGAGATTTTCGTTTAGGAATGTTTAATTTACTAAAACAGATGCTTGAAAATGACAACGAATTTAAAGAAAAATATTTGCAGAGTCTTCCTGACAGATTTTCCCAAAGATTTAGAAAACCGTCCAAAGAGGCATGGCATAAAGATGGTTCAATTGACTATAATATTTTCACTAATTCAACAATTCTTGGTGGATGGGCAAACCTAGATAAAACAGACCAATTCTTCTCATGTATTATCGGGTCTCATTTAGAACCTGTCCCAGGAGAAGGGTTTGCAAAATTGTCAACCGATAATAAAAAACTTTACAAGTCGCGCAAAACACTTGTAAGAATCCCTCCAGGATACGCCATCAGCTTTGATGAAAAAATTACTCATGAAATAGCAGATGTAACGCTTACGGGAGTGTCGCGAAGGGTATATTTAAAATATCATATTTCAACTGATTCAAGATCCGCATTTGACGCCGATATTATATTACAAAATATATCTTTACAAGGCGTATTTCAAATGAACATGTGGAATTCTATGCCGATGTATGAAAAAATTCATCTTATGTTTCAAAATGAAAAGTTGATAGAATTTGGAAAAAATATTAAACCAGAATTCCTAGCAAAACCTAATAAAAAAGGCAACGTATATGTTCAACGGTATATGATTAGTTTATCTGAAGCTGGCATAGGAATGTTTCCAGAATACAATCAAGCAGAAATTAAGAGTTTATTTCCCCAACTTATAAAAAATATTTAACAAAATAAAAATAAATATTAATAACAAATAAAAAATTATAAATATAAATAAAATAATAAATAATTTTTTTATTATTATTATATTTTTTTTCTATAAAATAAACAATATGCTTTTGGTGAAATAATCGAATCTATAACTCCTACTTCTGAAACGCTCGTGTCATTAAAATGATACCATTTTCCATTTGCATTTTTTATATATGACGTATAATGCCCACCATGAACACTTCCACTATGATTACAAATTCCATATAACTCATATTTATAACTAGTTTTTTTATATCCAATAACATAGTTTGATAAATCTAAATTATCTAATGAAAATGTTATTAAAACTTGATTTTTTTGATTTCTTGAATTAAATCTTTTAAAATTGATTACTAAAATAGTCGGAAAACTCCAAAAACTTATTTTTTTTTTCACATCTATTTTAGTTTTGATTTTCTCATTATACCACGCATTATCTCCATTTAAAATTTCTCCTTCTACATAAAGATCAAAACAATCTATTATTGATGGCGATTTAATTTGTGGAATTGGTAAATCTATCATAAAAAAAGGCTCAGGAGTAATTGACATTTGCTCACCAGTTTCTAATGATATTATTTCTGAAACATGTGTCCCATAAAATAAATTCCAAATTTCGGAATATTCCGTTGAATATCTTTGTTTAATCATTTCAAAACATTTAATTGCAACTATATCTGTTGTCGTTTCACTTTTTCCAAATATAGTCATTTTAATTTCTCTTGAAACTGAATTATGAAAACAATCTATTATAAATATCAAAAATTCAGGTAAATCATTTTGGGAATAACCAGTAAACATATCTAACCCCTTTATTTCTGCCATCTTTTGAATAGTTTTTAAAAATTTACCCGGAGATATTATACAATTTTGACTCCATAATATTTGTCTTAAACTATTCCATTCAATCAAAATATTAGAATCAATCTGTTTTTTAATTTTATTTTTAAAAGAATTAGAATCTAATAAATCATTTAATTCATATGTATGTGATAATATTTGCATACATGAATTAATAAAACATGTATTTCCTAAATTTGCTAATCCACTTAACCCATTATCTTTATATTTTTTAAAATTCATTTGTAAGTATATTATTATTATTAATAATAATATATTTAAACAGATTTATTATAATATTATAAATATTATGAGTAATCACTTAAATACAAATCAAACATTTGCTATTACTATTACTAATTTAAAAGAAATGTATGAAAGTAATAATAGACTTTTAATAAGTATAACACAAATTACAAACAATAGAATTTTAAATAATGCAATAGAGGATTTAATTAATAGCTTAATTAATTCAAATAATGAAATCAAAAATTCTATTATAGATTTATCAAATATTGCAAATGCTAATACTAATACTAATACAAATGCTAATGTTGATCAAAGTAACTACATAAATGAAACCTTCCATAATAATTATATTTATACTTTGCCTGCTGCAACTGGAGCAAGATTTGTTGATGCTTCATTTGCTAATTTTTTTGATCCAGTTGAAATATTTCCTACTCAAGATCAAATAGAAATAGCAACAAAAGTTGCTCGATTTGGAGATATTGTTTTCCCATTAAATATATCATGTCCTATTTCTTTAGATTTTTTTAGTAATAATTCGCAAGTTTTAGTTATACGACAGTGTAATCATATTTTTAATATTAACGAGTTGCAAACTTGGTTTAGAGTCAATTGCAAATGCCCTGTTTGCAGATATGATATAAGAGATTATACGATATTAGGACCACCTTTACAGGCAAACCCTGGTCGAAATATTTTAAGTGATAGATCTGGCGAAGATTTAATTTATCATTTTATGTAAAAATATCATATTATTAAATAATATAAAGATATAATATAATATAATATAATATAATATGATGTTACCTTATAGACATAACAACCGATGGAATATTAATGAACTTTTATCTCTTCATAGAGAATACGAACTTTTAGAAATGACAATTCAAGAAATTGCGGCAAAACATGAAAGAACAATTGAAGCTATTTTATACAGACTTCAATTAGAGCAATTTATTGAAACATGGATTGATGCTAGAGGATATCAAGAATATTCTAAAACTCAACCATGTATTGATTTAGTAGATCATTCTTTTATTATGCTCGATAACGATACAGAATCAGAAACAGAATTAGATTCAAATGAATTAGATTCGAATGAAAATAGTTTTTCTGTATTTAATAAACGCATGTTAAATATTGAATCTTCAGTTAGCTATATTAAAGGTATGCTTAATACATTTATAACTAAATTTAATTATTTACAAAATGAAGCATCATGTGAATAAATTATTTTCCACCACAGAATGAAATTATTATTATATATTATTATATATTATAATATATAACTGAATGAAAATTGTTGTATTTGATTTAGATGAAACTCTAGGATATTTTATCGAAATTGGAATTTTTTGGGAACTCTTAAATAAAAAATATAAATTAACTCAAGAAAATTTTAATGAACTTTTAGATTTATATCCGGAATTTTTAAGACCAAATATAATAAATATTTTAAATTTTTTAAAACAAAAAAAAGAGTCAAAATGTTGCAATAAAATGATGATATATACTAATAATCAAGGTCCAGAAAAATGGGCACATCAAATAATTAACTATTTTGAATCAAAAGTAAAGTATAAATTATTTGATCAAATAATTTCGGCTTTTAAAATAAATGGAAAACAAATAGAAATTTGTAGAACCACACATGATAAAACTCACGGTGATTTAATAAAATGCACTAAAATTCCATTAAATACTGAAATCTGTTTTTTAGATGATAATTATTATTCAGAAATGGTAAATGAAAATGTATATTATATAAATGTAAAACCTTATTTATATGATTTACAATTCGATGAAATAATTTTAAGATTTCTTAATAGTGAATTAGGTAAACTATTAATTAAAAAAGATGAAAAAGATAATTTCAAAAATGTATTTATTAATGAATTTAATAAATATAAATTTAATTATAAAAATAAAAATGCAGATGATTATGATATAGATAAAATACTAAGTAGACAAATATTAACACATTTGCATGAATTTTTCAATAAAACAAATAATAATAATAATAGAACCAAAAATAATAGAACTAAAAATAATAGAACTAAAAATAATAGAACTAAAAAAAATAAAACAAAAAAATAATTACTTATAATTTAATCGAATTTAAAAATACTTATAAGTAATTGATAAATAGGCGTTGTAGAAAATAAAACAAAAACACCTGCACTAAACGCGATTTTTTTATCTAAACTAGTAAATTTAACATTTCTAAAAGGATTAAAACGCAAAATTAAAAATACTGAAATATATATTTTAGTATAATAATTAACCAAATCTAAATATTTAGGTGCCGTAGCTGATATTCCTAAAGCAACTGCAAAATATAAAAAATAAGTAAGATATATAATAAAATCATATGCGTTTTCTTGAATTTTATGCAACATATATATATATATTATTTATAACAAAATTATTAAAAATAAAGAGTTTATATAGTTTTATTTTTATAAATGCTTAAGGTTCTAGCACTTGGATCCGTTGCAGTTGAATATTTTGGCATCCAGTAATATGGCAATATATATGACATAGTTGGGTAATAATTTTCAAAAATAGATTTATAATATAATTTTTCAGTTTCAATATTGGCAGGCAAATCTAATTTAGCTGATATAAATTCTTGTAAAATTGTAAATAATGAACGTCCATGATTAGTAACTCCATCACTAAAAGCCTCTTTTTTTCGCCATAATATTGCATCAGGTAAAATTTGCTTACCAGAAATATTTTGAAAATTTATATAACTAAAACTTTGACGCAATAAATATTTTTCACACTTTGAAAAATTGGTATGATTTCTAGTATTTGCCGAAATAGATAAATAATAATTTACAAAATTTCTATCTAAAAATGGGGTTCTAGGCTCAAGACCGTGAGAAGAAATAGATTTATCTGATCTAAGCACATCAAATAAATGCATATCCTTTAATAATCTTCTACCTTCCTTGTCAAACTCAATAGAATCCGGACAATTATGCATATATAAATATCCACCACATAATTCATCTGATCCATCTCCGTTAAATATTACCTTAGCATCACTATTTTTTGAAATATATTTTCCAAGCAAATAATTACCAATACTAGCTCTAACAGTTGTAGTATCATAACTTTCAATAGCATATATCACTTCTGGAATAGCATCAAACATTTCTTTTTCAGTAACGATTATTTCTGTGTGTTTAGTGTTTAGATAATTTGCAACTATTCGCGCATATTTAAGATCTTCGGACCCTGCTAAACCTATGCTATATGTTTCAAGTTGTTTATTAAATTGTGATTTATAAAATTCACTAACAAGTGCTGTAACAAGACTACTATCTAATCCACCAGAAAGCAAACACGCAATTGGTCTTTCAGTTGTTAAACATCTTTTTTCAATTGATTTTGTAAAATAATAAATAATATTATCAAAAAAATCTTGCCAATAATTATTATTATTATTTGCTTGTGAAAACGTTGGTATAAAATATGTAATTTCTTGTTTAATACTCCAAATAGAATTGTTATAACTTAAAATGCTATATGTGCCAGGTGTAAATTGAGTAATTTTAGTATGAATATCACAATCAGTCATATTATCCATATTAACAAATTCATTTAAACATTTTAATTCAGATGCAAATCCTAATAAATTGTAATTAAGTAAATTAGATAATTTATATAATGGTCTTACACCAAATGGGTCTCTTGCAACAAAAATGCTTGATTTAGTAGCATCAAATAAAATAAACGCAAATACACCATCAAGCATTTGCAAGGCGTGATCTATACCATAACGCAAATATAAATGAATAATTACCTCACAATCAGAATCGGTTTCTGGCTTAATATCCATTAATTCATATAAATATTTATAATTATAAATTTCACCATTACAAATCAAATTAATATTATTAAATGTTAATGGTTGATTTGATTTATCATTTAATCCATTTATAGCTAATCTATGAAAACCTAATTGCAAATTTTCAAATATTTTTAATTTAGAGTATTCAGGCCCACGATTTTTTCCTTTTTCAAATTGGGTTTGAATAAATTCTTGCGAAATTTCATCAGTATTAAGCAAAGCAAAAATTCCACACATATAATATATTTATTATAATATATTATATAATCTTTATATTTGTTTGTTATTGTTATAAATAAAATATTATATATCTATATTAATAATGAATAATCCAACTGATAATTGTGTATCAAAAATACATGCACAAACAAATACTAGAATATATGATAGAAATATTCCATCCCAAATGCTTCAACCGTATTTAGATGTCCGCCCTGTTATGACAAAGTATTCTCACATGCCAATTGTTGATCCTAGAAAAGAATTAAATGTAAAAATGGAACAAATGCCAACGTATAATTCAAATGCTGTTTTTAATCCAGGCAATTCGAAATCACCTTGGTCTGGATTTTCATCAAATGTAAATTTAGAATCTGAATTAAGAAATCAAATTTTTGCCTTACAAAAATGCAGTCAGTCAGTTTATGTTCCGAATAGTGGAAGCGATTTATATAATTATTCATTTAATCCAAATACACCCCAAAATCAATCTCATTCTTTGTTATTTCAAAAAAATGATTTTTGCGATTTTAATCCAAATCCAGATGATTTGATAGTAGGCTCTGAAATATTTAATAACTCAACTAGAACTCAGGTCAAAGAAATTGGTGATAAACCACAAAATAAAAATAAACAAAAATAAACAAAAATAAGTATAAAGTAATATTATATTATTATTTTCTTTTAAATAATATAATGTCAGAGACTGATGCATTTATAAATCAGGTAACAATTGATTGCTTACTTAATAAAACACAATATTCAAAATATATTAATAATATTACAAATAAAAATATAAATAAAAAAGATAGACGTTTTTATAGAAGAAGAATATTAAGTTTAACGAAAGATTTATTATATAAAGAAGAAAATGAAGTGATTATTCCACTAGATATTAAATACATGCTTGATAATTATATTAATACATGCATCAATTATTTTAAAACATTAGATAAAAATGATATAATACAAGAAGAATATAAGGAATATGAAAATAAAATGAAAAATGATGATGATGGAAATATTAATGAAAATGAATTAACTGAACAATTAGAATTTTTAAAGGACGAAAATAATAAACTATTAATGCGTTCAATAAATATATCAAAACCATCTTTAGATAATTTTATTACAATTAAAATGACACGACCACCAAATAAATTAATTGTTCCACAACAAAAAGAAATAAACTTAAAGGATCCAATTTTAAAAAATAAAGGTATTAGTAAAAATAAAAATAATACTATAATATATGATGCCAAACAAACAAACACGGAAATTAAAGAGAACAAAACACAGGAAGAAAATAAATAATAAAACAAATAAAACAAATAAACGCGAATATAAAACATTTAATTATAAAAAATTAAGATGTAGCCCAAAGGAAAAAAATAAAACAAACAGCTTTAGTTGTTATACAAATGAATCATTATATAAATTACGCGATTCATGGAACAAAAATCACAAAGATAAATTAATAAAAACAAATGACCCAAAAGAAATTCATACAATTTTAACCGAATATTTAAGTAATACTTGTAAAAATGAATCTTGCTGGTTAAAACAAAATAAAGATTTTGGCAAAATTAGTGAGGATTTAGTAGAATCATTTGCACCTAAAATCCCAGACGAATGGGGAAAAAATCCAAATGAGTGGTTATCCAGCGTAGACATAGATAAAGTTATGAATCAATATAAAAAAGCTTATAAATGTTTTGAATTTATAGGACCATCGCCAATTGATTTTGATAAAAAAAAAACACATGGCGAATGCGTTTGGAATGAATTGTGCAAGTTTAGCTTAGCAAATCAAATTAAAAAGGGGAAAAATAAAATAGGTATTATTTTTAATACAGATCCGCATAATAAAGGCGGATCTCACTGGATAAGCTTATTTATTAATATTAAAAATAGCAGTATCTTTTTTTTTGATAGTGTAGGATCTAAACCAAGCACGGAAATAATACAATTGGTTAATAGAATTAAAAAACAAGGTCATTCATTAAACCCAAAAATTAATTTTAAGTTTCATGATAATGATGGTCACGAACATCAAAATGGTAATACAGAATGTGGTATATATAGTTTATTTTTTATTATTCATATGTTGCAAGATAAAACAAATGAAGACTTTTATAAAACCCATACATTAACTGATAAAGATGTTCAACATTATAGAAAAATATATTTTAATGAAGAATTATAATATTTATAATAAAATTGAAATATAATAATAATATAAATATTATATATTATATAAAATAACATGGAAGTATATACTCATAATTTAAAAATTATTTTAGTTGATAACAGCGGAAATATTATATTAGACAACGATTTTCTGGACGAAATTAAAAATATTTTATGTCAGTCAAATACAAAAAAAGTCAAATGGAATAATAAAAATATAGATATAACAATTAAATGGCAAAGAAAAGAACTAAGCAATATAGAAAAACAATTTATGGGTGATTTATTTTCAAATCCTATATATAATTTTGATAGTATAATTTTAAATCATACAAAACAAATTATTTTAAAAATAAATAATACATCTAATTATAATATTAAATTTTATATATCTAAATTTATTGGAGATCCAACTATTTGTAGAGATTCATATGGTGTAATATAATATTTGGAGTAAAATATGACAATTATTTATATATTTATAGAACATTTAATATTTACCTTAAATGATAATTTTTTTAATAATATAAAATATAACAATTATTAAAATATAACAATTTTTAAAATATAACAATTATTAAAATATAAATAATTGTTATATATAAATATTATATATGTCAGTAAATGATTTTTTAACAAAAATAAATGTTCAATTACTTTGGGAAGTGGTAACGGATGATGATTTATTGCAAAATCAACCTAATGAAATATTACAACAAATTTCTAACACTTTTGAAAAAAATATTCGTGGTTTTAATGAAGTAGAGAAAAAAACCTCATCAAATTTAATGAATATGAATAAAAAATTTATTAGTTTAATTATGAATCGAGCAAATGTTATTATAAGTCAGTCTCAAAATAAAAATAAAAATAAAAAGGAAATAATTACATCTTCTGATTTACAAACAGAGAGACAAACTATTTTTGAAAAAGAATTATCTCAAAAACAAAACGAATTTTCAAATGCTATGAGCTTACCTGTTCCACCTGTTCCAAAATTTACTGATGATAATTTAGATAAACCAATAAATGAAATGGAATTAGAAATTAAAAAGGCATTAGAACAAAGAAAATATGATGTAGAACAATTAAATAAAACATTAAGTAATACAAATGCTGATTCATGGCTAAAATCTCAAGATACATCAATTAAAAATGAAAAATTAGTTCCACAAATAAATAAAAATAATTCTATAAAATATATAAAAATAAATAACGAAAATATAGAAAATTCAATTATTAAAAAAGATATTATTGATTTGGCACCAAAAAAACACATAAGTTGGCAAGATGAAAATATTAGTTTAAATATGTCGTCTGAAAATGAAGATATATTATTTGAAAATAATATATTTAAAAAATTAAAAAAAATAACACCAGAAAAATCACAAGAAATAACTATTACTAGATTAAGTATTTTAGAAGAAAAAATAGAAGAAATTAATAATAATATCAATTTAATATTACAATTACTACAAAAAAAATAATTATTATATATATATATATATATATATATATATTATAATGGCAAATAGAGGATTTGATTATAATAAATTTTATGAGGCCATTTCAACTTTTATTCTTATAAAATCAGAAACATCGCCAGAAATTTCAATTGAAGATCTTGCTGTAGGGTTGAGTGATTTTATTAGAGAAATAAATAATTTGTATGAACAACAAATGCCTGAACCAACTGCTAGATATTTACATGAAATTATTGGTATGGTTATGGAAGGCAGCCCACAGGCCACGCGTGGTCAACCATTTAATACAGTTGAATTAAATGATTTTATGCATCACTATTTCCACCAATTAGAGGGATATTTAGATAATTCTATACTTACAAGGGCATTTATTGATAGTTATGCTTGTGATCAACCACCTGCACAACCAGTAGAAAATGTTGATGAGGCGGTAATGACCAATTTATTTAATTTTTTGGATAATAATCATGACGGCTCTTTAAGTCAGGAAGAATTATTCGCCTTTTTTCAATTATTACCAACCACTTGGGCTGGTCAGCCTTACTATAATGCAGAAATACATGCTAGGTATGACACAGATCACAGCGGCTCTTTAAATATTGGGGAATTTGAACAATTGGCAATAGCATTAAATGCACACATAGGATTTGATATTTTAGCTACATTTCTTCGTGAAATTTATAGTCCAGCTCCACACTCTGCAGTAGGTACTTGTGTACTTGTTCAACCTAGACCTCAACCTAGACCTCCACAAAGACCTCCACCAGTAACTATAAATTCATGTATACCTGGAACCAGATTTACATACGAACAACTAGCAGAAGGATGTATAGCAAGTCTTACTCCTAATGAAAATACTGTTTTTATGGGGATTCATAATGCACGTATCAGAAATCTCAGTCGTGTGAACGAAGTATTAAATAATGCCTTTAATGTTACAGATGTGCGTATGCCGAATGGAAACGAATTTTGGGAAAACATAAAAGAAGAATTTTTCAGGTGTTTAGATCGTGATAATGCCTGGATAGAGGTTCCCCCGCAAAAAAGACGTGCTGAAATAAGCATAGTCATAGACGCAATAAGAGGAATCGCACCAGAATTGTTTTGGCTTATATATAGATTTTTAAAGAATCAACCACATCCAGAAATGTTAAATTTTTGGGCAGGAAGTTTGATACGTGAAAATATTGAAGCATATTCAGAAGAATCAGATGGATGTTTTATAGGGACCTGGAATCGTAATTCTCATATTTCTTGTCAACCCGGGATGCGTGATAGATTGATACCAGAAATTCGTGTAGCTATTCAATCTGCATTTGGTGTTACTGTTGCAGCAACTCTAAGCCCAGAAGAAATAGCAGCAGCAGCAAATATACGTAGAAGAACATTATATGATAGGTGGCTTCAAGAATACACGACTTCTCATCCGGAGGATGGAACAATGGATGGATTTGTAGCATATGCTACAGGCAAAATAAGAGCTGAAGAATCTGGTAATTTATCAGCAGAATGGGCTGCAATTATAAAAGAATATAGAGAAAATGATGTAATCCAAATGTTCTTTGGTGGCGGAAAAAAATATAGATTTAAAAAACATTATTATAAAACACATAAAAGAAAACAAACTAGAAAAAAACAAACTAGAAAAAAACAAACTAGAAAAAAACAAACTAGAAAAAAACAAACTAGAAAAAAATAAGTATTTTATTTTATATAATATTTTATTATAAAATAAATAGTAGATTTAAATAGGTTTAAATACTCTTTTTCCTTCGATAGTTTCAAGAGTGCCTATTAATAATGGCTCCACATTTGGATTTGTTAAAGCTGCCATATAACTTGACTTATCATAAATATTCAATAAATTTTCATTTATTCTTTTATAAATATATTCAACATCACTTATTGTAATAGGTTTACCCTTCCAGGTTATTTTTTTGGTTTGATTAAGTTTATAACTATTATCATCTACTTCCTTAGAATAATCAGGAAAATATGCAAATTTATCACTATTTGGCTCACCAAAATTAACACATTTGCCATTTGAATAAAGCTGACAATCAAACGAGGATTCCTTAATAGATTCAGTTAATTGCCTAGTAAGATTTCCTTTAATTTCAGAAATTTCATATAATAATTGATCAGTTGTAACCGGCACCTTATCAATTTTACTTAAATCATGTTTTCTTAACTCATTCGCATCACCTGATTCCAGCTTACTTTCAGATAAAATCATTAAATAAATAAATACCTCGACTGTTTGCAAAGCAATCGGCAAATTTTTATGACTACAAATACGTCTAGCACGCCCAATAACTTGTTCAATACGCACAGGATGCCAATATGGTTCCATAATATGAACAAACCGCGTGTTACGCAAATTAATTCCCTCCGAACCAGAAGAAGTAATCATTAAAACTTTAATTATATCTCCAATATTATTATTATTCGATTTTTGTCTTAGTTCATTTGCTATATTTGTAGGAATAAAATCCCAATCTCCATTATAAATATTACGGATAATTTCCTTTTCTTCCGGGGACTCAGTTCCGGTATATAAAGCATAAGTCGGTTTACCTGCATCAGATTCACTAATATCTATTTCCCATGAATTACTAGCAGATTTAATAATTTTAAATCTTGCAAATCCATTTTTTTCTAAAACTAAACTAAAAATTCCGACACCTTCAAGAGTTCTAAATTGACTATATACCAAATGTAATCCAATATTTCTAGGATCATTAATATTTTCAAACATATGCAAAAATTTAGGGCTGTATTTTTCTAATGCTTCAGGTGTTAAAAAATCATTTGAATTTTCCTCAATATGTTTAATAGCTGCATCAATACGATTTTTATATGTTAAACCTCCAATATTATTTAAAATTTCATCACCTTCAACTTCACCTTCATTATCATCATTCAAATCATTTCTATTTGCTATTTTATCTGCCTCTTTTAAAATATTGCCAATTAAATTAACATCTTCTATTTCTTCTGCGGTCTCGGCTGATTTGGTTGATTCTTTATTAGGAATAGGTCTGTCAGGCATAACATAATTACAAAACAGCCTGGAAAATATGCGGTATGTTGATGTTGATTCTTTAAATAACCCACCCGTTGTTTGTGGACCCTTTGAAAACTTTTCAGTCTTTCTCTCTTGAACTCGAGAAGCTTCATATATTTTAAATTGAAAATCACTCATAGGGATTCTAACAATATGATAATCTACACCTAAGGTTTTTGTAAATCGGGGAAGTAAGCTTTCTTGTGCACTTCTAAAATAAGAAGATAACCCAATAATACGTCTATTTAATGCTGGAATATTTTTTAATTTTTTAGTATTATCATCAATATATTGACCTATAAATAAATCTAAAGTATCAGGTAATGCTTTTTTATTTGTAATTTTAATTCCAGCTGATAAAATATTTATATCATTTCTTTTTAATATTCCAATAATTCTTTTTTCAAAATCAGTATCATTATCAAAAGAACTAGTATCAATATCTAAAATGCCCTTGCTTGTTTCCTTAGCATTTGTGACCCCTTTATAACCTTCTTCTTTTTTAATTTTATTTTTAAATCCAAAAGGATTTCTTGTTATTGATAAAATATGTGATGATTGAGAATAATCAACATAATCTAATGATTTTTCACCTTTTAATATATCCATTAATATATCTTTATCAATTGTTTTAGTGCTAGAATCATCTATTGGAAATTCCCATGTTTTAATATATCCTCTTAAAATATTAAAAATTATTCCAAATTCATTTGGATAATTAATAACAGGAGTGCCAGTTAATAAAATAATTCTAGCATTTTTTGCACTTAATAAGTATTCGTATAATTTTGAAGATAAATATTTAGGTAAAAATTCCTTCTCTCCAACTCTTGAAATAAGAACAGGATTTTCTTTTAATCTTGTAATAATAATTGCAATTAAATCATGCGCTTGTTGAATACTTGATGACGCATCTTCTAAATTATCTACGCCTTTTAGAATATTGATTAATGATTTTTCAAGTGTATTTTTCTCATTATCATTAATTTCTTGATTTGTTTTAATATTTTCCAATAAATTACTTAAATGTTCTTTAAGAGCTGTTTTTTTCTTTTCAGTTATTTCAGTTATATCTGTTGAGCTATCTACAATATCTGACAGTTTTTTTGCTAAATCGAATGCAGCACGTTCCTGATCCCCTTTTTTAATTTCATTAATAAGTGGTTCTTTTTTAATTTTATTTACTATTCTGCTAACTAAATTATGCGCTTCATCAATTACTACAACCGAATTATCAAATAAATTACGTGTAAATCCAGAAGTCAATTCTTCTAAACGTTTTAAACGTAATCCATTATAATTAATAAATAAATATTTTGCCTCAATCATCGTATCCAACTGATCATCCAAGGATATTTTACTATTCGTCGATAACTGAATATAATTAGATGGTTTGGTAATATTCACAAACCATGCGCCTTTTTTCTTTTTAATATATTCTATTGGCAAATTTAAAATAGCCGATAATACCTTTGCTAAATTTTCATCTTTAATTGTAGATATAAATTCCCAATATTGATCCTTTTTATACATAAGATCTCCACATTTTTTTAATTCTTCCATATAATTTCGACGTAATGATTTGGGGGTCATAATAATAACTCTTTTGGAATCTTTCATACCTTCAGCAATTGCAATCGAAGAACACGTTTTACCGGATCCAAGACCATGATATAATAATAATCCTCGGTATGGAGTATACAAATTCATATAATCCCTGACAATTTGCTGATGTAATAAAAGTGCCATATTGCTACTTGTATTTCCAATTGTTTCACATGATATATTTGCGGCATTTTGTTTCAATTCTTCCTTATAAGGTGCAAATAATGAATTAATAAAATTAACGAATTTTTCTCTATTATTCATATAATAACTACTTGCAATTATTTTAAAGGGCTTCTCTTTTATAGGTAATCTTTTATCAATTGCTATATCTCCAATTTCAACAAATGTTTCAGGACCTAAAACAGCTATTCCTTTTTCAACTGGTTTAGTTTTTCTTTCTGTTTTTTTTGGAAGAGTAACTGCAACTGTTCCCTCAGTTTCATCTTCCTCAATAATAATTTTGCGTTTTTCACCCACCTTTACAGCCTTTTTAATAGCCAGTTCATTTTCTGGGACTTCAATAATTTCAGCATGCTGAAGTATTTGTTGTTTAAGAATTACTTTAAGCATTTTATTTTCAGTAAATGTTTTCATTATTTCATCAATATCAAATTCATTTTCTTTTTCATCTTTATACGTCCCTTTTATTAAAACATCAACTGGTTTATACCCAATATCTTGAGGTTTAATTTCTAATTTATTTATTAATGATTCTAAAGGATTCATATTTATATATATATATATTAATTCAATATATAAATTTTTATAATTTTACAATATACTATATATTATATAGTATATTATATAGCATACTATATAATATATGGCTAATTTAGGAATTTGTCGTTCTGGTGGGTTATATCCTGCACCATGTCCTACAAGGCAAAGTTATATTCAACAAAGTTACATTTTTCATCCAACCAGAAACCCTGGCTGCGTGCAAGCAGCAACGGCAAAGATGATGCAATTGAATAACCTTTGTCCTCAAAATCCTATACCTCTAGCTGCTTATCCAGCTCATAATCCTCGAGCTTATCATCCTCCGGCTTATCATGCAGCTTCTCCAGCTCCAACCGTAGGAGGAGGTAGAAAATCCAGAAAATCCAGAAAATCCAGAAAATCCAGAAAAAGATAAACAATAAATATTTAATTATAAATTATAATGTAGTATATTTTATTTCATTAAAATTAATAAATGTTAATGCCTCATTACATGCAATTTGCTCTGCCTTTCTTTTAATCTTATGTTGACCTTCTCCCATAAATAAAAATATTTTTTCATTTTGAGATATATAATCTTGAACGGCTTGAAATGTTTTAAACTTTGTAATATTTGTAGAATCTGAATGCTTTAAATTAAATATTTGCTGACCTAGACATAAATATACACCCATTTTATATCCTAAATCAATATCGTGTTCTATTTCCACATAATGAGGTGTAACCTTAAATTCTTTTTGAATTTTAACCTGTAATATATTTTTATAATTATCATCATTTTGAATTAAAGCAATCCAATCAATATGTGCCTCAAAAATATTTTCAACAAATACCTGCGCCATTTGAAAACCTGGGCCCGTGACAAATACGTTTTTAAACCAATTTTCATCATCCTTAACTGCAATTTTATTAAAATCTAAAAATAGGGCGCCTAAAAAAGCTTCAAAAAGACATCCCAACTTTTTTAAATTAGTTCTAATCTTCTTTTCTTCTGCGTGTTTAGAGAGAATAAGCCATTTATGTAATCCCATCTCTAATGCAATTCTACCAATTGCTTCATTTTTTACAATTGCAATTTTCTTTTCAGTCATAAATCCCTCATTTTCCTTTGGAAACCTACGATATAAATAAAATTTTGTAATTAATTCTAAAACGCCGTCTCCTAAAAACTCTAGACTTTCATTATGTTTACTACTTAAAGGCATACAATCCGCAGGCCTTTCTACAATTGTTATGTTTTGCAGAGTATTTTCAAAGTGCGGTCTTTTAGTATATGATCTATGAACAAATGCACGTTTATAAAGGGCTATATTATTTATGATTGGTTTTGCGCCATATTTAATAAGAATTGATTGAACTTGGTTCAATGAAATCTCAGTATTTAGTGGATTATAAGGATTAAAAATTAATCCTTCATCCGTTTTTAAAATATCATCATCATGTGCAATTAATTTATCTGTCATTCTTAAATATAATTTATTATAAATAGAAAACTCTAAATTGTTTTATTTAACTTAATTTATTTCTTTTTCTTTTACTCCTTTTACATTTTCTTGGTTTTCTACATTTTCTAGTTTTTCTAGTTTTTCTACCACCTTTTCTTAACTTAGCGTTTTTAAGATTTTCTAAATCTTGTTTTGCTTTACCTCTAGTAACTAAATTTTCACCAGGATCATTTATATCTGCAGTCCAACTAATTGGATCCGCGTGAGTTCCTACATTTACTGTAGTTTGTTTGTTAAATTCACCACGTGGCATACCACTTCTAAATGATTCTGATTGTTCCATCTGTATTAATTCACGACAAGAAGTATCTAATATATAAACTTCATCAAACCCTAAAATAGTAAATAAAATCCATAATTTGCTTAAATCTGTTGATGGATATTTTTTTCCTATAACTATTATTAACGAATCTAAAATTGCACTCGCCTCAGTAAATTCTTCGTGAGTAATTTCTCTAGCGGATATTCTCTCATCTAAAATATGTCTAAATATTGTTTGATTATTTAAATGATTCATATTATATGGATCTGCCTCGAAATTTGTTAGAGATCTGCTTGGTTTAGGTTGAACACCACGTACATCTAAAGGAAATGGATCAATACTACCAAATTTTTCGGGCAAATATTTATGCGTAACACTTACAAAATGAATTCCATAATGTTCTGTGTTACTAGTGCCATCAGTAATTTCTTCTTGAGCTGGTGAAAAATAAAATTGTTTATCTCTTTCAAATGGAGACGGTGTAAATGAACGAAATAATCCATTTGTTTTACTTAGTGTTGTATTTTGAGCATGTGTAGTTTTCATTTCTTCTGTAGTAAGCCTATCAACTTTACTTAAGTTTCTACGAATATATAATTGTTTAAATCTATCTAAAAGTTCGATAAATTTACCATGATTTGATAAATTTAAATTATTTACTCCATGACTCGGCGTATTAAATATATTATAAGTACCGACAATATTAAGTTCTGTTTCTGATGGCAAAGGATTGTTATCATACCACGGTGAATATAAGGCGCAAATACCTGATACAGAAACTGCTTCTCCTAAGAAAAGTTGACAAACTGAATTAGTTATAACCTCAGGAGGAATTTCTTTTAGTGATGAATCATCAACATGTAATTTAGTTGCTATAAATGAAGACATATTTTTTAACATACTTTGATCTTTTCTTGCTGGATCCTTCGAACTAAATATAATTCCATCACTTCCATGTGCAGATATATATAAAAATAAAGAATTCGGTTTATCTATTTTTTTTGCCATATATTAACTAAATATTTATAATTTAAATTTTTATAATTTAACCTTAAGATTATCAATTTAAAGACTACATATTACTTATATTTATAATAATGCAAATATTTATTAAAACATTAACAGGCAAAACAATTACTCTAGAAGTTGAATCATCTGATACAATTGATAATGTAAAGCAAAAAATCCAAGATAAAGAAGGTATTCCACCAGATCAACAGAGACTAATTTATGCTGGAAAACAACTCGAAGATGGTCGCACATTATCAGATTATAATATTAATAAAGAAGCAACACTTCATTTGGTACTTTTTTATGCATATTAGAATGTGGAGTAATATTACTTAGAGATGTCTTTCCTATATAGCATATACCATAATTTATGGAAGAAGAATTTTGGAAATCTATTGAAAGTTTTGAAAATTATGAGGTTAGCACTTTCGGTCAAGTTAAAAATACTAACACAAATAAATTAATGAAATTAAATAGTAAATGCGGTTATTTATGCATTTCATTAGTAAATACTTTTGGTAAAAAAACATTTACAACACATCGTCTAGTTGCTTTAGCATTTGTTCCAAATCCTGAAAATAAATCAGATGTTAACCATAAAGATAAAAATAAACATAATAATAATATTTCGAATTTAGAATGGAATACTAAAACAGAAAATAATATTCATAGTAAATTAAATGTTATTATTACAACAAATAGAAATAAATCTATTAATCGAATTGATAAAATTACGAATGAAATATTAGAAAAATATAATTCTATTGGATTAGCTGCTGAATGGGTTTTTAATAATAATTTAACTAAAACTACTCATAGTTGTAGAAATTCTATAGGAAATGTTATAAATAAATTATCAAAAACAGCTTATGGTTTTAAATGGGAATTAGAAAATACTAACCAAAGTTTAAAGGATGAAATTTGGAAAAAAGTTATTATACAAAATATTAATATTAATAATGATAAAGAATATTTTGTATCTAATTTAGGAAGATTTAAAAATAGTAGTGGAATAATTATGGATAATTATAAAGTTAATGAACATGGCTATATAAGAGTATTTATATACAATAAAACATATGCTTTACATAGGTTAATAGCTTTTACTTTTTTAGAAAATCCAGAAAATAAGGAACAAGTTAATCATATTGATGGTGTTAAATTAAACAATTCTGTTAGTAATTTAGAATGGGTTACAAATAAAGAAAATCAAATACATAAATATAAAATTGGTTTAGGAAATAATTTTACAAGAAAAATTACTCAATATGATTTAGAAATGAATAAAATTACAGATTTTAATTCAATTGTAGAAGCTAGTAAAACTTTAAATATTTCTCCAAGTAATATTAAGGCTGTTTTATATAATAAACAAAAAACAGCAAAAGGATTTATTTTTAAATATTTAGAATAATGAATTTTATATTTTTATAAAATATAATATTTTTGTAGTATATAAAATGGTATACAGCTCAGGTAGTAAAGCAAGTCGTTATCAACAATCAATTTGTAATCGAACAAACACGTGCGGCGGAATTAAAAAATCTGGACTCGCACCACGAGTGGGTTGGTATTTAACAAGTAATGTTAATTTAACACGCGCACCTCAATCAGTTCCTCTATTTTGTATTGTCAGTAAGACCATTACGACGCAGAAATATGGTTACTCTGCAACTCATGGTGGTAATATGGGTTAGAAAAGGTTAAACCAAATGTTTTGACTCCATCTTTTTTAAAAGATGGAAAAAAATATATTTTGTAAAACAATTTAATAACAATTTATTAAATTATTTATTAATGAAAATTAGAGTTGATAATCGGGAGCAAGAATTACTAAAAAATATTAGAGAACTTATAACATCTGTTGATATTTTTAAAGATTTAGTTATTTTAGTTGAAAATTTGCCTCTAGGAGACATTATCATTTCAAATGATCTAGAAGATAAAATAATTATAGAGAGAAAATCTATTACGGATCTTGCTGCTAGCATTAAGGATGGTAGATATGAGGAACAATCATACCGTTTAAATAATTTGACTCATTCAAATCACAATATTATTTATTTAATTGAAGGAGATTTAAATAAATCTATTCATTTCAAACATAATATTGATAAATATTCTTTGTATTCGGCTATTTTCTCTCTAAATTACTATAAAGGGTTCTCAACATTTAGAACATTTTCAATCGCTGAGACCGCGGCTTTTATATGTAATACAGCTAATAAATTAATCAAGAGTGAATCTGCAAATAAACAACCATATTATCAAAATAATACAAATAATGATTCAACAACAACAAATACAAATACAGAACCTAGTGATAAGGACTATATTGGAGTAATTAAAAAAGTAAAAAAAGATAATATTACACCAGATAATATTTCCGAAATTATGCTTTGTCAAATACCAGGAATCAGTTCTGTTACATCTGTAGCAATAATGCATAAATTTAAAACATTATCTAATTTGCTAACAGAAATTCAAAAAGATGAAAAATGCTTGAAAGATATTAGCTATATAAATTCAAAAAATCAAATCAGAAAAATTAATAAAAATTGTTCGGTAAATATTATAAAGTTTTTATTAAATAAATAAATATTTTTAAAATTATATAATATAATGGATAATTCATTTTTATGTAATTTGTTTATTTTTATAAGTATTTGTATTTTAACTTATATTATATTTAGTAATATAAATTTTCAAGAAGGTCTTGAAAATAAATCAGGATCATCTAGCACTACTACTACTAGCTCTAGCACAAGTTCAAATGGTGTAGCAGGTGAAGCTGCTAGTTATGCAGCTAATATAAAAAATCAAGTAATTCAACTACAGGATGCACTTTTGGTTAGTAAATATAGAACCGATTATGAAAATGTAGTAATTAATATGGATGATTTGGTTAATAATTTAATGTTAAAAACAACATTAACAATTGATCAAACAAACCCTCTTCCTGGGTTAGGCCGATTAGCCGCATTAGGTCAAGTCAAAGCTGCTCTAAATAATGTTATGAAATTTATTGATAAAACATAAATTTATCTTTTTCTGCTTTTTCTTCCTTTTCTACTTTTTCTACTTTTTCTTCCTTTTCTACTTTTTCTACTTTTTCTTTTTCTTTTACCTCCAATTAGTCTCACTTGTGGTATTTGAGATTGTGGTGGCCCACGAGGTGGTCGAGTTTGAGGTTGCATCCAAGGTAATTCAGTTTGATTTTGATTTTCTGGCGGCAGTTGAGTTTGGCCTGGGTAAAGTACTCGATTAGCTGCGGCTTCTTGTCTTGCAACTACTGCTGCTCTTGCCTCAGCCCTTGCATTTATTAAATCTTGTTGCGGATCCATTTATAAGATATCTGTAGAAAATAAATTATTTACTAATAAATATTATTAATAATATTTTCTACTTTTTCTACTTTTTCTACTTTTTCTACTTTTTCTACTCTTTCTACTCTTTCTACTTTTTCTACTTTTTCTACTTCTTTTACCTCCATGATTTAGTTGATCAGCCCATTCATTATAATCATCCTCATTATAACCAGGCGCAGCTTGACCTACTACTTCTGCAGCATTACCTTCTGCAGCTTCTTCTGCAGCTCTTTTATTACCTCTTTGTTGAACTTGAGCTTGTGGTGGCAATTGAGCTTGGCCTCGGTTAAGCATTCGATTAGCTGCGGCTTCTTGTCTCGCAACTACTGCTGCTCTTGCCTCAGCCCTTGCATTTATTAAATCTTGTTGCGGATCCATTTATAAGATATCTGTAGAAAATAAATTAATATTTACTAAATAAAAAATTATTTTCTACTCTTTCTGCTTTTTCTACTCTTTCTGCTTTTTCTACTCTTTCTGCTTTTTCTACTCTTTCTGCTTTTTCTGCTTTTTCTTTTACCTCCAAGATTTAGATGTTGATCATAATCATCCGCATTATAACCAGGCGCAGCTTGACCTCGTGCTTCTATTTCTGCAGTTTTTTTATACCCACGTTGTTGCTGTTCCTCCGCCATTTTAGCTTTTGCATCATCTATCAGCTTTTGACCTGGTGCATCTCGATGGCTTCTTGCTGTACTTCTCCGTTCCTTATCTTGTTTTGTCATCTTTCTTTCATCTGCAAATATGTGTAATAACTCACCAATAAATTTTGATTTAGATATTTCTACTTGTCGAAAGTCTTGCCTATGCCTATCATATACATCTGATGGAGTTTCATCATCCGTAAATATTTCAATTGCGATGTCAACGGCTGGCTGGTCCCAATTTTCGTCGGGCTCCGTAGGCATACCTGCCTCGCTAAGATATTCAATACATGTTTTATAAACTTCATGTTTCATTTTTGGTGATGCTTTTGCAATCATTTGTTCTAGCATATCAGATTGTGCAAGTTGGGTTCTTGGTCTGTAAGTTGTACGGCTCATTTCAAAGTCAGCCGCTCTTTCTTCCAGAGTTCTGGTATCATCACGAGATGTTTTTTGTGCGTTTTCATTTTCGTCTTCTGAACCTGAATCTGAATCCATTTATTATAATATAATATAATATATAAAATAATATAATATATAAAATAATATAAAATAAAATAAACTCATATAAAGCTTTATATAAATCTAATAATATGTATAGATTTATATATTTAAATAAACGACCATTTAGCACAAATATTAACATTAAAACCCTATTTCCTAAATGTGATAATTGTTTAAATTTTAATAGTAAAAATAAAACATGCAAAAAATTTATATATAAAACAAATAATAATACTAATTATAATTATATTTTAAATGAGTATGCTAAAAATATTAGAAATGATGATAATAAATGCGGTGAAACAGGCAAATTATTTGAACATAATTATTCAGAATTAGTAAAACAAAATGAAAAAGATTTGTCATACTTTATAATTATAGGTAATATGTTAGGAGCAGCAAGTATATTTATACCAAGTATTTATTATTATTATTTTTTATCTACATTTTCAATACCATTTTATTATCTTTCAAAATCTATATTTACATATAATTATATTAATAGACTTAATGAAGAAGATAATGAACGGATTAAAAAATTAAAGGAAATTAATGATTCAGCAATTAAAAAGATTAAATAAACATTTATTTATAAAGAATTTATATTCTTTTGCGAGTTTTAGAGTATAATTTTCCACCTTTAATTTTTTTATTAGTTTTGGTTTGTGCTTTTTCTTCTTTTTTGTGTTGTTTTTCTAATTCCTTTCTTTTTTTTTGAGCAAGTGCTTTGATTTCCTTTTCTTGTTTTTCATGTTGTTTTTCCATTTCTTTTTCTTGTTTTTCACGTTGTTTTTCCATTTCTTTTTCTTTTTTTTCACGTTGTTTTTCCATTTCTTTTTCTTGTTTTTGAACTTCAGCATTTTTTTTTTGAACTTCAGCATCTATTTTTTTAAATTCGGCTTCGCGCGCCTTTTGTAATTTAGCAAACTCTTTGTCTTCTTTAGTTTTTTGTTTTGCTATATTCTTCATTGTTTTTGCATGCTGTTTAGCTAATTTAGAATCCTCTTTTTGTAACTTCTTTTGTTCGTGTTCCATTTTTTTCATAGTACGCGCTTGTTTATTATCTTCCTTTTCTTTTAATTTTAATTCAATTCCTTCAACTGCACCTTGAATATCATCTTTTATTTTTCGTTCCAAATCTTTATCCTCAAGTTCAGGTTCATAAATGTTTATTTTTTTTAATTTTTGAATCATTCTCTTTTGACTTGTTTGACTTGCTTTTATATTTTGTTTTGTTTTTTTAATATTATTTTTTACAAGTTTAGTGAATTTTTTAATACTTAATTTTAGAGTTTTACTTCTAGTATTTAATTTATATTTATCTTTTTTAATTAAGTTGTTTAAAACTTTTTTCGTTTCAGAATTTTTTTCCTTTTTAAGAATAAGTGAATTTTGTGCAATTCGTTGTTTATAAACATCCACTTTATTTTTAAGCTGGGCTATAGTAGCATTATTTGAAATAGCGCTGTTTATTAAATTAGTTGTGTTCTTTATAGATTTACCACATTTACTTAAACGACCATAAACAGATTCAATATTACTCATAGAAACTTTATTGTGATTTGAACGAAACATCAACGGTGATAATTCTTCATTCTTATTAGCATTATTTATATCAGAATGCTGTAATTCTTTAAAATCTTTAGCAAATATTTTATAATCTTCTAATTCTTGTTTAAGCACGGCTTTTTCTTCTTTTAGCTGGGCAGTTTTATCTTTTTTATAAGTATTTACAATTTTTTTACATGCATTTTTTGCCTTAGGAGATTTATAAGTGTTACAAAGATTTTTTAATGTAATATAACCATCTGGTGTCTTAGCTTTAAGTATAGGATTTGATTTAAGAGTTTTTAATTTATCATTAATTTCTTTAGACATACCAGAATACAACTTACGTGTGAGTTTTTTATTGTAATGCAATATTTCCTTATCATAAACGTTTGTTTGTATTACAGATACAACCGGTTGAGAAAATTGACGCGCGTCTTTTTCACGATTTAAATAACTAACATGACCTGCAATTTCATCTCTAAATTTATGTAATTTATCAGGATTAAAAAAACCATTATCATTCAAATATTCTTCTGAGAACATATCAAAATTTTCTGGCATTTGTTCATTAGGCATCTTAAATAAATTTATTAACTTTATTAATTCCATCGGGTCTGTTTGGATAGGTGTAGCTGTCATTAATAACAATTTAACCGATTCTGAACCAGACATAATATAAGAATTCATTAATGAAGCATGAAGGGAAACCATATCAGGAGTTTCAATAGAAGATAAATCACCGCCACCATACAATTTATGCGCTTCATCAATAATTAATAATGTTTTACGTAATGGATCATCTTTTCCATTTATTTTAACCATCGTTTCATAAATTTGATTTTTTTTAGATACAAGATTACTAAATTGCTTGTATGACATAGGACGCACTCTCCAGGATTTTGAAAGAAGTTTCATTCGGTCAGTATTATTTGAAGGAATAACAATTCCTTGATTCTCAATTTTAAGTTTAATAATTTCGTGACATACTTGCTCAAACATATTTTTCCAAATGTCATTTTTAAGTGTTGTTCGTGTTACCCAAAGAATAGTATAACCTTGTTTTTCAAACGAAGAAGTTGCGGTTGCAATTGCCGTACAGGTTTTTCCAGTACCCACACTATGCCATAACAACATACCTTTTAAAGGATTTTGTGGTGTAAAAAAATTACTAATAAATGCTTGAGTTGGTGTATAATTCATAATTGTTGCACCTCCTAATTGTTTTTTTCCTCCTTTTGTCAAACAATTATTTTCCATTACAACTGGATCCCATGCATATTGAGAAAAGTAATCATTTACATATTGGCGCATTTGAGATGCTTTTAATGGTTTATCTACAGAAAATTCTAATGTAGTTTTAGATAATGATTTTTCAAAAAATTCTTTATTTAATGAAGAAGTATTAGAATGAGAACTTATAACTTCTGATACACTAGAATCTGATACACTAGAACGTGAATGCGAAAAGGTTTTAGATTTTGAAGATCTAGATGATGCAGCAGATTTTACTTTGGTTCTAAAAAATGAATCCCTAGAAGATAAAGATGAAGAACTAGAACTAGAACTAGGAGATGAAGAACTTGACTTAGACCTAGAACTAGAACTAGAACTAGAAGATCTAGAACTAGGAGATTTAGACCTAGAACTAGAAGATTCACCCCCACGTAATGATTCACCTTTTTCATCAAATGAAATTGAAAAAGAATGAATATTTTTATTCAACTCATAATCTACCGCATTTTCAATACATGTAGTCTCTAATTCATTTGTAAAATTTAATAATTTAACATTCATATTTTTAGCTTTAAAATACATTTCGATACCAGTTGTTGCTCCTAGTGTTTTATTAAATGGTTCATCCATTTTTAAATCATAAATATAAACATAAAGAGGCCAACCTTTTTGTGGGTGAAAATCAAGCCCTTTTTGTCCACAAGTGCGAGTTCCGCGACCAATTACTTGTTTTTGGTCTGCATGGGTTAATGTTGGCTCAAAAATATGGACGTATTTAATATCAAATAAATCAATTCCTTCTTTGTATCCGCCATCCATCAATATAATACGAATGTTTTCACCATATACGTTATCTGGGCGTTCATTAAATCGTGCTAAGATTTCTTTTTTAGTCCCCACACTAATTGGTTCATCATATACTGATTTAGAACACAACATATAAAAATTATTATATTTTGATTTAGCTAACTGCGCATTAGATAACAACTCCATTTTATTCCAGTTTTTATTCCCAAACTTATTCCCAAACTTAGGGTTGGCAGTATATCCTAATTTAAATCCAGACGCAATTAAAGCACTTGCTAGAAGTTTGACACCACCCATAGAAGATTTTGAATCTGAAAAAATAAAATGTTTAAATTTCTTTCCATATTGAGCCATATCTTTGTCATCTAATTCTTGAATCTTATCTATTAAAGTAAGTGTTTTTGGAGAGACAAGTTTTAATGTATCAATAAAATCATTATACATATCTTTGCTATGTAGTTTTTTTAAATATTCTTGAACTTTGGTAACACTATTAAGTTTTTTTGCTTGACGCAATTTTTCAGAAGGAAAATAATCTACAAAATCATAAAAAATTTTGTAATCTTTTGGAAATGAAAAATTACTGTATTTTCGAATACAGCTTGGATCGTATTGAACATATTTAGATGGTAGTGTATTTTCTAAATATTTTGAATTTTCAATACGTGTTTCTAACAAAGTCTTAATTTGCTCTAAATTTCCTTTTAATGCTTCAGGATCTTCATTATCAAGATCAAAGTCTCCGTGTTCACTTTTTAATTTTAATTCTAATGATTTTGATGACATTAGCGAAGAACTAGGAATTGATTTTGATTTTGAACTAGAATTAGAACTAGAATTAGACTTAGAACTAGAACTTTCAATTATTAATTTTCTTTTTGTTTTTTTTAAATTAGGTAACATATATATATATTATATTATTTTTATTTTATATATAATATAATATTATTTACTACACTCTCATTTTAACCTCATTTTCAGCATAATAACCCTTATCAACTAATCCTTGAGTATAATCAGCCCCACCCCAATTAGGATCCATTGGATCAGGGCTAGGACCTGAATACAACATATTTTCTTCTTGCGGATTATTATTCATTTTATCAAGAGGTGTTGTTGTTCCAACATAATAAGACGACTGATCAAAAGAAGGCATAGAATTTGTATTATAAGGAGGATCATTTCTTGTTGCATCAACTAATGCAGTTGGATTTGGTGGCAGAGCATGACTAGGAGGCAACCCGCCCTGTTGTTCGGTAACACCTGGTCTTGCTTTGTAAACAGGATTACCTTGCGCGTCATAAGTTTGCTGCAAAAACAATACAGGACACCTTATTCCCTGACTATGTTGCCAATCTAAAAATTCACTATAATCTTCTAAATTATCAAATTCCACCGGATTAACTCCCGGAACTTTTGCAACTTTTGAATTATATAAATAAAACTTGGAATCTTTTTGAATTAGTATATTTGGGCACCGTTTTTCACTATTATTTGTAAAATTTTCACTATATTTAGTAGATGTATATTTTGCGTAAAAATATATTCCAGCTAAAAATAGCACTATAATTAAATATGTGAGTGTAGACATTTATATATAATAGGGGATAAAATATTATATTAATTATTATTTTCTACTGTTAATTTATAAATGAAAATTTTACATATAGACCCAACCACCAAAAATACCAAATTATTTAATGAATATGTTGAACAGGGCAAAAATATATTTGTTATTTTTTATTTGGAAGGATGCGGTCCTTGTAATGCTACACGTCCTGAATGGAAAAAAATTGAAAATGTATTAAAGAATAAATATTCTAATAATGATAATATCGTAATTGCCGATGTTGATCAAGAATTATTAAAGGAAATCAAATACTTAACATCACAACCTAAAGGATTTCCTACATTAAGATATATCGCGGACAAGGGCAAAACATCAGAAGATTATGAAGATTGCCCTGATTTAAAAGATGATGAAAAAGACAGAAAAGTAGATTCATTTGTTAAATGGATTAATTCTAAAATAAATAAACAAACCGGCGGTAAAAGAAAAAAAAGCACTAAAAGAAAACGAAAAACTAATAGAAGAAAAACTAGAAGACATCGAAAATACTAATTGAAATATTATTAAATAAAATTGATTTTAATATAATATAATAAATAGAAACTATTATACTATAACAATAAATATGGAACAAACCTTAAGAATTTTTGATTTTAATATTTTAAGCGTTGATAATAGCTTTCATGACTCTGAAAGTGATGATGAATCATCTGCAAGTGACAAAAAATCATTTAAAGATTCATCAATATTTCTTATACAAATTTTTGGCGTTAATGAAATTGGCAAAACATTTTCTGTAACCGTAGAAGGGTTTAAACCATTCTTTTATGTAATGGTAAATGATACATGGAATATTACTACTAAAGAAAAATTCTTAGCACATATAAAAATTAAAATGGGTAAATTTTATGAAGACTCAATTAGCGAGTGCATTATTATTAAGCGTAAAAAATTATATGGCTTTGATGGCGGTAAAGAACATAAATTTATTAAACTTGAATTTAATAGTTTTGCGGCATTTAATAAAGCAAAAAATATATGGTATTCAGATTGGACGAAAGATGGCAGAAAATTACTAGAAAATGGCTATATTTTTAACAATACAGAAATGCGATTATTCGAGGCAAATATTCCACCACTTTTACGTTTCTTTCATATAAAAGATATTAGCCCATCTGGATGGATTGCTATACCAAATAAAACAATTAAAAATATAGATATAGTTAATAAAAGAACATCATGCGATTTTGAATTTAGTATTAATCAAAAACATATTATACCTTTAAATGATAAAGAAACAATCGTCCCATATAAAATATGCAGCTTTGATATTGAGGCAAGTAGCAGTCACGGCGATTTTCCTATTCCAGTCAAAACATATAAAAAATTAGCAACAAATATTATTGAATATATTGAAAAATTAAAAATGGAAATAACACCAGAATTATGCAAAAATATTTTAAAACGTATTATAAATGCCGCGTTTGGATACGAACAAATGGATGAAATTGACATCGTATATCCCAAAAAAAAACCGAAAACAAAACAAGAAGTAGACCAGATGTGCGAAAAATGGCTTGTAATGCCTGTTAGAAGCTTTATTAAAACAGATGAATTTAATGAAATTAATACCTTAGAAAAAATGTTTGATAAATTAAAAAATAAAGATGAAAATGACGACGATGAAGCAGCGGATCATAATTTCACAAAGTATGTTAAGTCTTACTCAAATAAAACGGCTACAATCGTAGATATAATTCTTGATAAAAAATTTGAAAGAGATGGCAAATTAGATGAAATTAATATTTCATTAAATTCTAGTTTTCCTTCCTTAGAAGGTGACAAAGTTACCTTTATTGGATCAACCTTTATGAAATACGGCAACCAAGAACCATATATGAATCACTGTATTGCATTAAATACCTGCTCTCCATTACAAGTCGAAAATAGCATTTTAGAAAGTTATCAGACAGAAAAAGAAGTTTTATTAGCCTGGCAAAAAATGATCCAAAGAGAGAACCCTGATATTATAATTGGTTACAATATATTTGGATTTGATTATATGTTTATGTTTAAACGCGCCGAAGAAAATAATTGCATCGAAGAATTCTTAAAATTATCTAGAAATAAAGATGAAATTTGCGCTGCAAAAGATAGAGATACCGGTAAATACAAACTAGAAGAAAGCACCATCCAAATTGCAAGCGGACAACATGATTTAAAATTTATTAAAATAAATGGCCGATTACAAGTAGATTTATACAACTTCTTTCGACGTGAAGAAAATTTGTCATCTTATAAATTAGATTATGTTGCTGGGCATTTTATTGGCGATTTTATCAAATCATTCGATCATAAATCATCTACAGAAACAGAAATAAAAACTATGAATATGACTGGATTGCTAGAAGGCAGCTTTGTTCATTTTGAAGAAATCGGTCATTCGATTGATTATTATGCAAATGGTGCGAAATTTAAAGTAATATATGTAGATAAATTAGCAGGCAAATTTTGCGTTGAAGGTAATATTAATCCAGATACAAATAAAAAAGTCAGATGGTGCCTTGCAAAGGATGACGTAACACCAAAAGATATTTTTAGAATGACTAATGGCAGCGCAGATGATAGGGCTGTTATTGCTAAATATTGTATTCAAGATTGCAATTTAGTTCATTATTTATTCAACAAAGCCGACATTCTTACTGGATTTATTGAAATGGCTAAAATTTGTAGTGTTCCAGTTAATTTCCTAGTAATGCGTGGACAAGGAATTAAATTAACTAGTTATATTGCTAAAAAATGCCGCGAAAAACGCACCCTAATGCCTGTAATAGAAAAGGGTAGTTTGGATGATGGATTTGAGGGCGCAATTGTTTTAGAACCAAAGTGCGATTTATATTTAGATAATCCAGTTGCTTGTGTAGATTATGCATCACTTTATCCATCTTGTATGATGAGTGAAAATTTATCACATGATAGCAAGGTTTGGACAAGAGAATATGATTTAGCAGGAAATCTAATAGAAGAAACAGGAGAAAAAAATTCAGATGGCGATTTCATTTATGATAATTTACCTAATTATAGTTACGTTAATATTGAATATGACACATATAAATATATCAGAAAATCACCTGCATCCGCACCAGAAAAAATTAAATCTGGCATAAAAAAATGTAGATTTGCACAATTTCCTGAGGGTAAACGTGCTATTATGCCTTCTATTCTAGAAGAATTATTAACTGCTAGAAAAACAACTAGGAAATTAATTCCACAACAAACAGATGAGTTTATGAAAAATGTGCTTGATAAGCGTCAACTTGGATATAAAGTAACTGCTAATTCTCTTTATGGACAGTGTGGAGCTAAAACCAGCACTTTTTATGAAATGGATATTGCTGCAGCTACTACTGCAACCGGCAGATTATTATTAATATATGCACAAAAAATTATCGAAGAATGTTATGGGAATTCAATTTGCGATACAAAACATCACGGACCAGTTTTAACTAAAGCTGAATACATATACGGCGACACGGATTCTGTATTCTTTACATTTAATTTGCAAACCCTAGAAGGAATTCCTATTAGAGGCAAAGAAGCTCTTGAAATAACAATTGAATTGGCGCAAGAAGCCGGCCATTTAGCATCTGGATTTTTAAAAGGACCGCATGATTTAGAGTATGAGAAAACATTTATGCCCTTTTGTTTATTATCAAAAAAAAGATATGTTGGAATGCTTTATGAAACAGACCCAAATAAATGCAAAAGAAAAGAAATGGGAATTGTGTTAAAACGCAGGGATAATGCACCAATTGTAAAAGATATTTATGGAGGAGTTATTGATATATTAATGAAAGAACAAAACATCCAAAAAGCAATTGACTTTTTAAAATCTTCATTACAAAATTTAGTTGACGAAAAAGTCACGATGGATAAATTGATAATTACTAAATCGTTGCGTTCTGGATATAAAAATCCAAATGCAATTGCGCATAAGGTTTTAGCAGATAGAATCACAAAAAGAGATCCAGGTAATAAACCTAGTTCTGGAGATAGAATACCTTATGTTTATATTAATTCAACCAATAAAAAAGCACTACAGGGAGAGAAAATTGAAACACCAACGTATATTTTAGATAATAAAATCAAAATTGATTATTCATTTTATATTACAAATCAAATAATGAAACCACTTCAACAATTATTTGCATTAGTTCTGGAAAAAATTTGGGAACTTCAAAATAAAAAATCTAAAATATCAAAATTTAAAAAGGAAATTGAAACATTACGTAAATCTTGTGATCCTGATAAATTTGAAGATAAATTAGAACAACTAAAAAATAAAGAAGTAAAAATTTTATTATTTGATGAATATCTACGAGTAACTAATAATGAGAAAGATGGCAATCAAAGTTTAACTAAATTTTTTGGAAAAAAATAAATATAATAATATTACTTTAGAATATAATGGCTGATAACGCAGAAAATAATTTAGTCACAATAAATGTATTTTTTTCTAATACCGGAGATTTACCAGAAAATTATCAGCTTGGGTTAATATTAAACTTTCCAAGAGATATCTCAATTGGTGTTATTGTTACACACATTTATAATTTAACTCCAAATATAATTTCTATAAATTATAAACCATCTCATAATCATAATAATACTATTGATTTATTAGCTATATATCACGATCCGGATAATGCCAATACTTCTTTAGATACATTAGAAAGACCTCCAGATAGTGGATCATACGATATTTATGTTGAATTACCGCCAGGTGATGCTGTACCAAATGCTGATGAAGATATTATTGTTCCAAACCCTATACCAGTTTCAACACTTAATTTTTTTAGAGTATTAGGATATGATTTTGCAGCCAATCCAAATGCATCTGTTGCTGGTGTGGTTCAGGATGTGCATACTACTATACTTCCTCATTATCAAGGAATAGGACAAATAGTTCCCACTAATACTTATATGATTTATTTTGGTCAATATGCGGATGATGGTGGAATATATCCTGCAAATTTGATATCTTTACAATCTTTTCAGCCAGATCAACTTTTAAGTCAAATACTTCCAAATAATGTTGGTTACACTTATTCTGTAGTAATTGCAACTGATCCTCTTAACGATGCAATTCCTATTGGTCCAGGTCCTGACGATGCAATTCCTATTGGTCCAGGTCCGGGCCCTGACGGTGCATATGATAATATTGATGATGATCCTGAGCTTGGTGGTGGTGGAAAATCTAAAAGAAAACGACATACCATTAAATTTTATAATAAAAATAAAAAATCTAAAAGAAAACATTACACTTTTAAATTTCATAATAAAAATAACATATCTAAAGGAAAACGTCGCACTTTTAAATTTCATAAAAAAAATAAATTTTAAATTTTAAATTTTATATTATATAAATAATATTATATAAATGGCGAATAATGTTATTGTAAGGGCTATTGTACATGTTGGAGATAATCCACCATTTTCTGTTGATTATACTCTTGAACAAAATAATATACGTATTATTGGCATTAAATCAAACATATTTAATATTGATTTTCCAAATGCTGATTCACTTATAATTAATGATGTTAATAATACAACTGTTGAACTTCTGAGTCCTGCTCAAAATTTTAGATTATTATCAGAATTTGTCCCAAGTAATCAACAAATAATTGATCATATACCAAACACTCAACCAATATATGAAATAATTTGCAGAATTCAAGAACGACATAGTTTTATAACATTTAGCAGTTTGCAGGCGGGTATAGGAAGTAATGAATTTAGGATGCCTGGAAATACAACCGTTCAAGAGCTTTTAAATAGAGTACGCCGAAACGCACCAAACGTATCTGTCTTACAAACACGCAGATATACAAGAGACGTTGGAATAGATCTTGGAACTTTGCCTCCTGATCAACCTGTGCGAAATGTATTTAATCCGCCCAATCTATATGGATATTTTATAACAATACGGCCTTTTGCAGAAGCGTCGGAATCTGAAGAATTACATGGAGAAGAATCTCAAGCTGAATCTCGAGCAGGCGGCTCAAAAAAAAGAAAAAGTAAAAAAAATAGAAAAAGTAAAAAAAATAGAAAAAGTAAAAAAAGTAAAAAAAATAAAAAAAGTAAAAAAAGAAAAACTTTATACCGATGAAGTAAATATTTTCAAATAAAAATGGATGAATGTATATTTTTATTTTGATAAATGATCGAGAGCACTTAACAAAACCTTTTCTTGACTAGTTAGTTTTTGAAAAATTAAACATTCATCCATTTTTATTTGAAAATATTTATTACTATAACCAAAATTTTTACACACAATAAAAACGCCTTCGTCCATTATTTTTACTTCACAGAATAGAGCTCCTTTTGTTAAATGAATATTTTCTGGATTATTTATTGGAATCCATCTTAAATATGTGCCATATTTTAAATCACTCATTTCATCCACATATTTATACTCCTTTAGCTTTTTTAATAAATCAAATGTTTCCCTTTTATCTAATTCCAACTCATTTAAAACATTTAAATTCATCTCTAATATTTTTTTTGTTGTAAAATTAAATAAATTTTCGTTTGAATCATCGTCTAATGCTTTTAATAATTTATTGACATCCATATATTATATAATAAATATTGATTTATATTATTTATTATATTTATTATTTATTATTTATTATTTATTATTTGGCTCTACCTTTTCAAAAGGGTGAATGGATTACCAACTACTAAATCCTCCAAAACCACCACCCATCTCACTTGCCGCTACAGGCAGTTGTTGAAACCCTTCTTGATCCGAAGGACTTGCCGCTCCAACCATCGGCGTTGTATCTTGACTATGCATCGCATTATAATTTGGTAATTGTTGTGGACTCATAGCATATTGCTGCACGGCAGATGAGTTCATATCACTTGTCGGTAATGAATTAATTGAGGTTCCATCATTATACGTAGAAGAAGATGATTGGTTTGATTGTTGCGAAATTGGTTGAGAAACTTTTACACTCCCGCTACCTTTTTTCCCTTTTTTATTACTTTTACCTTCCCATAATTCATTTAGTCTGTCTACCAAAATACTTACTTTCTCTCCTAATTTTGTTTGCAAACTTAATGTAATCATTAGAACAGCTAAAATAATAACAATTATACTAAAATCTGGATATTCTATTCCACTATATGTTGGCACAAATGTTATGATACGGTGTATCATTAATAATCCAATAAACATTATGATTATTTGTAAAATTATTTCTGCTAAAATTTCCACATTTCCTTTTTGATCATCGCCTTCAGGAACATATTTTTGCATAGATTTATTTAAAATAATTATTGGAATAATAGCTATTAATGAATATTGAATTATATTTAATATATCTGATTTTGATTCATCGTCAAAATTAAAAACATGCTTAAAAAAATTTTTCTTCGAATCATCTGAACTATCCATATGATTTATAAAAAGAAATTAAAATATTATTTTAATATTATATAAAATAATATTTTATATTTTATATATTTTATTTTTATATAATTTATATTTTATATAATTTATATTTTATATAATTTATATATAAATGATTGAAGAATACGTTTTTGCACTTGAAATGGATATTATTGCACCAGGTATAACTGCTGTTGCATTTAGTCCAGATTTTCAAAAAGTAGCAGCTGGCACAAATGATGGATTCGTTCAAATATGGGATACTACACCTCTACTTATTAGCACTAGCCCCAGCCAACATACAGAAAAAATAAGTGCTATTGCGTTTAGTATAGATGGCGAAAAAGTTGCATCTGGATCTTATGATAATACGATATGTATATGGGATACTATTAATAACACTCTTATTCATACTTTACGCGGTCACACTCAACCAATCATGTGTGTTAATTTTAGCTCAGATGGCCTACATATAGCATCTGGATCTATGGATAATACGGTGCGGATTTGGAATGTTGTTACTGGAAATGTCATTCATACTTTAAGAGAGAATGTCGCTGCTATAACCTGTGTTGAATTTAGTCCAAATAGGCAACAAATAGCAGTTGGATCATTTGATCCAAATATACGTATTTGGGATGTTGCTACTGGAAATGTTATTCATACCTTAAAACTATTAGCATCAGTATCATCAATCTCATTTAGCCCGGATGGGCAAAAATTAGCTGTTGGAGTTTTAGATGACACCTTAAGAATTTTGAATCCTAATTCAGGCAAACCTATTGGAGTTATCAGGCAATTAACTGCAATAAAAGCGATTTCCTTTAGCTCAGATAGCCAAACTATAACAGTTTGCTGTGGTAATATAATCAAAATTATAGATTTAAGCATTAATAAAATGATTGATTCTATTACTACTCATGCAGGTGTTATTAAAACTCTTCAAATTAGTCTAGATAGAGAGAGAATAATGGCCTTTAGTCCAATAGATAATACAATTTGCGTTTGGAAAAAATTTCCAAAGGCAGAAGCAATTAGCACGCCACAAGCAATACCTTATGAATTACATGATGATGGATCATTTCGTATAGCAGATGATGACGATGATGATACCCCTGGCGCATATGCTTCTAGCAATTTTATGACAGCTATTCCATATGTCAAGGCTACATTTCGCGAAGGCGGAAAGAAAAGTATTAGAAAGAAAAGTATTAGAAAGAAAAGTATTAGAAAGAAAAGTATTAGAAAGAAAAGTATTAGAAAGAAAAGTATTAGAAAGAAAAGTATTAAAAAATAAAATAATATAAAAATAACATAAATATTATATTATTATGAAAGTTAAACTAATTAGTTGTTCTAAACCACCAGATTCAGAGCAATCTATTATAGATTTAATCGCTTACTGTGCAAGAGTTTCAAATCCTGCTAATCAACATAATACAGAAACTAATGAAAAACTAATTAATTATCTTGTAAAAAATAATCACTGGAGCCCACTTGAAATGGTTAGCATATGTATTGAAATAGAAACTACAAGAGATATTGCCAGACAAATTTTAAGACATAGGTCATTTTCATTTCAGGAATTTTCTCAAAGATATGCAGTTGCAGATTTAGGATTTGAAACTAAAGAAGCTAGAACTCAGGATACAAAAAATAGACAAAATAGTATTAAAACCGAGGATGCAGACTTAATTAATAATTGGGAACTTCAACAAAATAACATATCGGATATGGCTTTAAAAGCTTATAAATGGGCAATAGAAAATGGCATCGCAAAAGAACAAGCCAGGTCTGTTTTACCTGAAGGAATGACCGTATCTAGAATGTATATGAATGGAACATTAAGATCCTGGGTTCACTATATTCAACTACGTTCAGGAAATGGAACACAAAAAGAACATCAAGATGTAGCTATTGCATGTGCAGAAGCAATTAAAGAAATTTTTCCTATGATTAAAGATTTTATCTCATAATTTATTATAATATAATATAATTTAATATAATATAATATAAATGGCAGAAATAACCGAACAAGGAATAGCCGCACGTGATGAAACATTATCACAAATGAATATGAATATTGATAGCTTGAATGATATATTTGATACAAATCCAGATAGTTCTAATCCAGATAGTCCAAATTATAACCAAAAACAAATAAATGATTTATACAAACAACTTTTAGAACAAAAATATTCATTTATAAGTTTAATACATGACATAAAAGATGATCCTCACGATAGAGAAAATCCAATTAGGGCAAGAGAAGTAGAAAAACTTGAAAAAACACTTAAAAAAATACATTTGTTAATTAATCGTATTTCACCTCTTTATAAGCCAGATTATAGAAATCCAGGTTCTATTGTTTTTTCAGCCAAGCAATTAGCAGATTTAGAAGCGTTGGATGATTTGGATGATGATGACCTATATCTGGGTGGAAAACAAAATAAAATGCGAAAATCTAAAAGAAAAAGTAGAAAAAGTAAAAAAAGTAAAAAAAGTAGAAAAAGTAGAAAAGGTAAGAAAAGTAGAAAATAAATTATAATAATTATATTTAGTTAAATGCGTAAGTAATTTAAAAACAAAGTGTATAATATAATTATTATGAGTAGTTCAAGATCAATTGCTGCGGCTAGAAACAGAAGAGCTGGCGACCCGCCTTCCACAAATAATAGTAGACCAGGAACATCCATAAATTCTCAGTCATCGTTTTCTCCTCAATCGCAATCACAGCCGCAAAAAAAAAGTGCAACTGCACCAAATTCTACACCAAATGTGCCAATTTCTTCTACTAAATTAACTATTTCTGATGCAATTGGATTAATAACACTACGACTAGGCAGAGTTGAACAATATATTCAAACTGCGGAATATGAAGGTGGAACTAATAATAATATCCCTGCTAATACTCAACTAGTTGATAAAAGTGTTATTAATAGTATTGTAAATAGACTTGACTTTCTTGAAAAAAAAGAAAAAGAATCATCAAGTAATAATAAACTCGAAACTGAAATAAGAGATATTAAAGATTTACTCATGACGCAAATGCTAAAATATGATAAATTCACGAATGAAACTGATAAAAGATTTACTGACGTTGATTCCGCGTTTGTTGAAATGGAAAAATTTCAAGAAACTCTTGGCAATTTAACTAATCTTAATTTATTAGATTCAAATGAGCCTGACTCGACAATTGTAGAATCTTCTATTTCAGAAAGTGACGTTATATCGACATCTAATTTAAAAAATATTATTGAACAAGAACTCGCATGTTCACAAACAAATTAATAAATATTAAATAATATATATTATTTAAAAATAAGTTAAACCTTTAATTATTTATAATTAATAATGAAAATTATTATTAATGATAAAAATAAAAAAGATATTTTTATTGCTTTATTTCAAACATTAAAAAACTGCACTAATATTATTTGTGTAATCTTTTATGATGATTATCTTTACATTCAAGGTATGGATAAATCTCATGTGTGCTTATTTGATGTTAAAATTTTAAAATCATGGTTTAATTATTACCAAAAAAATAATAATGATCAAGAAAAAATCAGTTTTGACTCTCATGTATTTTATACGATTATCAGCACTAAACAAGACGGACATTCAATTAATATTTTTTTTGATTCTAATTCAGATAATCTTAATATTAGTTTATTAACTCATGAAAATATTAAAAGTGGTGGAGTAGGAGGAGTAGGAGGAGTAGGGGGAGTAGGAGGAGAATCTAAGGGAGGAGAATCTAATAAGCATTTTAAAATACCTTTAGTTGATTTTGATTATGAAATTATGAGTATTCCAACATGTGATTATAATGCTGAATTTTCAATTTCTTCTAAAAAAATATATGAAATTATTTCTCAAATGTCATCATTTGGGGATGATATTAATATTAAATGTTCTGATGAAGGGGTTGATTTAATTTCAAATGGAATTATGGGAGAAATGCTTGTAAATATTTCAATTGACGATTTAAATGAATACAGTATTAATGAAGATGATAACATAGATTTGAATTATAGCCTTATTTATATTCATAAAATGTGCGTAACTAACAAACTTTCAAGCGAAATTCAATTTTACATTAGCAAGGAATTTCCTATGAAAATTAAATATGATTTAGGAGATAATAGCACGATTGAATTTTATATTGCTTCTAAAACCAACCTTTCATAACTTGTGAAAAAGGTTGAATCAAATACTTTTTTTAAAGTGTATATGTATAATGAAATCTAAATTACTTGAAGCAGAAGATAATTATACTTTTTATTGTAATAATTGTAAAAAACATTTTGCATTTATATATACTTTTTTCCCAACTAATAATTCAGCTGAATATTATATTTGCGGTAATTGTAATAGTGTGTTACCTGTTAAAGATATTAAAAAAATGCACAACAATAAAATTGTTAGTTATTTTTGTTGTTGCTGGTCTATTCCTGCATTTTGTTGAATTTTTATATTTATTCATTATATTTATTATATATATAATATATAATGAATAAATATAAAAAAAGAAGAACTAGAAAACATTTAACAAAAAGACATAGAAACAAAAAATATTTAACAAAAAGACATAGAAATAAAAAACATTTAGTAACAAAAAGACATAGAAACAAAAAACATTATGGTGGAGGATTTAATCAAGTAGAAAAGGCGCGATTAAGAAAAATATTTGAAGATAAAAATTTTACAGCTGCGCAAATAACAGAATTACTTAAGTTAATAGATCCACTTGCTCAACGTTTTTCATCTGCTTCTGGATTTTTTGAAGATTTTGCGGATGGGTTAGAAGCAGAGCCTGATTTTGAATCGACTCGCGCACGGATGATAGCTTCACAACATCATGAATTAGACGTAGAAACAGATGAAGAATACGAATCTGATTAATTAATATTATATAATGAATAAATATAAAAAAACAAGAGGAAATAAAAAATATAAACGAAAAACAATAAAAAATAAAACAAAATTAAAAAAACAAATTGGCGGAGAATTATCATCTCAGTGTCTTAAAGAAATATTAGCAATGAGTTTTAGTCAAAATCATAATTTGAGTGAACAAGAAATATCTACACTAGTAAATAAGTTAGTTGTAAATAAAACGATGTTAAATGAATGGCAACTTTTGTTCACGTTGCTTGATCAAATTAATGATTCAACTCATTTAGATTATGACCAATTAACACAAATGGCTGATGAAGAAGTTGAAACAACAGTTACTTGGCATGAGCTTAGTTAACTTTTGAATTACTTAAAAATAATTTGGTTCGTTTTAATTAGTAAAAACTATTATTTATTTTATTTAAGAATTATGATTGAAATATTAACAAGTATTTTTATTTTTTGTTTGGTATTATTTATATATCTTCATGTGCAATTTCATTTAAAAACAAGTAATGATTTAGAGATTTATGAACTTGATCAGGCATCCAAAGATAAATTAGAAGAAATTTGCGATATTAGGCAACCAGTTTTATTTGATTTTGATTGTCAACCAATTATTGATACCTCTAATAAAAATTATATCTTAAATAATTATCATGCATTTGAAATAAAAATTAGAAATAATAAAGAAAATAATTCAAATACTGAAATGTATATACCCTTACCTATTCATTCCGCTATAAAATTATTTGATGAAGATAAAAATAGCACTTATTTTTCCGAGAATAATTCTGATTTTTTACAAGAAACAGGAGTTATCAAAAATTTGCAATATAATGATGAATTCTTACGCCCTTATATGGTGTCTAATTGTGATTATGATATTTTGATGGGTAGCGATAATTGCTTTACTCCATTTAGATATGAAATTAATTATCGAAATTTCTTTTTATTAACTCAAGGCACAGCGCAAATAAAACTTAGCCCTCCTCAAAGCACACGATATTTATATCCTAATTATGATTATGAAAATTTTGAATTTGGATCACCAATTAATCCATGGAACCCACAACCAAAATATACTGCCGATTTTGATAAGATTAAATGTTTAGAGATTACTTTATTACCTGGCAAAACATTTTTTATTCCAGCATTTTGGTGGTATAGCATTAAGTTTGGAAAAAATAGCAGTATTTCTTGTTTTCGATATAGAACATACATGAATAATATTGCAATCTCTCCTTATATTGCTATGTATGCGTTACAAAATCAAAATATTAAACGAAATGTAGCAAAAACTGCGAATGTTACTGATTTAAATAAATCTGTTTCATCTGAAACAATTCAAAATATAGTTCAAGAAATACCAAATACTGTTCAAGAAATACCAAATACTGTTCAAGAAATACCAAATACAATTGAATAAACCTAATTTTAAAATTATGTAAAAATAATTTTAAAATACTATTATAAATGTTTAACAAGAAATATTCTCTCAAACGCCTTTTTAATAATTCTGGAAAAAAATACAAACATAAAAGAACTTTTAGAAAAAGACAAACCAAAAGACATCATAAAAGCAAAACATATATGCGAGGTGGCTGAGGCGGGTCTCCTAGTCCTCCTCCTCTTTTAAATTAATATAAAATATTAATTAGTAATTGAATATTTATTTCTAGAATGATAAACATATTTAACTATGTTTTGATATAGAGACATATACTTAATTAAAATATACACCAAAAATTAATATTGTTTGTTTATTATTTTTTCCCCTTTTTATCAGCTTCCTTTTTACTAGCATTTGCAGATGCCAATAAATATCCTGCTGCTTTTTGCGCTAATTTAGCTGATGATAAATTTGGTGAAGAATTTGACTTCGGTGATGTTTTTTTAATATCTTTTGCAATTTTTGGACCCATCTTACATCATAATAATAAAATCTTTTTAATACATTTTTTTTAATACATTTTAAAATGTATTAAAAATAATTCATTAATAATTATTATCAAGTATGAACAGAATGGTATATAATCCACGAACAGGAATTTATGAACAAGAAAATGAATTTCAAGACATGTATAATAGCAATCCAAGGCTTTCTAATAGTGACTCTGATGATGATACAGATATGTTTGGTAATAATTTATATGGTAATAGATGTATTGGAGGTAATGCAGCATTACAACCCAATTATTCAGGTTATAATACTACTTTAGGAACAAGAGAGCTAAACTCCGCTGTTAAGTTGCAACAAGATGCATTAAAATTTAATGAAAATAGAAAAAAGACAGAGCATGATAGATATGTTGCAAAAGAAGCACAAACCGCAGCAAATGCAAAAATATGTGCTGCCAATTACAAAAAAAGTGCTCAATGCGCAGAACTTAAAGAACAAGTTAAAATACAAAAAAAAAATACAAAATAATAATAATAATAATAATAATAATTTTTTTATTTACACTATATTTTCCTTTAAATTATCTACTAATTCCTCATTTTTAATAGTCATACAAACTATTTTTTGTCTACATAATGCACAATTTGGCTTACATTTTTTTAATATTTGTTTTACACATGTTCCACAAAATTTATGATCACAATTTAACACAACCATGTCTGTTTCTTCTGTTTCTTCGTAGCATATATTACAATTCTCTTTCTCTTTTAAATTAGCATTATTTATTTCAATACTTAAAATTATTTCAATATTAAATTTTTTACTTTCATTTATTTGCACATAATCATTCCTTAATCTAGCTAAAAATTCGGATAATTCTAACTCTAAATAACTATATGAATTTTGTATAAAAATTGTTTCAACTAAAATTACTGAATCTACACTTTCTGTTTGCACGTTTACAGGTTGAACCGCATTCCAAATATGATTTATAATTGATTCAACGAAAATAGATACATTATTTTTTGATTTTGCACCACAAAATCTCATCGCATAACTTTTAATTATATTAACTGGCTGATTATTAATCCATATTTTAAAATATGTTATTTTATCGCTTAAACTAATTGATAAAATTTCTAATAACATATTTTTTTTATTCAATAAATTTTCTTCGAAACGTTTTAATAATGGATCATTACATCTCTTAATATTATGATTATTACTTTCACAAAAAGAGCATCGATTTATTCTATTTAATACAGGTTGGTTTTGCTGTTGCATATTATAATATGATATATAATTGTTATATATATTTATTTCAATTTTTTATATAGTAAATTTTATATATTTAAGTAACTTGTTAATAATAGTTAAAGCTTATTTATTATTAATATATATCAGTAACATGGATACAAATATTAGTACGGATACATTTAAAATACATGTAAATGACACCGATACATTTAAAATACATGTAAATGACACCGATACATTTAAAATACATGTAAATGACACCGATACATTTAAAATACATGTAAATGACCGCGAATATTTATCTTATAATATTTATAAAACTGATCATTTTCAACCAGTAAATTTAGATTTTAATCCAATTGAAAATAAACTGTTTTCAGATGATGTTTTTAGTATTGATAATACTAAAAATATCACAATCGTTCATTCTACAATCAGGTCTGGATCACCTATGCCCGGAGTTTTAATCATTAATAATAATAAAACATATGGCAGACAACAAAAAACTAATAAAAAAGAAGGCAGATTATTATATAAATGTATTCCTGATGATATGAGATTACCGCCTTTTTTAATTCCATATGAAATTAAAAATATGGGCTTCTCTAAAGTATTTGTAAATTTATACGTAACATTTTCTTATTTAAACTGGGATAATAAGCATCCTCATGGATTATTGAGCCAGACTATTGGACCAGTTGATGTTTTAGATAATTTTTATGAATATCAATTATATTGCAAAAGTTTAAATGCATCTATTCAACAATTTCAAAAGGATACAACTCAATCACTTAAAAATTCTTCTTCACATGAAGACTTTATTTTGAACATTAGAGAGAAATTTACGACTATAGAAAATAGAACCGATTGGCATATCTTCACAATCGATCCTCCTAAAAGTCTGGATTTTGATGATGGATTCAGTATTAAAGAATTAGATAATAATATACATCAATTAAGTATATATATTGCAAATGTTACCATATTAATGGATGTTTTAAATCTTTGGGATTCATTTTCTCAACGCATATCCACAATTTATTTACCTGATAGAAAAAGACCAATGTTACCAACCACATTATCTGACTGCCTTTGCAGTTTACAATCTAATCACACTAGATTAGCATTTGTAATGGATATATTTATACAGAATAATGAAATTATTCAAATTAAGTATTCAAATTGCATTATTAAAGTTTACAAAAATTATAGCTACGAAGAACCCGCATTATTATCCGATAAAAATTATATTAAATTAATCGATGTAACCAAAAAATTGTCAAAAAAATATAAATATATTAATAATGTTCGCAATAGTCACGAGGTAGTTTGCTACTTAATGATATTAATGAATTATAATTGTGCTACTGAAATGATTAAACATAAATCAGGCATTTTTCGTTCTACTATTATTAAAAAAGAAGTTGATATACCAGATAATATACCAGAAGAGGTTTGTAAATTTATCAAAATTTGGAATAGCTCATGCGGACAATATATTAACGGAGAAGAAATAGATAATCAAAATATTAGACATGAATTACTTGATTTTGATTCATATATTCATATTACTAGTCCCATAAGACGTCTGGTAGATTTGTTGAATATTATTAAATTTCAACAAAATACAGGAATTATTTCACTTTCAGAAAATGCAACCCAATTTTATAATAAATGGCTTAGTAACCTAGAGTATATTAATGTTACTATGCGTTCTATTAAAAAAGTTCAAATAGATTGTTCCTTACTTGATTTATGCTTTAATAATCCGGATATTATGGAAAAAGAATATGATGGATATTTATTTGATAAAATTGTAAGAATTGATGGACTATTTCAATTTATGGTATTTTTACCCGAGCTAAAATTATCCTCCAGAATAACAATCAGAGAGAATCTTAATAATTTTGAAAATAGAAAATTTAAACTATTTCTGTTTAATAATGAAGAAAAATTTAAAAAAAAAATCCGATTACATTTATTGTAATTATATATTATTTTTGCACCTTTATGATTTAGGGTGCTTCGTTGAAAAGTCTATTAATTATATTTTACGGTCCATTTTATATTTACTTCAAATGATAATTTTTTCAAAAATAAGTATAATCCTATTAAATTTATTGTAATCATAAGTGACATATAATTTAATAAATATAATTTGCTTAAAATTATATTTATATACTCATAATTAGTTTTCCATATATTATACATAATTAGTAATAAACAGATGTATAAACTATTGAAGTTGTAATTTTGAATAAATTCAGGCATTTTATTTATTATATAATTATAATTATTTATTCATAATCATAATCAATTTTTTATAATATCAGGCGTTTTGACGAAGCACCGTAAATGAGAAAAGGTGTTTAAACTTAAGATTAATTCTTATTAATTAAAACTTCCTTGGATATTTTCTTTATTATTTTTTCTGCTTTTTCTTCATCGTTGTCCCCGGCTCCGCCCATCGCTTCCATCATTATATAATTATATTGGTCACTCCGTTTGGATTCGCTATTGCTATGGTCTGGATATTTGGCTCTCCATAAAGGTAATGCACAGATATTCTTATGAGCAATATATTTGATTGCCTTTCGCATTTTCTTATTATCAGAGTCTTCTTTTTCCCAAACGTTTCCATCCTTAACATACAACGATTCCCTTTTTTGGTCACTGCAGTGCACAGGCCTCATGTTTTCATCAAGAGCTTTTAAATTCTTAATAATAAGTTTGGAAATTCCATTTACGAAGCCAAGCTCGCCAATACTTTCAATATCAGCTAATTGGATTTTAATAGAATCTACGAAATCCATAATGTTCATTGCATCTTTACAAGTTTCGTTTAAAAATAATTGCAAATTAAATGTTTTGTTATGGCTATTATTATTAATTGTATTATTATTATTATTATTAATTATACCATTTTTTGATATTTCAATAATTATTTTATTTTGTTCAATTAATAAATCCTTAAATTCTTGATTTTGTTGTATAATATTTAAAATTAATTCGGATGATATATTTTCAGTTTCTATTATACTTGAATTTTCTATTTTTATTATTTCATTATTTGCACATTTTTTTTTATGTCGCCATAATCCTGATCTGTCATTAAATTTCTTTTTACAAGCTTCGCAATCATAATTAGATGTGATGTAATTTGGCGCTTTTCCGTTGCTATTCGTTGTTTTTTTGTGTTTTGATGTTAAAGTGTGTCTAGTATAGTCTCCTTTTTTACTGCATGTAAAGTCACAAAATTCACAATAAATTTGATGGATGTTTTTTGATGTAAAATCCGTTGTCATTTGTTGCTATATATTAACAATATATAAAACTCCTAAATCCTTTTTAAAATAAATAATAAAAAATTATGCTAACAAAATAAAAAAATCGTAAAATGTTGGGAGAGCCTAATTTTCATTTATGCAGCAAATTCATGTTTTTCATCAAAGTCTCTTGCCACTTTCCGAAAATGGACATTTATAAATGTCCATTTTCGTGTTTTCCTTTTGGACTTTTGAAAAAAATTGCAATCTTTATATAATATTTTTCTAAATGGGCTTAAAGAAAATTAGGATTAATTCTTATTAATTAAAACTTCCTTGGAAATTTTCTTTATTATTTTTTCTGCTTTTTCTTCATCGTTGTCTCCGGCTCCGCCCATCGCTTCCATCATTATATAATTATACTGATCACTCCGTTTGGAATCACTATTGCTATGGTCTGGATACTTTTCTCTCCATTTTGGAAGAGCACAAATATTATTATGGGCAATATATTTGATTGCCTTTCGCATTTTCTTATTATCAGCATCTTCTTTTTCCCAAACATTTCCATCTTTAACATACAAGGATTCCCTTTTTTGGTCACTGCAGTGCACAGGCCTCATGTTTTCATCCAGAGCTTTTAAATTCTTAATAATAAGCTTGGAAATTCCATTTACAAAGCCAAGCTCTCCAATACTTTCAATATCAGCTAATTGAATTTTAATGGAATCTACGAAATCCATAATATTCATGGCATCTTTACAAGTTTCGTTTAAAAATAATTGCAAATTAAATGTTTTGTTATGGCTATTATTATTTAATGTATTAATATTTGTAGTTCCATTTTTTATTACATCAATAACTCCTTTTTGCAATTCTTGATTTTGTTTTTGAAAATCTGTATTTTGATTAATTAATTCTTGATTTTGTTTAATAACTTCTAAAACCAAATTTGTTAAATTTGGGATTTCTTGAATTTTTAAAATACATATTTTTTTATGTTTCCATAAACCACTATAGGTCTTGTATTTTTTTTTACATTCACAAACATGGTATTGGGATTTTTCATTTCCAAATAGTTCCAAATCATTTCCATCGGCATGTTTTGATGTCATGGTGTGTTTTATGTAATCTTTTTTGTTATTTGTTATGTAGGCGCATTTTTCACAACAAAAATTGGGGATTTTTTGGGATTTTTTTATTTCCATATTTGTCTAATATATACAAATATAATAAATGTCTAAATGCCTTTTTTATAAAATTTAAAAAAACTATGCTAACAAATTTAAAATTTCTTAAAAAGCCGCGAGAGCCTAATTTTCATTTATGCAGCAAATTCGCGTTTTTCACCAAAGTCTCTTGCCACTTTTCAAAAATGGACATTTATAAATGTCCATTTTCGGGTTTTCCTTTTGGACTTTTGAAAAAAATGGCAATATTATATAATATTTTCCCAAAGGGGCTTAAAGAAACTTAAGATTAATTCTTATTAATTAAAACTTCCTTGGATATTTTCTTTATTATTTTTTCTGCTTTTTCTTCATCGTTGTCTCCGGCTCCGCCCATCGCTTCCATCATTATATAATTATATTGGTCACTCCGTTTGGAATCACTATTGCTATGGTCTGGATACTTTTCTCTCCATTTTGGAAGAGCACAAATATTATTATGTGCAATATATTTGATTGCCTTGCGCATTTTCTTATTATCTGTGTCTTCTTTTTCCCAAACGTTTGCATCCTTAACATACAACGTTTCCCTTTTAGAATCGTTACAATGGACTGGACGCATGTTTTCATCAAGAGCTTTCAAATTCTTAATAATAAGCTTTGAAATCCCATTCACAAAGCCAAGCTCTCCAATACTTTCAACATCAGCTAATTGAATTTTAATTGAATCAACAAAATCCATAATATTCATCGCATCTTTGCAAGTTTCATTTAAAAATAATTGCAAATTAAATGTTTTGTTGTGACTATTATTATTAATTGTATTATTATTTGTATTTGATGAACCGTTTTTACAAACTTCTAACATTTGTTTTTGTAGGTCTCCATTACTTTTAACAAGCTCTATCATAATATTAGTTAAAACTGATACTTCATTTGTGGATGAATTAATAATAATATTTTCAGATGAAAAACATTTTTGTTTATGATACCATAAACTGTTTCTTGCCTTATAAGTTTTATTACAATTTTGGCATGTAAAAATATTTTCGGCGTTTTTAGGCGTTAAATCGTTCAATTTTGTTCTATTTTTATGTTTAGATGTCGTCAAGTGTCTAACCCATTCAGATTCTTTAAAGCATTTGAAGTCGCAAAAACTACATTCAAAAAATTCGGCGTTTTTTGGCGTTTTTTCCATTCTAAATGTTCTATATTATTAGAATATAATAAATGTCTAAATACTTTTTTTAAATAAAAATAAAAAAATATGCTAACAAATTTAAAATTTCTTAAAAAGCCGCGAGAGCCTAATTTTCATTTATGCAGCAAATTCATGTTTTTCACCAAAGTCTCTTGCCACTTTTCAAAAATGGACATTTATAAATGTCCATTTTCGTGTTTTCCTTTTGGACTTTTGAAAAAAATGGCAATATTATATAATATTTTTCTAAATGGGCTTAAAGAAATATTATATCCAACTTATATATGAATATAATAACAACAATAACAAATGATATTTTAATGAGAACCGTAACCAATATAACTACTTCAATTGTATCTACTCATAGTTTATTTGTGTGGTTTATAGATTATAAAAATAGCGATTATAATGTTTATAAAAAGGAAATTAAGGTATCTGATCTTCATAATAAACTATTAATAATTTCAGCATTAATAAAAGATATAATTAAAAAATACTATTTTAAAAAAGATGAAAACGTAGATGATATTATTCAACAATTTATAGAAAAAGATATATCAGTTGATAATTTTATGTTAATTGATTATGACATAAAATTAAATACTTTTAATGAAATACCTACATGTATTAGATTAGCATTAATATCTACACTTGAAATAATTACAATATTAAATAATGAAATTTTGAAAATTCATATGAAAATTCATGATCATCATAAAAAATGGCTAAGCTATATTTATAGCATCAAAATTGAAGAAGAAATGAATGTTATTTTAGAACATAATATTATTTTTGAAAAAAGACTGGATTTATTATTTAAAATATTGAATGCATATTAGCATACATTTATGCAGTATAATATACATTTTTTAATCCATACTTATTCATACATTTATTTAAGAAACATTCACACCCGGAACAAGGCTTTGAGTTTATAAAGTTAAAAGCATTTATACCTTTACCACAACGCATCACATAAATATCAGCATCGCGCAACTTATTATAATCACCTAATACTTTTAAAACATTTCTTTCAGCGTGGATTGTATTTGCTGAATAACCGCTACCTTTGCTTCGTGATCCAATACGATTTGTTGCTTCTGCAATAATTTTTCCACGTAAAACAACGATTGCAATATGAACGCTTGTTTCATGAGTTTTTCTTAATTTATCAATTCTCGGATCATTTCTGAATTGCTCGATAATTGAATTTGTATTATAATTAGACATAGATTATATAATAATTTATGTCTAATACTTTTAAAATGTATTATATTCAATTTTATATTTTATTATCAAAATAAAAAGGTATAAAACAATTTAAACACAATTAACTATATTATATAATTTAAAATGGTTAAAATATGCTCGTTAAATTATCCTTCTGAAAATGAACCACCATATAAAGAATACTATGCAAAATTTAAATATGAATTACACGATTTTCAAAAGTGGGCTATAGAAGGATTAGTTAACGGTCAGCATGTTTTAATTACGGCACCAACAGGAACAGGCAAATCGATGCCCGCAGAATTTGCAATAGATTTTTTCCATTCAAAAGGGAAAAAATCTATATATTGTTCGCCAATTAAGAGCTTAAGTAATCAAAAATTTTATGATTTTTCACAAAAATACCCGCATATAAGTATAGGTCTAATTACTGGAGATATTAAAACAAACTCTACAGCTGATGTGCTTATTATGACTACAGAAATTCTTTTAAATAAATTATATCAACTTAAAAGTAATTCGCCAAAAATAAACTCATCCACTTCATTTGAAATGGATATTGAAAATGAGTTAGGTTGTGTTATCTTTGACGAAATTCATATGATTAATGATAAGGATAGAGGACATATTTGGGAAAACTCTATAATGATGTTACCTAAACATATTCAAATGATAGGGCTTTCAGCTACACTTGATAATCCTGAAAAGTTTGCAGATTGGTTAGAAACCAAAGGACAATTAAAAGAAGAAAATATATCTGAAAAACTGGTTTATCTAGCTAAAAAGTTAGATAGACCTGTGCCACTTATACACTATAGTTTTATAACTGCAAATACTGGTATATTTAAAGCAATTAAAGATAAAACTATTCATGAAGAAATCAGAACTATAACTGATAAGCCCTTTGTAATTCAAACCGCAAAAGGCGAATTTAATGAATTACATTATTTGAAAATGAATAAAGTATTGAAACTATTTGATTCTAAAGAGATTCGCGTTAAAAGACAACATGTTTTAAATCAATTATCGAAATATTTAGTAGAAAATGAGATGTTACCTGCTCTTTGTTATGTATTTTCAATAAAACAATTAGAAAAATGCGCGAACGAATTAACGGCACCTCTTTTAGAGTTTGATTCAAAAATCCCATATACTATAGAGCATGAATGCGAACAAATAATAAGAAAATTTGCGAATTATCAAGAATATTTGAATTTGCCTGAATATGTAAGTTTAGTTTCCTTATTAAGAAAAGGAATAGGAATTCATCATTCTAAGATGATGAGTGTTTTAAGAGAAATTGTAGAAATATTATTTGCAAAAGGAATGATTAAAATGTTATTTTGCACAACGAGCGTAGCAATTGGACTAAATTTACCGGTGAAAACAGCTATTTTTACAGATATTTATAAACATGATGGAGAACAATTGACTATTTTACAAGGTCATGAATACACACAAGCCGGAGGTAGAGCTGGTAGATTAGGATTAGATACTGTAGGTCATATTATTCATCTCAATAATCTTTTTCGAAATGTAGAACTAACAAGTTATAAAACGATGATGTGTGGAAAGCCTCAAGCCTTAATATCCAAGTTCAAAATTTCATTTAATTTATTATTAAATATGATTGATATTGGTGATAATAATTTTATAAATTTTGCTAAAAAAAGTATGATTAAAGGAGATATTGATATACGCTTAAATGAAATTCAACAAAATATGTTAAAGCTAGAATGTGAATACATTTTGATGACTGAAACCAAAAAATATTTAAGAACTCCGGTAGAAATTATAAAAGAATATGTTGATTGCATAGAAAAAAGGCCAAACACAGTTAATAAAAAACGAAAAGAAGTCGATAGACAAATTCAGACGATTTTAGACAATTATAAATTTATTGAAAGTGATAAATTAATAATTCAAAAATATTTTATGAAGGAAACTGAGCTACAAGATTTACAAAATGAATATAATAATATGGAAAAATATATGGATAATAATACCTTAATTATTCTTGATATGTTAGAAAGTGATGACTTTATTTCAAGAGATGATAAAACAAAGTATATATTATCTCAACAAGGAACTATAGCAACACACTTAAAAGAAACACACTGCTTAGTATTTGCAAAATTGCTTCAAAATAATGACTTTGATGAATTATCAAGTAAACAATTAGTTGCTATTTTTAGTTGTTTTACAAATATTTCAGTTCAATCTGATTTTAAATCAGATATACCTAGTTTGAATGATAAAATAGTTCAAAATATGATGCTTAAAATTCAAGGAATGTATGATGATTATCATGAAAAAGAAATAACAAATTATATTAATACTGGCATAGACTATACTATACATTTTGATTTAACTGAATATGCTATATGTTGGTGTGATTGTGAAAGTATTGAAGATTGTAAATTTTTATTACAAAATATAGAAAAGGAAAAAGGGATTGTTTTAGGTGAATTTATTAAGGCACTTTTAAAGATTAATAATATTTCAGCTGAAATGGAAAAGGTCGCAGAATTAATTGGCAATATTCAACTTTTAAGTAAATTAAAGGCAATACCAAAAATGACTTTAAAATATATTGCTACTAATCAGTCTCTCTATGTATAAAATTAGACATCACAAAAATATTAATTATTTAGTGCGTTTTTTAGTTTTTTTGTATTTTCTAGTAGATGTATATTTTCTATGTCTTTTAGATTTAGGTTTTCTATGTTTTTTTCCTCCTTTACGTGATGAAAGTCCTTTTAAAAATTGCAAAAATGGTTCTAAATCTAGGCTTGGATAAAACATAATATCAAAATTATAATTCGCTTCAAAATTATTAATACCAGCTTTTAAACATTCTATATATAATTGAATTGCATCTGTGTTATATGTTCTACCGCTTCCAGATGCACGATAAAATTGTTTATTACATTCGTTATCAATTATAGCCTTTAATCTATCATCAACATCACGTGTTTTAATTGGATTTGAAAATAGCCAAACACCATATACTGTAAATAAAATACTATATTCTATTTCTTGACCTGGATGACCTTTTAATATCTTACATATATCTTCCACACTTGGATAATATTTACTTACTATTGGATGTGTATGCCATATTATTTTGTTATTATCTACTGCTACCGATGCTCTTGCTCCAGATTTTTTAGGTTCTCCTTCATGAATTTTAATAAAATTACCATCTTCAAATTTACCAGATATTTCAAAATCTGAATTATTAATATGTTCAATTATTTCTTTTATTTCCATTTATATATATAAATATAAATATAAATCTTAAATATAATAAGTTAAAAAACATTTATTAATAAATACTTAAAATTAAATACTTATATATTTTAATAATGGCATTAATATGCAATAAATATAAATTATTGGAAAAAATAGGTGAGGGTTCTTTTGGAACAATATTTAAAGGTAAAAATATACGTACACAAGAATTAGTAGCTATCAAAATTGAACCAATAATAAATAATACAAAATTATTAAAAAATGAATCTATCATTTATCAATATTTAAATAATGAAAACTTTGCAAACATTAAGTGGTTTGGTAAAGATTCCTTAAATTACTATATGATAATTAATTTATTGGGGGAGTCCTTACAATCATTAAAAGAGAGAAAAGGCATATTTTCTCTCAAAGTAGTATTACAAATTGGGATTCAAATAACTAATTTGCTTAAAATAATTCATAATAAAGGTCTTATACACCGAGACATAAAACCAGATAATTTTTTACTTGGATTAAATAATAAAAATAAACAAATTTATATTATAGATTTCGGATTTTGTAAAACATATTTAAATAATAATAAACATATTGAATTTAAAAAAACAAATAGTTTAATTGGAACTCGTAATTTTGCTAGTATAAATTCGCACGAATTTAATGAATTAAGCAGACGTGATGACCTAGAATCCTTAGGATATATGTTAATATTTTTTTATTTTGGCGAACTTATGTGGAATGATTGCAAAAATAATGAAATAATAAAAAATATGAAAAATAATATTATTAATAATAGCAATATTCCAAAAATTTTAATTGATTATTTTGAAATAATCAAAAAATTAGAATTTAAAGAAAAGCCAAATTATGACTTAATTATTAATATGTTTACAAATGAAATTATTGGATAATGTATTTGATAATATTATTATTATAAACGGTTTAAAGATATTAATTGTATACTATTATAATGTCATCAACTTCTATGTCTGTAACAACTTCGCCTGAGCGTTTAACCGGATGTGTTAAGTGGTTTAATAACAAGGCTGGATATGGATTTATTACTGTTACGGATGGTAGTCAAACCGGGACTGATATTTTTGCACACCATAGTGGTATTGGTGTTACTGACCAACAGTATAAATATTTAGTTCAAGGAGAGTATGTTGAATTTTTTAGTAGTCCAACTCAAAAAGGAACTCATGCTACTCAGGCAGTTAATATTTGCGGTATTAAAAACGGTAAGCTAATGTGTGAAACTAGAAATGAACTAAAAGTTTCTAGAAATTCTTATAAGGATACTCAACAACCTACAACTGATTTGCAAAGACAACCGCGCGTTCAAAGACAACCTCGTGTTTCTACTGAAGAAGCATCAGCCGTTGCTGATAAAAAGGAATGGACACTAGTTGATTCTTCATCAGTAGAAAGAGATGTAGTTAGACAAGGACAAGGAGCAGGACAAGGAGCAGGAAGAGGAGCAGGAAGAGGAGCAGGAAGAGGAGCAGGACAAGGAGCAGGAAGAGGAGCAGGAAGAGGAGCAGGAAGAGGAGCAGGAAGAGGAGCAGGATCTAAAGTTGTAAAAGAATAAGAATAAAGTAAAGTTTAGGATAAAATAAATAATATTATAAATTATATTTTATTAATTTATAATATTCAAAAACTTATAATATATTATAATATATATAAATGGTGGGTTCAAATTCTAATACTAATACTAATTCTAGTTCAAATTCTAATTCTAATTCTAATAATACTAATAGTTCTACTTCTGGAAGTTCTAATTCTAGTAATTCAAATATAGCAAATATGATAATGAGTAAATTACAGGGTCAGTCCTCATCAGGATCAACATCAACAGGATCAACAGGATCAACTTCAAATAGTTCAAAAATGCAAAAAGGTGGCAGGCGTAGAAAATCTAGAAGAGGCGGTAGGTTGGCGATGTCGATGGGTGGAAGGCGTAGAAAATCTAGAAGAGGCGGCGCTAGGATCCAGCAGGAGTTGATGGGTGGAAGGCGTAGAAAATCTAGAAGAGGTGGTGATCAACAACTACACGCACTAGGCGGACGTAGAAGATCTAGACGTTAAACATTTTATTATAAAAAAAAATTGAAATACTTTTTATAATAAAAAATAAAATTAATATTAAATCACTAACAATAATGACATTAACAATAATGAATCAAGTCATGTATTATTTATATACTATTTCAATACTATTTAATAATATATATTTTGCAATTGCATTAGGTATTATTAATATTATTTATAATTATTATTTATTAAAAAAAAATATAAAAAAGCCAGATTTATTTTATAGAAATGTAAAAATTTGGACAAATCTAGAACATATTCAAAAAAATTTGGAAGCACTAACAAAAGCACCTAAATTTATGGACTGGATTGATAAAATTATTGAGGAAAAAGAATTTAAAATAACAGAATTCGAAGTTACTGATATGGATTTCTTTGGACCTCCAATTCCTGAAAAGTTGGCATTTTATAAGGGAAAGTTGCAGGCTATCAATAAAAAGGGGTTAAAAGTGGCATCAAATATTTGCAATAACCGAGGAGGATGCACCGCCATTTTAATAATTGTTAATGCTAAAATTGGAACACAAAATAAAAAATTAGTTGCCATGGTAGAACAAGACAGATTACCTTCGGGAGGTCGGCGTATCGAATGTGTTGCTGGAATGAAAGACTTAGTGACTGGATCAGTTAAAGGTCCAATTATTAATGAAATTCTTGAAGAGTTACCAATTGATGATCTTAATGAGGAAGACAACCGCATATTTTCATTAGGTTCAATTTGGCCAAGTCCTGGTTGGTCGGATGAAAAAATTGATTTATGGGCTGGAGAATTTGAAATTGACGAAGAAAAATATAATTATCTAAAAGCTGGCACATTTGGAGAAGGGGCTCACGAAGTAATTAAAGTTCATTTTTACGAGTATAATAATTTTCCTGATGTATTATTAAAAATTGGTGATGTAAAAACTGAATGTGCCTTTTGGAGATATAGAGTATTTAAATGTGAGGTATAAATTTTAAAACGATTTTTATTGTAATGTAAGTATAATTGTTATATGTATGTGTATTTTTTTATCTTCTATATTTTCTAGATTTTCTATATTTTCTAGATTTTCTATATTTCCTAAATTTTTTAGATTTTTTTCCTCCACTATTAGGATTATATTGCGGATTTAATCTACCTCTACCATCAATAGCGCTTGTTACTTTTCTTAAATGTTTTAAATATAATTCCTTAAACATTTGATCCTGCTCATTCAAACCATTCAAACTATTTAAAACATTAATATAATTATTTGCTTCGTTATTATATTGTGCACGTTGTTGAGGTGATTCTACTCTAACGGAATCTTTAAGATGAAATTTATTATCGAATACATTTGTAATAATTTCTTTTAATTCTCTTGAAATTTCAGAAGGTATTTGAGCCATTATATAATATTTGAATATTAAAAAATATTAAAAATATATTAGTAAAACCCCAAAAAAAGTATTAGGGTTCATATAATATTTGGCTCCACCTTTTAAAAGGTGGAAAAAAAATAAAAAAAGAGTAAAAAAAGAAATAAGTAAAAGAAAAAAAAAAGTTGAAATGTAAATGAATAAGTAAAATGAGTGTATTAAATTAAGTGAAATCAAAAATGTTTATCGAAATAAATAAAATAAATAAAAGTATGTTGGAGATGTGTATAAAATTGATAAAAGATGTGGGAGTGCGATATGGTGTAGACGTATCGGATATGGTGCGTGAGTATTCTGTGGATGGTTTAAAAAAGTCAAGCCGAAATGTGAAATGTGTTTTGCCATTTCAAGGTATATTAGAGTGTGATAAAAATAAATGTATGGGTTTATCAGAGAATCATGGTTTATTCAGTCGATGCAGTCAGGAGAAGGAAGAAGATGAGGTGTATTGTTCAGTATGCTTACTGGAAGCAGAATTGAATAGTTCGGGAAAGCCAAATGCGGGAACGGTAGAAGACAGATTAAAGGTAGGAATTCTGGATTATATAAGTCCAGATGGAAAAAAAGTAGTAGAATTTGGAAAGGTGATGAAAAAGTTAAAAATAAGCAGAGCAGCAGTAGAAGAGGAAGTAAAAAGGTTAGGTATAAAAATAGATGAAATGCACTTTAATCAAAAAGAGAAGGGTCGTCCAAAAAAAGAGAAAAGAAAAATAGAACTTGTGGAGGATGGTTCAAGGGACATATTTGCTGAATTATTGTCAAAGGTGAATGATGAAGAATCAGAATCAGATTCAGATGAGTCCGTAGTAGCGGAAGTATTATCTGAGTTAGTAGCCGTAGTAACTGAGGTTCCCGTAGCCGTCGTCGTGGTAAAGCAGAAAGCAAAGGATGCTGAAAAACTGAAAAAAGAGCAGGATGCAAAGGAAGCAAAGGCTGCTGAAAAAGTGAAAAAGGATCAAGATGCAAAGGATGCAAAGGCAACAAAGGATGCTGAAAAAGTGAAAAAAGATCAAGATGCAAAGGATGCAAAGGCAACAAAGGATGCTGAAAAACTGAAAAAAGAACAAGATGCAAAGGATGCAAAGGCAACAAAGGATGCTGAAAAATTGCAAGTTGCAAAGGCAACAAAGGATGTGGATGCAAAGGCAACGCAGGATGTGGATGCAAAAGCAACAAAGGACGCAGAAAAACTGAAAAAGGATCAAGATGCAAAGGATGCAAAGGCAACAAAGGATGCAGAAAAGCTGAAAAAGGACCAAGATGCAAAGGAAGCAAAGGCAGCAGAAAAGCTGAAAAAGGAGCAGGATGCAAAAGATGCAAAGGAAGCAAAGGAAGCAGAAAAGCTGAAAAAGGAGCAGGATGCAAAGGAAGCAAAGGAAGCAGAAAAGCTGAAAAAGGAGACGGATGCAAAATTTTATGCAAAGAAACCGGCAGCAGCAAAAAAGGAAAAGTCCAAACCGTCAGAGGTTGTTCCAAATAAAGCAGAGGAGGTAGAAGAAGAAGAAATAGATAGAGTGAAGACGATTGAGTTTGAAGGAAAAAAATATTTAAAATCAAAAAAAACCGGTATTGTTTATAATTTAGATCAAGACGTGATTGGAAAATGGAATGAAGCCACAAGTAAAATAGAGTTTGCCGAAATAGAAGAGGAAGAAGAAGAAGACGAATATGACGTGTAAAGTGAATATTAAAATATAAATAAATAAATAAATAAATAAAATAATATAATTCTATTAACTGCAAAAAAGGTAAGTAAAATATATAACTAATTATTAACTTGTATTAATCCAATAAATTTAGGGGGGGAAACCCCTCTTTTTTTATTGCATGTGGTTTGTCACTCATTTCTCGTTTTGTCACTCATTTCTCGTCCCCCTAGAAAGGGTGTATATTGTAAAGGGTTTGTCACTCATTTCTCGTTTTGTCACTCATTTCTCGTCCTGTATGCGCAAGGGTGTATATTGCAAGGGTTTATAAGATTCAAGGGTTTATAATGCAAGGGTTTATAATGCAAGGGTTTATAATGCAAGGGTTTATAATGCAAGGGTTTATAATGCAAGGGTTTATAAGATTCAAGGGTGTATAATGCAAGGGTGTATAATGCAAGGGTTTATTTAAGATTCAAGGGTTTATAATGCAAGGGTTTATAATGCAAGGGTTTATATAATGCAAGGGTTTATAATGCAAGGGTTTATAATGCAAGGGTTTATAATGCAAGGGTTTATAATGCAAGGGTTTATAATGCAAGGGTTCATATAATATTTGGCTCCACCTTTTAAAAGGTGAAAAAAAAATAAATTTTAAGTAATTAAAAAAATAAGTATAAAATAAAATAAATTGAAATACTTATTTTATTTAAAGTAAAAAGTATTTTAATAAAAACCGCAAAAACTTTTAAAAAGCTTTAAACTTAAAAATGAATAATTATGATGAAGAAATCGAAACCAAGTTATCACTTGTTATTCGTAAGCCGCAAGAAGGTAAGACGTTTATTTGTATTAATAGTATTGTAGGTGATTCAAGCCAAGATATTCACATCGTATTAACGATGAACACCCTTGCCGCAGGAATGCAGTTCTTTGGAAGAATGGAAGAGAAGATTGGATCTAACAATATAATTGTTTATAATAGCGACAAAGAAACTGCCGGAAATTGTCATCACGCAAAAACTAGCGGAAAAGTGGTAACCCTCATAAAAAAGCACAACATTAGCGTAATAGTGTGCTGCGCTCATAAAAAAAGATTCAGCGAATCCCTAAGAGAGATTTTCACCGCCATGGAAGATTCAATTCAGTTTGCGCAAATGAAGCGTAAGTTCAAGTTGCATATTGACGAAGCTCACAAATATATTCCCGAAAATAGAAATGATGTGCGTATGTTCAACCAGTCAAAAATTGTATCAAAAATTGTAGGTTATTCAGCATCTCCAGACCCAATCTTTACTATGGTTCCTACTGATCATTTGTTCAATAGCATCTATATATGTGATGTAGAAAAGGAATATGGTATGATTAGATCATCAAAATACTTTGGAGTTATAGACTGTGCGCCTTTGATTACTGAAGATATAGTAACGGATGATTCAACCCTCTATCTAGACGAATTTGAGGGGTTTGTTCCACCACATATTGTTAGGATGTCGTTAACAGCAAAAGAACGCGAGAAATGTGAGACGATTCCGGTAAAATCATGGTATGGTCCGTCATTTCCATTTAGTCTTGGCAACGAAAAGCTTTACTTGGGATTTATAACGCATATTTTGCCACAACTAGCGCTAGAAGAAAGTTTTAACACTCGGTTTAGCTATCATTTTGTCCCAGCATACTGCCGTAAAATAACTCACTATCAAACTGCCGAAATAATTCTTAGATTCTACACCAACGCAAATGTGATCATAATAAACGGTAACGGTATTCAGCTTTTTAGATTAAGAATTGGTGGCGGATTGAGTCTAATTAAAACAAATAGACAACTTCGAGCAAAAGATGAAACCCACAAAAAAAAATTACTAGAGCCGTCATTTGTGATTCAATCCCTTATTGAAGAATATCCAAACTGTCCGACTTTTATAACAGGGTTAGTATGTGTTGGTATGAGTGTAACTCTGGTGAATGAAACTCTGGGAAATTTTGACAATATCGTGGTGGAACATCATCATTACAAAAAGGAAGACTTGTATCAATTGTGTCGATTTTTGTTCAATTATACCAGCTGGGCAAAGAAGGAAAACGGTGAAACGGTGAAACAAATAAAAATTACCAAATTCATTTCGTTGAAGCGTGATGTATATGACACGTGTCTTGACTACGAATCCTATATTGAACGTCTGACATCAGAGTTTTCAGGTATGCGATGCGCATTAAATGATGTTCGCGATATTGAAGCAGTTGAACCTACACAGTCTGAAATTCGCAAGCAAGATCTCAAGGGTATTGAAGGTGAGTGGGGATGGAAGAGATTTAAAATTGATGGTGAGGATGAAGATGATGCTGAACTGCAATGGGCTCGCGCTACAAATTTCTACAAGAAAAAAAGCGGCAGAGATATTTCAAATAGGTCTAAGCCTTCTAAATATACTGTAGATCCGCGGTTTTTAGTATGTGCTATTAATGGAAAGAAAGAAAGATATACTGCCGAAGAAATTGAAAAAAAGATAGAGGGCAACAAGACTTGGGATGGTTATTTTCAGCTGAGAGTTGGGCAAACACAGTATACTTCTCGTATATATGTTGGATATGATAACCTTGAAGACCCCACTAAGTATACCCTTTTCATTAAATGGTCAACCTTAAATAGAGATGATCCAAACGTGCACGAAATGCTGGCCAAATATTACGGAAAAATGCCAAAGGAATCTGCAGGAGTTTGTGTTCTTACGTGCAACGATGACGATGACTGCGAATCATACGAACAAGAAGAGATTTAAAAAAAGGTAAGTAAAAATAAAAAAATTTAGAAGGGGGAAACCCCTTTTTTATTTTTTTATTTACTATATAATAATAGTAAATAATTTAGAGTTAATTATCGAATAACATTTATAAATATGAATGATAAAATGCGTAAAAGAGAGAACAATATTTCGTTTATTAAAGCAGATAATAATAAAATAATTAATGAAAAATGTATTAAATGGGTAAAAAAAATGGATGAGTGCTTAACAGTTTGCACTAAAAGTAACGGGTGTTATCCCAAAGATACACACACAATTTGTAAAATAAATAATGAAGACAGTTATAATAAACTTAATAATTATTTTCATTAGACATCAAAATAAGGGGGCGCAAATTGTCACTCATTTCTCGTTTTGTCACTCATTTCTTGGCCCAATAGAAAAGGACCGCAAAACTGCGCTCTATATAGTCATACCAAAGGGGCGGGCAAAAAGCTGGGGCGGGGAGCGAAGCGACATAGAGTAGAGTTAACGGGTATGGTAGGCACAGTATCTACACTACAGTTTAAAATAAAAAAATAAAAAAGGGGTTTCCCCCTTCTAAATTTTAAAAGTTAATAATTAGTTAATATATATTTTACTTACCTTTTTTTTAAAACAATTTATTTATTTTGTATACTTATTCTTCATCGTCACTATACATGAAATGCAAATCTTCATTTTCTTCCCAAGCATGGTTAACTGCATCTGCGTAGCATTTAAAACATTCGTTGTGCCCACAATCTGTTAATTGACCGCAATCGTTGCACGGATGTTCTCCAATACAACCAAATGAACCACAACCGTCGCAATAAATCTGTTCCATATTAATTTCTTGTTCTGGTTCATATTGCTGCATCCCCAATAAGTTAATGCACGCCGCTTCAAGTTCAAGTGCTTGTTCCATATTAATTTTTTGTTCCAGTTCAATTGCTTCTTCGATTTCTTGGTCAAGCTCTGGAAATAATTCGCCTGCTAAAAATGAGATCCCATCTGGCATATTAGTTTGCCTTTTTATCTTTTGGGGTTTTTCAGGAGTATACTTTGGAGGGCAAGGCACTTTTCCGCGCATGAAATGATATTTATCGCCTTCAATTAATTCTGGAATATTACAACATTCAAAAAGATTAACAGGTGGAGTAAGGTCTTCGACGGTATTTTGCTTCTTCCAACTCCATACCGGAAGCGCAGCAGCTTGTTCTAATGAAATACCGCACGCGGCAGCATTTTCTAAACTCATGCGTCCAATTGTATTGCCTGGGTCTTGTGCTTCTAAGATAGCGAGGATTTGGAAAAATTCATCAGGAGATTTCGCACTAAGCAAATCTAAATCCTGAATATTATTGTTATTATTATTATTATTATTAAAGTTTGACATAGCTTTTAAAAGTTTGTGGAGATTATACTAAAATACTTTAAATCTATTTTAAAAAAAAGATTTCAATTTTTTTATTTTTCGTTTATTTTTTAAATTTACTTAAATTTTATAATTTTTTTATATATTTTATAAAAAAATTGAAATACTTTTAAAAATATATAAAAAATATTAAATATTAAAATATTCTTTTTTCTCTCTAATTCTTAAAAACAAACATGGAAAAGAATGCATATTTTTGTTATAAATATAAATAAACACTAAAAATATACGTATATAAAAAATATTAAATATTAAAATATTAAAATATTCTTTTTTCTCTCTAATTCTTAAAAACAAACATGGAAAAGAATGCATTTTTTTGTTATAAAATAAAAAATATTAACAAATTATTATATATTATATATTTTATATTTTTAACAAAAATCATTAGACAGAATCAATTAACCCATTTATATGTTGTGTATGACGTATTTCACCATTTAATTTACTTTCTAAATACCAATTTTCATTTAATATTCGATTAATTGAAGATTTGGTTTCGATCAGCCATTTATACATATCTTCTACCAAAAATTTATCGATTGTTTTAATGCCGCGCCACATTAACATTCTAGCATTTAAAATATAATTATCATCTGCGTAATCATTTAATTCAGGACTTGGAAATAATTCATTAACTAATACTTGCACATAGAATTTACTCATTTGACGTTCTAAATGAAACCGTTCTCCTATAAGTTCTGTTAATTTTATTTTTGCTTCTTCAAGCAAATCAAATATTTTTTTTATATTTTCAGGAGTTTCTAAGTGTTTTTTGTTTATTTCTGTAACTTTTATATTAAATGCACTAATATTTTCAAAATGTGATTCTAAAGATTTAATAGGTAACACTACCAAATTATTACATAATTCATTACAAGAAGAAGAAGGATACATTTTAAATGTTTATATTTAATATAGATTTGTAAAAGATTTCAATTTTATTTTATTTTATTTACACCTTTTCACTTTCACATTTTCCAAATTCAGCACCTGAATATAATATATAATTTTTTAAATTACACTTTTTTGTTTTGTTATTTTTACATTTTTTGCAGTTACTTAATTGTTTAAGTAATTTTCTTTCTGTCTTATTTGACATTTTGTATGTTTTATTTTGTAATTGTGCTTTTAGTTGATTTTTAAATTTTTTAGTATTCATTTCTAAACTTTTTTTACACGATTTACATTTTAAAGATTTTATATAAATAGAACACTTTTTTTTATCATTTTTATTCATCACTTTTAAATATTGCTTTTTGGTATGATTTCCCGTTTTTACTGAACCAATACCAGTATAACAAATATTATTTGTATTCATTATTATAATATTTGTATAGATAATAATTATAAATTACGCGTTTTCAATGAGGAAAGGTGTAAATAAAAAAAAGAAAAAATATAAAAATATAAAAATAAAAAAAGAAAAAGAAAAAAAGAAAAAGAAAAAAGAAAAAGAAAAAAGAAAAAGAAAAAATAAAAAATTTAAAAAATATAAAAAGAAAAAATTAAAAAATATAAAAAAAAATTGAAATACTTTTAAAAAATAAGTTAAAAGTATTATTTCTAAAACTGTGTAAATTTTAAATTAAAATGTCTCAAAATAATGAAATTGAAATTATTGAATGCTGTATCTGTATGGAACAGATTGAAGAAGATAAAAATAAAATTATTACTGAATGTAAACATATTTTTCATACAAGTTGTTTAATGACAAATGTAGCACATAATGGTTTTTGTTGTCCTTTTTGCCGCACAGCTATGGCTGAAGTTCCGGCTGAAGATAGCGATGATGAATTTGAAGATTACGAAGAAGAAGAAGAAGACGTTCCAAATTATAATAACCATGTGCTTAGAGGTTCAAGATGGTTATTTCAACGTGCTGAAGGAGAAGAAGTCGACGAGTCTGATGAATCTGAAGATGACGATGATGATGATGAGGATGATGAGATTGAAGGTGAAACAATACCAACAGCAGAGCATATGACTGCTAAATTAATACAAGAAGGAATTACGATGGAAGATCTTGTAAAAACGATTTTGTTAATTGATCACGATGAGTATGAAAATAATGCATCTTTTGTAACGAGAGACAGCTTATTATATGGGCTAATGAGAAGAATTATAAGTAATTACAGGCCAGATGTTGAAGTATTAGTATTAGAAGAAGAAGAGGAAGAGCCGCCATGCGAAGCAGCGCATCTATTTGATGCTATTTCAGTCACTTCTCCTGCCAAATTAATAGCTGAAATTTATGAAAGCATGTTTTCATAAATTTTTCAAATAAAATTTATTATTATTTATTATTTATTATTTATTATTTATTGTTTATTGTTTATTGTTTTATAATATTTATTTATTGTAGGTTTTTGCAGGATCCAGAAATAATAATTAAGGTAAGCAACTCTATTTACTATTTATAATTATTTTTTTCTTATTTTTCTTTTTCTTTTAATAGTATATATTATGGATTCAAATTTTTTAAATTTAAATGATGATACTGATAATAATAATAATAATAATAATAATAATAATGAAGTAATAGAACGAATTGAAAATAAATTAAAAAGAAAATTAAAATTAAAAAGAATAAATAGTAATTTTAATAAAAATAAAAATAAAAACTATCTAAAAAAAGATGAAAATAAAGAATTTGATTTTGAAATAGAAGATATTGATTTTGATAATAAAAAGCTGAAGATTTTTAATTAAATTGATTCTTGATAAAATGTAAGAGAATCATAATAATCCTTAACTTTTCTATTTATTTTTATTTTTTTAACATCAAATGAAGTCAAATATAAACCATTTAGGGATTTAACTCTAGAGAGCGCAACATATGTTTGCCCACATTCAAATATGCCACTTCCAACGTCAATTTCTGCGGCATCAAGAGTTGCTCCTTGTGATTTATGAATTGTTAAAGCCCATGCTAAAATTAAAGGCACCTGAGAAATGCCTATTCCTGGAATATTTTCACTTTCCCAAATATGTCTATACATTATCCTTTCAATTCCATTATTATATTTTACAACAGGTAAATTAGTTGATCCGCAAAATCGTGTAATTATTCCTTGGCTGCCATTACATAATATTTCGTCATCTGGTAATTGAATATTTACAACGCACATTACTTGAGAGCCAATTTTAAATTTATTTATTTTATCACATATTAAATTATTTGTCAAATAATCTAATTCAATTTGAATATCTTGTTCTGAATATTGAGCTCTTAAATGCTTAGCATCAGCGTTCATTTCCAAATCTAATACGCGTTTAATCTCAAATTCTTTTTCTTCGCTGTCTAATGCAACCATTTTAGAATTATTAATATGCTCAACTTTATTTTTTGTGGGAAAAAGTTTGGTTGGTTCAACGATTAAATTTGGATCTGGTTTTTTCCCAACCAATTGTAAAAGAATATCATTTGAGCTTTTTTTAAGTTTGCCTTCGCGTATTTGGTTTAAAATAGATGCATAATTTTCATCTGATTGTCTAAATATTTTAATTAGTTGAATTTGGCAATCTTTATTAAAAATAGTATCCCAGTTGTCACTTTCAAAACAAAAACGGATTGTATCTGGCTCATCTTTATTGCCGACTGGTGGTAACTGATAAAAATCTCCTGAAAATATTAATTGAATACCACCGAATGGTCTGGGATTTTTTCTTACAGCTTTGCCGATTTCATTTAACATGTTAAATAATTTTAATGATAACATACTTACTTCATCAACGATTAAAATGGATGTATTTTTCCACATTTCTTTTTTATACCGACTTTTTAGGATTTTTTGAATAGTTTGCTCTGTTGTGCCATTTCCCAATCCAATTCCGGACCAGGAGTGGAGGGTTTTTGCTTTGCAATTCAATAAAACTGCAGCACATCCAGTAAGTGCACATACTTGGACTGTTTTTTTGGAATGCTCTTTAATTTTTTTAATAAGCGCGGATTTACCTGAGCCGCCAGGTCCTGTAATAAATATATTATGTCCTTTAACATATTTATCAAATGCAAGTTGTTGTTCTGCGGATAATGACATACTTGGTATTTCCATAATTTATATATTATAATTATTGAATTATCTTTATTATGCTTTTATTAATCAATTTTTTTCTATAAAATCTATCTTTAATTCTTTAATTTCTGTCTTTAATTCTTTAATTTCTGTCTTTAATTCTTTAATTTCTTTAATTAAAATTGGTATTAATCCAGTATAATTTACTGATTGATTTGCGGATCCATTTTTTTCTCCCATTACCAAATATGGATAATATTCTTGTAGTTCATGAGCTATTAAACCTATATCTTGTTTCCCCGATAAAATATTAGTATATGTGACTGGTCGTAAATTATCTATACTAAAATTAGAATCCAAATTAATTATATTTTCTTTTATTCTATAATCTGACGTAGACGTAAATGAATAGGCGGTGCAACTACCAGAAATAGTTACATTTCCTTGTACCTCTAAAACATCAGTTGCTGGTGATGTTTTACCAATAGCAACATTATATAAAGATGATGGATATAAAGTACTACTTTCTAATGTCCAATAAGGGGTTCCTGTTGGTCCTGTAAATCCTTGAGGACCAATAGGTCCTTGATCTCCTTTTAATCCTTGATCTCCTTTTAATCCTTGCGGTCCTTGTGGTCCTTGATCTCCTTTTAATCCTTGCGGTCCTTGTAATCCTTGAGCTCCTTGAAATCCTTGAGCTCCTTGTAATCCTTGCGCTCCTTGTAATCCTTGCGCTCCTTGTAATCCTTGCGCTCCTTGTAGTCCTTGATCTCCTTTTAATCCTTGCGGTCCTTGAAATCCTTGATCTCCTTTTAATCCTTGTGGTCCAATAAATCCTTGTGCTCCTTGTAATCCTTGTGGTCCAATAAATCCTTGAGCTCCTTGATCACCAGTAAATCCCTGAGCACCTGTATCACCTTGTGCACCTGTAGCACCCCCTGAGCAATTAACAACAACATTACATCCTTGAGTACCGCTTGAACTTGAATTTGAACTTGGGCTGGTAGAAAATAATGGTCTAGAGAATGACATATATAAATAACAATTATTTTATAAAAATATTTTTATAAAATTATTACTAAATTTGATTAAATCAAGTTTTTTGATAATAAATCATAATAGCTCCTGTGCCTCCTATACCACCTTTACCAGCAGGACCATAATCTGTGGCAGTAGAACTACTAGAGTTGTGTTCAAACCCCCCACCCCCCCCCCCACCCCCACCCCCACCCCCACCACAACCTCCTTGACTAAAATTATATCCAGCTCCACCATTACCACCTGTTCCAGCAATTTCATTAATCCCAGTTGCTGCTGCGACACCTAATCCACCTATTCCACCATTTACACCATTTACACAATTACCGCCATTTCCACCATTTGCGCCGACCGTGGCCCAAATGTAAGTAATATTAAGCCCTGGACTACCAATCTTTCCATCCCCAGCAATTTTTATTAATTTATTACTATTATTATCATTAAAAATAATTGTTTTTAAAGGATTATTAATTGATGATCCAGCTAATCCATTAGATGCATTAATTTGGTTGGAGCCATTAAAATTAATATATGAACTAACAGATGAAGTGTTACTTGCGCTAACATATATATTTATAGTTGTAGCAGAACTACCGTTATTAAATTGTCCTTGAATAACTGTGCCACCGCAGCCACCATTACCGCCAGCGCCGCCATAGATATGATTACCACTAAAACCATTATACCCTTTACCCCCAGCACCCACAATCATATAATAAATAGTAGTATTAGCAGGAGGAATTAGAGAATAGGCACCAGAATTAATATAATTATAATATACCCAATTAATATTATATGTGCTTGAACTAAAAGGATTATCTTCAAAATACCCACCCATATTAAATATAAATATAATTAATTAATTACAAAATTAATTAATTACAAAATTTATCAAATTGCGATTATGCTTTTTTATAATAAAACATAATAGCTCCTGTGCCCCCAGCCCCACCATTACCGTTTTTAGCGGACGCGGCAACTCCTCCTTCACCATTACCACCTCCACCGCCCCCACCACCAATTCCACCTTCTGAAAATTTAAAAGCAGCTCCACCACTACCGCCATTTCCATACTCCCCAAGATCATTTCTAGATGAATCTCCCCCCGAATGTCCGTTTGTGCCTTTTCCACCTATTCCCTTGTGGTGTGTCCCATCACCAGAGCCACCACCTCCACCCCCATTTCCTGAAAAACCAGTTTTCGCGTCGTGCGTCCCCCCATTACCCCCAGTTCCACCGATTAAAATAACATTAGACAAATTATCACAAAAAATCAAGCTAATATTATTACTACTTGCATCGACCAGATTACCATATGTGTCGATAGCACCGGTTAACCCATTTGTAGCGCTTCGTGTTTGTTGTGGATTTGCGCCAGTGACGGGGTCATATGCAGTAGTAGGAGGATAAGTAAATATAGACTCAGTACCACCACATGGATTGTTTTTAATACTCGTTGTATAAGTTGTGGATATATTTGCTGATAAATCTATATAAGTGTCAGAATAAGCGCCAGGGTTGCCACCCAGATTTGCTGTAGACTTCTCACTTTTGCGACCGTCTCCACCACAACCACAAATAAAATAATATAATTTGTTGTCCTTAGTCATATTAGAAGATATAGTAAAGCTATCGCTCCCTAATTTAGTATAATTATAATATACCCAGCTCCCATCTCCTAATATGATTTTGTAAAGAATTTTGATTGTTGGGATATTATTATTATCATATATTGTTATATGCTTAGTTGCAGTCACTCCGGGATAATAATATAGGGTATCATTGTTTGGAGTATATTTTTGGTATGTATAACCATCAGAATCTGTATAATTTTGAGAAGTACATCCGTAAGCGGAAGTTCCATTTGTATAAGGATTATAATTAGTAACAGTAGCCATTATATATAATATAAATATAATTAATTAATTACAAAATTAATTAATTACAAAATTTATCAAATTGCGGTTATGCTTTTTTATAATAAATCATAATAGCACCTGTGCCTCCTATGCCACCTTTACCATCGTTTTTGTAGCCCATGCCACCGCCCCCACCTCCACCGCCGATCCCACCTTGTGAAAAATTAAAACCAGCCCACCCCCCACCCCCATTTTTGAAATAAGCATTTGAATCCCTAGTTGAATCTCCCCCATCATATCCATTTAGACCAGGTCCACCATGCGATACACTGCCATGACTACTAAATAACGCATCACCAGCGCCACCACCTCCAGCTCCAATTCCATAAGTACCATTTCGATTACTGCTAGAACCAGTTGCAAACCCCCCACCTGGACCACCATTTCCACCGATAAAAATAGCATTATTAGACAAATTATCACTAAACGTAATTTTTAAGGGAGCAACCGGTGTTGGGGTTGCGGTTGTGAAGGTGGTTTGGAAATTTGTGCCGTCTCCCCCGTTTGCAGCACTTTTCGATACTGATCCGTCAGTAGGAGAAGTCTGTGTAATACTAGACGTAGTACCATTTGGATTGTTATAAACTTGAGTGTTATATATATACGTTGTATTTGCCGATAAATCTATAGAATTGTTAGAATAAATGGCACCACCACCACCTGCCGCACTACCTGCTTTGAAGTCGGTGGTAGTGTGATGCTCACCAGATTTTCCGTTTCCACCACATCCACAAATAAAATAATACAATTTGTTATCCTTAGTCATATTAGAAGATATAGTAAAGCTATCGCTCCCTAATTTAGTATAATTATAATATACCCAGTTCCCATCTCCTAATATGATTTTGTAAAGAATTTTGATAGTATTATTATCAACTATTCTCTTAATTGCAGTCACCTCGGGATAATAATATACGGCATCATTGGTTGGAGTATATTTTTGGTATGTATAACCATCAGAATCTGTGAATGTCGTCTGATCACATCCGTAAGCGGAAGTTCCATTTGTATAATAAGGATTATAATTAGTAACAGTAGCCATTATATACAATATGAATATAATTAAAAATGCTAATTAAATAACTATTATAAAACTAAATAATAAATATATTTAAAATTATTATCTTAAATATATATTTCCATTATATATAATGAATTTTGATTTGAATATTAACAATTACAAAAAGAATGAGTTAAAAGAAATGTTTGATTTGCCGTATAATTATGATCAAAATATTATTGATATAAATGCAACAAAATTAAGAGACAGTATTTTTAGTAACCGAGAAATTAATCAAGACCTAAGAAATAAAACAATTTATTTTCTTACAGAAGCAAAAAAAATATTATTAGAAGATATTTATCAAAAGGTCGAAAATGCAAAGGAAATAACAGAAGAAAAGGCAAAGGATTATTTCAATTCAATTTATGATTTAAAGCCAGTAAAGATTGAGGATGAAAACGAACACATGATTCAAACGCGAAAAACCCAACCATATTTGTCTTCTTTTCCAAGCGAGTTCTTTCCAGGAACAATTAATCCAATAAAAAGGAGAATTAACAACCAAAATTTGAATATAGATACAAGATTTAGAGAGAACTATTATGGATCGTTGTCAACTAATTTTAATGTTACGCTGCCTTTAACAATAAATAATATATTAACTATGAAATTAGCTGCAATTGAGCTACCAACAACATTTTATAATATTTCAAAACAAGCAGGTAATAATTTTTTTACATTAATAGTGAATGATATATCGCAGGTAATAAGTATTCCAAGCGGGAATTATACAAATACGGGAATAACAAATGTATTAAATACGGCGGTAACTAATATAGCAAATTCATCACCTGTTTTGCAAATGTTTGGTTATATTGTGTTTGGTATAAATATTGATAATAATAATAATGGAAGTGGACAGGCATTTGTTGGTATTGATGCTAGTATTCCAGACGTAAATTTGATTCAAAGTTTTTCTTTAAATTTTCAAGTAGATAAAAATGGAATTGAAGATCGTAATACTCCTTTACCATTAAAATTTGGATGGATACTGGGGTTTAGAAATGGAATTTATATAAATAATGCAAGTTATGTATCTGAAGGAGTTGTTGATTTGCTAGGTTCAAGATATCTGTATTTGGTGGTGGATGATTTTAATAATAATGTGAATAATAGTTTTTATAGTGCATTTAACTCGTCTATATTAAATAAAAATATTTTGGCGCGTATATCATTACAATCAAATACTTTTAATATTTTTACTGAAAACAATTTGAATATTATTACGACACCAAGGCAGTATTTTGGGCCGGTGAATATTCAAAAACTAAATATTCAATTATTGGATGAGTATGGTAGAGTAATTGACTTGAATAATATGGATTATAGTTTCTCTCTAACATTCCAAACGGTTTATGATTTATAATCAAATCAACCTTTTTAAAAAATCAACCTTTTTAAAAAATCAACCTTTTTAAAAAATCAACCTTTTTAAAAAATCAACCTTTTTTAAAAAAAAGGTTGAGCCAAAAAGTGGATCAACCTTTTTACAAAGATATATCTTGTTCTATTTCTAAAATTACTTCGTTGATTACTTCTTTTACTTCTTCTTGAATAATTTTTTTACTTTTTTTCCCTTTTTTACTTTTATTTTTGTTTTCTTCTTCGATTGGCAATACTTCTTCAATTGTTTCTACTACTTCTTCAACTACAATTGGCAATACTTCTTCAATTGCTACAATTAGAACTGGTTCTAAAACTGGTTCTAAAACTTCAACTACAATTGGTAATACTTCTTCAATTGCTACAATTAGAACTGGTTCTAAAACTTCAATTGTTTCTACTACTTCTTCAACTACAATTGGCAATACTTCTTCAATTGCTACAATTAGAACTGGTTCTACTACTTCAATTGTTTCAATTGGTAATACTTCTTTAACTGGTTCTAAAACTACTACAATTGCTATAAATTGCAATGCTGAAATTTGCAATACTTCTTCAACTACAATTGGAGCTGATTCTAAAACTACATTTAATTCTTCAATTGATTCTTTAATTGGATCTGGAATTGGAATTTCATTTTTTTCAATAATTGCATTTGATTTATTTAATGTGCAAAATGGAAAAAATTTATAAAAAAAGTTTGAAAGCTTAGACATAATATAGTATTATATTTTTATATTTAAATTATTATATTTTTATATTTAAATTTTTATATTTAAATTATTATATTTTTATATTTAAATAAATAAATATAATCTAAATAATATAATTTAAATATAGCAATAATATTATAATAATGAGCACTTCGTCAATCTTAGAAATCGCAACATTAACTCGCCCTCCATCATGTAGTGTTATTGCTATTGACAATTTTTATAATAATCCATTAAAAATAAGAGAGTATATATTAACTCAAGAATTTAGTGTAACTGGTAATTATCCAGGTAAAAGAACAAGCTCACATGCGACGCCTCATTTAAAAGATATATTACAAAAATATGTAGAGCCATTTGGAGGAAAAATAATAGATTTTAAAATGCCAACAGAAAATGATACCGACGTATATAATGGTGCATTTCAATATACAACTTCTAGAGATCGTTCATGGATACACACAGATAAATTTAATAATTGGGCTGGTGTATTATTTATGACGCCAAATGCTCCAACAACTGCAGGCACCGCATTTTATAAATACCTGGATGGAACAACTGGTGAAGCAGACGTAAAATTAATGGATAATTTAAAAGAATTGGATACAAATAGTCAGGATATGACAAAGTGGATTAAAGTGGATGAGATAGGAAATGTATTTAATCGTTTGGTTTTATTTAATTCTACAAAATATCACATGTCTATGGATTACTTTGGAACTACGAAGGAAAATAGTAGGTTATTTCAGGTATTCTTTTTTTCAACGGAAAAATAATTATAGATTTATTAAATACTAATATAGATTAGTATTTAAAACATTAATGTAGTATAATAATTTCTTAAATATATTTTAGAGCATAATACGTTCAATATTAGATATATATATAATGCATTAAATATATAATATGCAAATAAATGAATTTGTAATTCCAACCAAAGCCAAGCCAACCAAAGCCAAGCCAAAGGAATCTCAAAATAATATTATTTACTTGGATAATTTAGATAAAAAAAAGTCAACTATTTGTTTTGCTACGATGTGCAAAAACGAGGCGCTTTGCATAAGAGAAACGCTTGAAAGCGTATATAAATATATTGATTATTGGGTTGTAGGCGATACTGGGTCAACAGATGAAACATGTAAAATAGTTGAGGATTTTTTCAGAGAAAAAAATATTCCTGGTGAGTTGCACGTGGATGAATGGAAAGGATTTGACCATAATAAAACATTATTGTTTAATTATTGTTATTTAAAGGCTGATTATATTTTGCATGTAGATGCGGATGATTTAATTGTTGGCGACTTTAAATTTGAAACAACAGGAAGCGATAAAATATCATATAATTGCTGGGTAAAGCGTAATGATTCTCCAACAAAATATAAAGTTCAACTTATGTTTAATAATCATTATCACTGGAAATTTTGTGGAGTAGCCCATACAACAATAAAATGTTTAGAACCACATAATCTGTCGGAAGGGTCGCTTTGTGATCAGGATTTTTATTTAAATTCAAGAGATTTTGGAAACCGAGGAGTTGATCCTGAAAAGTATTATAAAGATGCTTTAAAATTAAAAACCCAATTTTATGATACGCTAGTAGATGATCCAGATGGATTAAATTATAGATCCGTATTTTATACAGCAAATAGTTATAAAGATGCTGGTAAACTAGAAGAGGCTGCTCGGTGGTATTCATTATATTTAAAATTAAAGGATACGTGGGTTGAAGAGCAATATATTTCTTATTTACAATTAACTGAAATTTTGAGAAAATTAAATAAAGATTCTCAAAAAATTATTAAATTATACAAAGAAGCAATTAAACTCATTCCGGATAGAGCGGAGGCATTTTATAGTTTTGGGCAATATTTAAATCATATAAAAAACTTTACATTTTCGGTTGAAATATTAAAAATAGGTAAAACCATATCTTTGCAAAAAGCACTTGATAAATATTTATTGTTTATAAATCAAAATCAATATGAGAAATATTTTGATGATGAACTATCTGTTAGTTATTATTGGTTAGGCTTATACAAGGAATCAATTGAAATAATTAAGGGCATGTTAAATGATGACGATTTTAAAATGCATAAAGAACGTTTAGAAAAAAACATGAAATATTCTATTAACAAATTATCTCAAAATTAGAGGTAGATAAATACATAACTTTAAAAAAATTAATTAACATTTCATTTGTGTGGTTGTTTAAATAGAAACATTTGATTCTGTCCAAATTTAATGTATCTAATTTATCAAATAAAATTTGATTTTGATTTTTGCTATCTAACAATAAAAAATCATTTCTGGGATTTTTATATAATTCTTGAATTTTTTCTATATTTTGCATTAAGCCGTTTACATCTATAATGCAGTATTGAAAATCATAATCTGGATTAACAAGCAGATTGCAATATTTATGGGTATATGAATCATCGCGTTTCCATATTGGGCTGTGATTAGTAATAAATTTTTCATCTTCATAAGAATTCAGTTCTTTCATTTTATTATGAATATCAAATTTGTTATAATAAATTGGTCTAATACAATTGGGCCCTATGCGGTTGATTTCTTTATTTCTAATTAATGAAAAATTATTATTAGAATCGTTCATATACTGAACATATCCTAATTTGTGTATTTTAGCCATTTTAGTATTTAGTGCAGTTCTTAATAATATTTCATAGTCATCACAAATGGCTAAGGATTGGCAGTAATTGCCGATTTGCAATAAAACGCTTGTGCGCCATATACGTGGGTGATTAGGGCAGCAAACAAGATGGCTTAATGTTATATTATTAATATTTGGAGTGATGTAGACAAATACCCATTTATTATTATATTTTTGGCAATAGTATGCGCCATATCCTTTGCAAAGGCATTCAGAGCTGTACCATGAATTATTGCCATTTTCGAATAAATTAATAAAGTCCATATAAATAAATCCAATTTCAGAATTAGATTCAAATAAATCAACAGAATCTTGTAATGTATCAGGTAATATTTCGTCATCATGATCCATTTCTAAAATATATTTACCTTTGCATAACGATATCGCTTCATTTTTAACATTTCCAATATTGCCGCTATTTTCGGCTCTTTTATATAATCTAATTCGATTATCAGATAATAATGTTTTTTTTAAATAAAAGAAATGTCCATCATTAGGCGAGTCATCTAAAATAACCCATTCCCAATCAATACATTTTTGTGTTTTGATGCTGTTGTATGCTCGTAAAATTTTGTCATATGAATTATAGGTTGTTGTAAAAATAGAAAAAATGGGTTGTAATAATTCGCGATTAGCGCAATTTTCGATAAATAAATTATTTATAGTATTATTAAATATTTGAATATCTGTTATTTCATGAAAATGCATCCATTTTTTTTGAAGTCTAGTAGGCAGTATTTCTGAAATGATTGATTCAATATTTGCTCCATATGATATAAGTATTTGATAATTTGGATTATATAATTTATTTAATTCATTTAAATTATTAGTAATAAATATTGTTGCATTAATATTGTTGGAATTTGAACTAATAAATGAATCAATACTAGAACAGTCGTCATGTCTAAAAAAAAGAACATATGGATAATTCATCTTATTTAATAATATATTTTTATTATTTAAGTAATAATAAAAATAAATTATATTATTATATGTCTTATTCATTTAAAAATTCATCTGCAAAGCCGGCCTTTGGATCAAATAAAAAGTCTATGGAAGCTGGAGATTATATTTTAAATAAGAAAAAAAAAATATTAACTTGTAATTCTGCAAAATGTATTCCGATCTCGAATTTTAATAATTATAATTTGAATATTAATTTAGTAACAAAATTAGATTTAGCAAATGTAAGCGTAATAGAAGATGCGAGTGGAAATATATGTCCTACATCTATTATCTATAGTGAAATACCCAATTTTTATAATAGATACATAATTGATCCAAAAGGAGAATTATTTGGCAATACGGAGTGTGGTGTAAATAATTTTTTATCATATTTAGTTGAAAATCCTAAGATATAATCTTATGTCCTAAAATACTGAAATACTAAAATACTGAAATACTAAAATACTGAAATAAAGTAAATAATACTGATTGTCATGATTATACTAATTGTGCAATTATAAATAGTTTCAAGTGATTGAAATATTTTGTCTTCTTCTTTAAAATTATGGCACTTTTCCAAGTCAATAAAGGGCATAGGTTGTGGATTCAAATTAGTATTAGTATTAGTATTAGTATTAGTATTAGTATTATTAGGCTTCAAATTAGTATTATTAGGTTTAACTGAAGAAAACTTAATAATAGATTTTGTTTTTTTAATATTTTTAAAATTTGTATAATTATGAATAATATCGTCATTATTTGTATCAATAACAACAAATTGTCCCCATTCGTGATCATACCAGTCATTAACTTCGGTTTCATTCCAGATATTTTTAGATTGAAACATTTAAATTATATTAATTATTGTAATACTAATATAATTATTTTATAAATCAATTTTATTTTTATTTTTATTTATATTTATATTTTTATTTATATTTTTATTTATATTTTTATTTATATTTATATTTATATTTATATTTATATTTTTATTTATATTTTTATTTTTATTTATATTTAAATCATTTTTCGTGCTTTAATTGAAATATTTCTATATTTTTTCTTGCCAGTTTTACTTAAATATTGACGTGCACGTATAAATGCTGCATATACTCCTTTTTTGCTAACTTTGCAAGTATTTTTTTTACAAATTGGAAATGTTTTTTTTTGTCCTAAAAAACATTTTTTACCGCATTTATTAAACATAATTGTTCTTTGATGAAAAGATGGTTTTTCTTTTTTCCAATTAGTCCAAGGTAATTTTTTACGTGTTTTAGACATATAATTATATTATTTGTATATTTTAAATGTCAAAAAGTGGTAGTTTTATAAATTTAACAAATATAAATGAATTATTTAAAAAGCCAGTTATATTGCATGATGCTGATATAAATAATAATAATTTGGATACAAATTATGCTATAGAAGAAGGAAGTGATTTAGATGATTCGAGCGACAGCGGGTCAAAACCTAAAAATGAAAATGACGAAATTGAATCAATATTAATACCGATAAATCCAGAGGCAGATATTGAAAATAATATTAATAAGGTTATTTACAATCGATTAAATTATAGATCTGTAGAGAAAAAGATAGATTTGAATTATTTTGATAAGCATCACAAATATTCTAATTCTTTGGATATTTTAGCTAGTTACTTGAAGGGGCAAAAAATAATTTATATGGAATCAAAATATTATTCAGAAACGCAGTTAAATAAACTAATGATGCCGGCAATTTTACTCTCTACCGCGGCAACGGTATTAGGCTCTGTTATACATTTTTTTACTTGGGGTGCGATTTTAATATCGTCGGTGACTGGAGTAATTTCTTTTTTATTAGCGGTGGTGAATTATTTAAAATTGGACGCCAGGGCGGAAGCTCATAAGATTTCTGCTCACCAGTATGATAAATTGCAAACAACTGTTGAATTTACGTCGGGTTCTATTTTATTATTTCCAGATGAGATAGAAAAAAATGAAAAAAAGGAAAAAAAAGTAACGATTGAGGATAAGTTAATTGAGACCTTGGATAATGTCGAAAAAAAGATTTCAGAGATTAAAGAGACAAATCAATTTATAGTTCCTCGTGAGATTAGGTTGAGATATCCAATTATTTATAATACAAATGTGTTTTCAATAATAAAAAAGATTGAGGATAAAAAGAAAAGAGCTATTACTAATTTAAAAAATGTAAAAAATGAGATAAGATTTTTTAATAAAATGCAGGAAGCAAAATACAATCTGGATGCAAATCAAAAAAAACGCTTAGTTGCATTATTTAATTTAAAGAAAGATTATGTAAAGGAAATATTAGTTTTAAAATCCGCATTTTCAATTGTTGATCAAATGTTTGGGCAGGAAATAGAAAATGCAGAGATAATAAAAAAAAACTGGTTTAGACATATTTTTTGTTGGCGTGGAAGTTTAAATATAAAAGAGCCTGAAACTCTAAACAAATTTATTAGTGGAATAATGGATCCTTTTAAGGATAAGGAAGAAGACGACCAAATTAAAAAGAATGAGGAAGAATTACAGGAAATAGAAAGAGAAAAAAGAAAAAGGAAGGAAGAAAAAATAAACCTTGCAAAAGAAAATCAAAATAAAATAAAGATTGAAAAGGAATTATTAAGACAGGAGATGATGGATAAAAATATTGTTTGTTGGCCATTTTGTTATTCCGTGCATGATGCTGAAAAAGCAGAACGTAATAAATTTGAGGCATGGAAGAAGGAGCAAATAAAAAATAAATTATCTGTGGAAAAGGAAACTAAGGAAAGGGAAACTAAGGAAAGGGAAACTAAGGACCCAAAGTCAAAGGAAATCAAAACCAAGAATAAAGAAATAGATGAATATCAAACATTTTCTAGCACTTTACCTGGGCGTAGATCATTATCATTATCAGATATACCATATTTAAAAAGTGATCCAACTGAAGTAGAAAATTATAATTTATTATTAAAAATAAAACAAACGGAACTAGTAATAGAAAGTTTTAATGAAACGGTTAAAAATATGCAAGAAGATAATATTCGTTTAAGGGATCTTTTAGAACGGGAAATTTCCAAGAATATTCCTAAAAACATTTCACCGGAAAATATTTCTCCAGAAAATATTACTTTAAAAATTGCGGAAGAAGAAGTAAAAAATTAACATAAATTGGCTAAAGATTTAATATAAATAAATATATAATTACCAATATTTATTTATAGGATTTAACGATGACGGTGAGTGTTTGTTCTCTTTCTACAGAAATGAGATCGTTTTGAGGATCCCTTTGTCATACGACAGCTGTGCATTTTTCTGCAAGGCTTGGGAGATTTTCCACGACACATAGAACCACGAACGCGCTTGCGATAATATCTTCTAGTTGATGAACCTGGCATTTATAAAATATAAGTATATTTTATTTATTTATTTTATTTAATTTATTTAATTTATTTAATTTAATAAGTATTTAAATAATAATATTTATTAAAATTTCCGGTTTGCCGGAATCGAACCAGCGACATTTTGATAACTCCTTTACTACTACAGTCAAATGCTCTACCAACTGAGCTAAAACCGGTCCCATATTTATATAATAACATTTCTTTAAATGCTTTTTTCATTATATATAAAGAAAATAGAAGATTGAAATAATTATTAATTTGCTTGGATTTAAAGTAGGTGAATTACCTTAGATCACATAATAATATATCATAACTAAACCACCACCACCATATCCAGATCCAGATTTACCATATGTAATTGTAGTTGTACTATCACCAGTACCGCCACATCCAAAACTAGCAATTGTTTTTATGGTATTATCAGATACACTATCACCATATTCACCTCCTTTAATTTTTAGGTTAGCATTTGTTGTACCATCAGCAAAGGTCACTGCAGAACTAGTAGAAGAAACCCAGTCTTTATCATTCCATCCAGCGCCACTAGCACTACCAGATTCATCATCCTTAGTAGTAGTTGAAGAACTTAGATTTTTTATAGGACCCACACCTATTTTATTACCGTCTTTAGTATTAGCATCGTTTCCACCAGGAGCTGTCCATGTTGTATCGTAAAGATTAACTGTTGTGTCTTGAGAACTTCCTCCTACACTCAACTTAAAAGTAACAGGTGAGCCTGTAACATCAATATCTTTCCATTTCTTGATCCATCCACCGGAAGAACCACCACCGCCCGGGGTTGGTGTATTATTATTATTAAAACTAGTACCACCATTTCCACCACCACCTAATGCAAAACAATAAAACCTTAATGGAACCGCCTTAGTAAAAGTACTAGGGATTGTAAATTTTACTTCATACTTTACATTTGTTGCGGTAGTACTATTAACCAAATTGTCATATAAAAAATAATGCCAACCTGAAGCATAATATGACGAACCAGAAACATCAAGTACATTACTATAATAATATGGATTATAATCTGTAATTACACAACTAGACATATATATAATATTATTTAATAAACTTTAATTTTCTAAATATTTATTTTTATCTTTTAAACATAGGAAATAATCTATTTAAATTTACCGGATTTTGGCTCGGAGATATACTAATATTTTGAGTATTAAATAATAATTTTTTTGATTTTATTTCTGATATGCGTTTTATATCTTGCTGTTGTTTTATATATAATTGCCTATATTCTTCTCTAGTTAATGGTTTTTTTTCTTCTTCGCCATCTTTAAAATCTTTAAAATACTTATTCGTAATATAATTGGTTGGTTCGACAATTGTTACTTGTTTTTTTTTAATTGGGGCTGGGTTTGAAAATTTTAATACACCATTTTGGACTACCATGTTTAATGAAGATAAAATATCATCATATGATATTTGAGGTTGTTTTTGCTTTGTATTTGTATTTGTATTTGTATTTGTATTTTCCCAATAATTTTTTACAATACTTGGTTCTTCCAACACTAAATTTGATTCATCAAAATTTAGTTCATCAAAAGTTGATTCATCTAAATTTAGTTCTTCAAATTTTAACTCCATTATATATACTTTTTATAATAAAATAAGAAAAATATAGCAAAAATACTTCACTTTATAATATTATTCACTTTATAATATTATTCACTTTATAATATTATTCACTTTATAATATTATTCACTTTATAATATTATTCACTTTATAATATTATATCTTTTTCTTATTTTATTATAAAAAGTATATTATAAGAGTATGCTTAATACATATATGAAAAATAGAGGAATGACTAAAACAATTAGTCATAATAATAATAAGAATAGTGTTAATGAAGCCACATGGGATGCAGATTACGATGGCTCAACCGCTAATATTTCTTTAGATTTATCAAAAAATGGTAAAAATGATCACTATGACTTTAGACTTACAAATGATGATTTAGCTAATATTTTAACTATTCCTTCGATTAATCAATCGATTGATAAACGACTCGTTCAAGATTTTAAAAAACCTGAATCGATTCAGGATATTTTTTTAGAATTAGCACCACCATCAGACTCATCTCCTGATTCTTTAAATTTACTAGATGACTTAAGCTCTCTAAATGATAATACAGTTGATAATACATTTGATAATTCTTTTATTTTAGAACCAGCTAAAAGAAAAAGTAGAGAAAGAAAAAATATTCCTATTCAGGATTTTTTAACACATATATCAAGCCCTAAATCAAATGAAGAATTTATTATTCCTTTTAAAGATAATAATTTAATTAGTGAACAACCTATTTATAAAATTATTCACAATCCTTCTTTTAGCAAAAGACACAACCATAAACATACAAAAAGTCGAAAAAAAAGTAGTAGAAGTAGAAGTCATAGTAAAAGTCATAGTAAAAGTCATAGACATAAAAAACATCATAATTATCCTGCAACAAGGAAGAGTCCTTCTCACCATTCTTAATCAACTTTTTAAGCGTTGATATTTAGTTATTTTGCTCAACTTTTTAAGCGTTGATATTTAGTTATTTTGCTCAACTTTTTTTAAAAGTTGATATTATATGTCATTTAGACAATATGGAGGAATTAATTATGCTGCTAGAAATAATATAGTAAAAAATAATTTCACGAATGCTAATAATTTAAGTGTAATGAGCCAAATTGGGCAAACTAATTCCACTATAAATGTGCAAAGCGGATTATATCTAACATCTGATATTACTTTTGAATATAAAGCTGGTCCCTATTATAGCATAACATATTCTGATGGAACAGTTCAGAATACTGCTAAACGCACGACAGATACTTATTGGCAACCAATAGATCCATCTGCTAGTACTCCTCCAATATATTATACAAATAAAGTTTTAATTGGACCAAATCCTGATAATAATTTAGTTGATATTAGCGGTAATGCGGTGCTAGGTATAAATGGTGGTATTGGTGTAAATGGTAATATATATTCTGGAACAACGGATTTAACAACAGGTAAATTTACTAATAATTTTATGGTTGATGCAAGTGGGAATGTTGATATGAGTGGAAATTTAGTTGTTGCTGGAACTACTAATTTGAAGTCTACTTTGAATGTTAGTGGATCTACTACTTTGAATAATACTTTGACTGTTAATAATAATGATGCTACAATACATGGAATAACTGTTGGGCTTGGAGGTGGAACTGGTCTTTATAATACTGCTTGTGGAGCGACTGCTTTATTTAATAATACATCTGGAGGAAATAATACTGCTTGTGGAGAAGCTGCTTTATTTAATAATACAGCTGGAACAGGTAATACCGCAGTTGGTCAAAGTGCTTTACAAAATAATACAACTGGTTTTTATAATACCGCAGTTGGTCAAAGTGCTTTGAGCTTGAATACAGGAACAAATAATACCGCTTGTGGAACGAGTGCTTTAGTTTTCAATACAACTGGAGGTAGTAATACCGCTTGCGGTTTACAAGCTTTGTATTATAATACAACTGGAGGTAGTAATACCGCAATTGGTCAAGGGGCAGGAGTAACTCAAAATCAATCCAATAATAATAATACATATTTGGGTAGTTATACTGATATTGATTTATCAGCAAATTCATGGTCAAATTCAACTGCAATTGGTTCCGGTGCAAAAATAACAGCAAGTAATCAAATTGTGTTAGGGACTACTACGGAAACTGTTTATATTCCTGGGGTATTAAGTGTTTCTAATGATGCTACAATACATGGAATAACTGTTGGGCTTGGAAGTGGAGCAGTTTTAAGTAATACTGCTTGTGGATATTATGCTTTGACATTTAATACAACTGGTTTTGAGAATACTGCTTGTGGATATTATGCTTTGCAAAATAATACAACTGGTAATAGTAATACTGCTTGTGGATATTATGCTTTGCATAATACAACTAGTAATTATAATACTGCTTGTGGATATTATGCTTTGAGATCTAATACAATTGGTTATGATAATACTGCAGTTGGTGTTTCAGCTTTAAATGCTAATACAACTGGTAATTATAATACTGCTTGTGGATATTATGCTTTATATGCTAATACAACTGGTATTTATAATACTGCAGTTGGTATTTCAGCTTTGCAAAATAATACTGGTAATTATAATACATCTTTGGGTGTAAGTGCAGGGCAAAAACAAACAACCAATAGTAATAACACGTTTTTGGGTAGTTATACTGATCTTGATTATTCAACAAATTCATGGTCAAATTCAACTGCAATTGGTTATGGCGCAAAAATAACAGCAAGTAATCAAATAGTTTTAGGAACTTCTGCGGAAACAATTGTTGTTCCTGGATATGTATATTCTTCATATGGTAAGGCGACGCCAGTAACAATTAGTTCATTGGTATCCATACTTTTTACTGATTTTTTGCCTCCACTTACAGGTGCATATTGGTATTTTTATTCAATTGTATCAGATGTCTATACTACTAATGTTACCTCACCATATTATAATTCAGTAGGTTATATTTATATTGATGTTACTGCTAAAGTTGTTAGTTATAGTTTTTTAATTGGTGGAAATAGTTATTCTAGTGGTGTAGCTAATATAGCAAATACCAATTCCAATGCAACCAGCGTTACAATTCAAAGTTTAAATAGCAACAAAGAAACATCATTTAGACTTTCTTTAACAAAAATGGGACCTACCTCTACCTCTTCATAATAATAATAATAAAAATAAAATTGATTCAAAATATATTATTAAAGATAATGATATATTTAATAAACAAATGAACACTACTACTCAGTTGTATCCAATTTTAAATACAAAGAATGCTCATCCACGTGATAAAAATATAAAATTTGCAGAAGAAGGTCATAAGTATACTATAAACGATGATCCAACAAAAAAATATACTTCTGTGACAACTTGGAATCATAGTCACTTTCCACATTTTGATGCGGATTCAATCATACAAAAAATGATATCTGGAAAATCTTGGAAGCTAGGTCATAAATATTGGGGTTTAACTCCCGATCAAATTAAAGATTTATGGAATAGTAAACGAGATGATGCGGCTGGTGCTGGAACAAGCATGCATTTTGAGATTGAATGTTTTATGAATTCAAATGTATTAATGTTTGAATATACGCATAAGGAGCTTTTACATCAATATAATATCTGGATAAAATACGATAAAAAACATTTGGAATTAGGCACAGAATGGCAGTTCTTTTTAAAATTTGTAGAAGATTTTCCAGAATTAAAACCTTATAGAACGGAGTGGACTATTTATCATGAAGAATTACAGCTAGCAGGTTCGATAGATATGGTATATGAAAACCCAGATAATACGTTATCAATTTATGATTGGAAAAGGTCGGCATGCATAACAAGGTTTAATGGTTGGGATAAGTATGCTACAACAGAATGTATAAATCATATGCCAGATTCGAACTTTTGGCATTATGCTTTGCAATTAAATACTTACAAGGCAATATTAGAGGAAAAATATGGAAAGATGGTAAAGGACTTATATTTGGTTAGGCTACATCCAAATTGTGATGATAATACTTATGAATTGATTAAGCTGCCAGATTTAAAATTTGATATTGAGCAACTTTTTAAACTTTTACAATAAAATATACTTTTAAAAAAAGTATAGCAAAAATATGTATAGCAAAAATATGTATAGCAAAAATATATATAGCAAAAATATGTATAATTTTGAAAGGTTGAAAAAAAGAATATAAATATAAATTATTAATATAATATTATGGAGAATAATTTTTTAACAAAAATGATACATTATTGTAATCAGGTATTTTTTTACTTGTATTTTTTTATTATCGGTAATTATTTACTTGTTAATAATAAGTTATTTGATATATATTATTTTTTGGATTTGAAGAATTTGCCAAATAGAATAAAAAGTAAATTATTACTTTATGGTGGACTAGAAGAAGAAATAAAAGTAGAAGAATTGGTATTGATTGAGTCGAAGGTTGAGATAAAATATGAGGATAAATATCTGGATGATATTAGTAAAATGAGCGAAGATTTAAGTTTTACATGGGGAGAAATAAAAACAAGAGATGAAAAGTATGTGGAATTGTTGAGTGCTTTAAAGATTGGATTAATAAATGAGAAACATAAATTAAATGAAGAAATAGTTGAATTGGGTTTAAAATTTATAAGCATAGATGATGAAAGTAATGAGGATGAAAATAGTGATGAATTTTGTGATATTGATTTAAATAATAAGATGATTCAAAAAAGGAAAAATAAGATTGAAGAAGAAATAAAGCAATTACGTTCTATGCTAGTAAAATTGGAAGAAAGAACTGAAGAAGAGTTATGTTTAATTGCAAAGAAAGAGGCAAAGGAATATATTATTAAAGAGCATTTAGATAATTTAAAGAATAATTTTATTATTGAAAAAACGCCTTTAGGTAATGTGTTGATGTATTATAATAATTCTCGAGAGGCTTTTGAATATTATAGTGATAATACGATTCCTTATAGATTTTTGGAGACTGTAGGTAGAAAGTATGTAAAAACATTTAAATGTAAGCAAATTTTTGTGGATATGGATTTTGAATTAAAGGAATTCGAGAGAAAGTTAAAGGAAGAAATAGAAAAGGTTAGGATGGAAAAGGAGAAAAAGGAGAATAATGATAAAGAAAAAAGGGATGATAATCTAGAAATAATAAAAAAGGATGTATTTGCAAAGTTTAAAACTTATAATAAGGAGTCTGGAACAGGTAGAGTAAATAGAGGTGTAGCTCCTCCAAAGAATAGTATTCCAAATAATAGAACTTTAAAGACGGATGTTATTTTAAAGGCAAATGCGAATCGTTATACTTGTGAAGGTAGGATGTCAAACTTTAATTTTTTAAAGAAGCAAGATAGAAAAAAAATAGATAAAAAGTATGCGATGTCATTTGCGGATTATAAAAAAATAGTAAATTGTGCATAAAAATAAAAACTACTAATAATATAATAATGGTAAAAAATATGAGAACAAGAAGAAATAAAAAAAGTAGAAGAAGAAATAAAATAACAAGATCAACAAAAATATATGGTGGAAATCCAACAACTACAAATGTAAATACAGATACAGATACAAATACAAATACAGATAAAAACGAAAATGATAAACTAATAAATGAAATAGAAAATAAGCATTCCTTAGGTAATTCAAATATATTTAAACAAATAACTGAATTATCAGAAGGCTTAGCACTTAAAACGATGGATAATACTGCTGAGTTTTTTGATGTGGATTTAAATGATTCAGATAAATTTAAACAAAGGCTAGAGGAATTAAAGATTATTTTAAATGATCCAAAAAATAAAAAATTAATGAGGGAGCTAGTAGCTAATTTTGCAGAAATAGGCATAATTGCATTAGAGGCTTCTTCTCCTTTTATTGAAAAATTAATTGTAGAAATATTTAATAAACTAACGATAATGGGAAATGAATTTGGTAAGGCAGGTGTAAAAATAGGTTTAAATACGATGGAAGAAGTGCCTGGATATGGAGTAATTATAGGAACTGTGCGTTCAGCATCGAACGCAGCAGAGGCAGTATTAGCATCAACAAATGCGGCAAGCGAAATAATAACGATTAGTTCTGATAATATGAATGCGGCCACCCAAAGCTTTGATAAATTATTAAAGGAAAAAAAAGAAGTAATAGACAGAACAAACAAGTCGATAGTTGATTTTTCTGATAATATGAAATCGATGCCATCGCAACCGCAGGTAGCAGGAAAACCGCAGACAGCTGAAATAAAAATTAAAAATAAAACAAGGAAAAATGTAAGATTTAATATATAAAATATAAATGTATTATAATTATTTTGTTTTTTGCCATTCCATAAATCCATTACTTTTAAGTATATCAAAAGATGTTTTTAGATGATGCATAGCGATTGTGTATGCTTTTTTTTGGGATTGCGACATTTGCATAAGATAATCAAAAATGTCCTTTTGTTTTTCTATCGGTAATTCTAATACGGAATTTGGTATTGTTAATTCAGTTTCCTTGAAAGTAATATTAATAGTGGAAGAAGGATTAATTTGTGTCATATTATTTTTATTATTATTTATTATTTATATTAATAAATAATAAATCAATTTTATATAAAATTGATATATTATTATTTTAAAATAATAATATATATTTAAAGATATTCATATATTTTATATTAAATAATGCAAAGTGTAAATTCAAATTCTTCTCGTTATAATGAGAGTTTTATTGAAATTCTAGAAAAATTATCAACAAAAATGTTAAAGCAAGGAGAACCATTTCGAGCACGTGCTTACCAAAAAGCACAAGAGTTTATCATGACATACCCAGGTAATATTACAAAAATAGATGATATAAAAGGAAAGCCAAATATTGGTCCAGCAATTTTAGAAAAATTAACAGAATTTCTCTCTTCGGGGACTTTACAAGTTATAGAAGATGATAAAAATAATCCTGTAAATATATTATCTGATGTGTATGGGATTGGTCCCAAAAAGGCTCAAGAATTAGTAGGGCAAGGAATTACAACAATTGCCCAACTGCGTGCAAACCAACATATATTATTAAATGACACACAAATAGTAGGTCTAAAATATTACGAGGATATCTTAAAACGTATACCGCGTTCAGAAATAGAAGATTATAATGCAGTTTTCAAGGAGCATTTAAAAGATGCAAGCTATGAAATTGTAGGTAGTTATAGGCGTGGATTAGAAAATTCGGGTGATATTGATATAATAATAACTTCAAATGATTCGACGAATGATTCAAGTAATTTTATAAAATTAATAAATATATTAATTAAACAAAAGATAATTATTGAGGTTCTCTCTCAGGGGGTTTCAAAGTGTCTAGTTATTTCAAGAATAAATCCTTCAGCAACAGCTAGGCGTGTAGATTTCTTATATGCATCTAAGGAAGAGTATCCATTTTCGATTTTGTATTTTACTGGAAGTAAAATTTTTAATACAGTTATGCGTAATCATGCGCTTACTCTAGGTTTAACCATGAATGAGCATGGTCTTTATAAAATGGAAAATAAAAAAAAGGGAGAAAAAGTAAATCACCAATTTTTAAATGAGAAAGATATATTTAAGTATTTAAATATGGAATATAAAGAGCCGCAAGAACGGGTAGATGGTCGCGCATTTAAACTTATTCAAAATTCAGACAACTGCGCTGAAAAAAAAACACTACCAAAAAAACAAATACGTTTAATAATTGAGGATGAAAAATGCGAAGAAAAAAAAGAAATATGTTTATTAGAAATAATTACTACATTTAAGAAATTTGGGATAAATGCATTAAAAACTTTAACTGAGAATGAATTTGTTTTAATTTTAAAGGAATTAAATAAGTTATATTATAATGAAACCTCGATGTTAACTGATAATGAGTATGATATTATAAAAGATTTATTTGACCAAATGTATCCTTTAAAATATTGTGAAATAGGAGTAGGATCAAATGTTGAAAAAAACAAAGCAACGTTACCTTATTATATGGGTTCTATGGATAAAATTAAGCCTGATACAAACGCGCTTTTGGCATGGACTACAAAATTCAAAGGTCCTTATGTATTATCATGCAAGTTAGATGGCGTTAGCGGATTATATACAACTGAAGGAAATATTCCTAAATTATATACAAGGGGGGATGGAAAGGTGGGTCAAGATATAAGTTATTTAATACCATATTTAAATTTATCAAAAAATAAAGGAGTAGTTATTAGAGGTGAGTTTATAATGAAAAAGAAGGTTTTTGAATTAAAATATAAAAATGAATTTGCGAATCCAAGAAATATGGTGGCTGGGGTTTTGAATCAAAAATTTATTGATACAAATAAAATAACAGACATAAATTTTGTGGCTTACGAGGTAATTAGGCCAATTTTAAAGCCGGCAGAACAAATGGAATTTTTAACAAGTAATTTAAAAATGGAATGTGTTATTAATAAATTAGAGCTAAGCATATCAAATGAGTTATTATCACAGAATCTGTTGGATAATCGTAATTGGTATGAATATGAAATTGATGGTATAATAGTAACAAATAATAATATTTATGAGAGAAAGCTGGGAAATCCAGAACACTCGATTGCATTTAAAATGGTGCTCTCCGAACAAATGGCAGAAGCGAGCGTAATAGATGTTATTTGGACGCCAAGCAAGGATGGATATTTAAAACCAAGAGTGCAGATATTACCGGTTATTTTATGTGGTGTAAAAATAGAATATGCTACTGGGTTTAATGGGGCTTTTATACAAAATAATAAAATAGGAATTGGTGCGGTAATTAAAATAATTAGAAGTGGAGATGTAATTCCGCACATTTTGAATATAACGGTTCCAGCTCAGGTTGCAAAGATGCCAGACGTATCTTATAAGTGGAATTCAACAAATGTAGATATTATGCTTGAAAATATAGATCAGGATATAACAGTTAGAGAGAAAAATATTGCAGGATTCTTTAAAGGAATTGAAGTTGATGGAATAGGGTTGGGGAATGTTTCGCGTATTATTGAAGCGGGATTTAATACAATTCCAAAAATAATTAATATGAGTATAGATGATTTCTTAAAGGTAGAGGGTTTTAAAACTACGTTGGCTAACAAGATTTATAATGGAATAAAAGATAGGATTTTAAATGTTTCACTTATTATGTTAATGGCATCATCTAATTTATTTGGAAGAGGATTTAGTGAGAAGAAAATAGAGCTTATTATGAATGAGTATCCAGATATTTTAACTTTTAAGGAAGGAAATGATGAAAAGATAAAAAAGGTGTTAAAAATCAAAGGGATTGCTGAAAAGTCGGCAACAATATTTGTAGATAATATTGCAATTTTTATGAATTTTATTATGGAATGTAAGTTAGAATATAAAGTGCAACCGTTATTAAAGACGGTTGATTTAAAGATTGGTCCTTTAAATAATAAAACAATTGTTATAACAGGATTCAGAGATAAAAATTTAGAAGAAAAAATCAAAGATGCGGGTGCAAAATTAGGGGCAAGTGTTTCAAAAAATACATTTTTAGTTATAGTAAAAAATATGGAAGAAGATACTGGAAAGGTAATAGATGCAAAGAAAATAGGAATTAAAATAATAACGGTTGCAGATTTTAATAAAATATACTTTTTATAATGAAAAAATATAATGATATTATAAATAATGTTTAGAAAGCTTAAAGAATCAGTTGAAGCAAAAAAAGCGGAAGCAAATGACTCGCGTATATTAAATTTAAATACTATTGATATACCTTTAGCAGAATCTGTTAATGAATTAGGTAGATTAGAAGCAGAATATCCAAATACATTATTTCAGGTAGATGTAAGCGACATAGATCTAAGATCAATTAATCACGCAGAAATAGAAAATTTTAATTGCACTTATCAAATGAAGGATACTGGTGAATACATATTTATTTATCCAGATTATAGTCCTCCTGAATCTGTTTCTTTAATACAACAATATCATGCACGGCTTTTACAAACTATAATGCCCAAGTTAGAAGGCAAACCCATTTTTGAAATAAGGTATCGTATACAGAGAAATTTTAGAAATGCAGGTAGAACAGCCGGTCAAGAATTTCATCTTGATAATTGTGATTTTACATCTATTTATATGATTAATATGGAAAATTGTCAGGATTGTGGAACAGTTTTAGGATTTTTAGATCCTGATGATCCATCGCAAATTAAAGCCGTTAGAGTTCCTGATAATATGTCAATTGTATTTGCTGATAATTTTTATATACATAAAGCATCAAATCAATCTGCAATATTACTTAAAAGTGATGCAGAAAAAGTCACTAGTCGTGTAGTAATGATTGGTCAAATATATTTAGAAAATGACAAATCTAAGTATCTAAAAGAGAATACTGTGAAAAATCATCATATGATGAAAACTTTTGAAGAAAAGGGAATAAGATTTCCTTCGAATGATACTGGATTTAGAATTATTAATTCAAGCCTTGGAGGAAAAATAAAAAGAACAAAAAGAAAAAGAACAAAAAGAAAAAGGACAAAAAGAAAAAGAACAAAAAGGACAAAAAGAAAAATATATTAAATTATAAACATAATAAAAAGAAAGTATTAAGTAATAATATAGAATGTTTTTATTTGCCATGTTTTTTGCTTATTGTTCTACTATTTGTAATGCCGAGAATTTTTATCTTCGCGAGCAAAAAAATGGTGTAACAAGTAATATTCATGCACGTGAATTTTATGAGGAAAAGTTTGTAAATTGGTTAGATAATTTTAATATTAGTGTTAAAAATGGTGAACGTTTTGCACACATGTTGAATAACTTTGCAAATAATGATGATATTATCGAATCACATAATTCAAATTCTAAAAATACGTATGAATTAGGACATAATCAATTTTCTCATATGAGTTTTGAAGAATTTAAGGCATATGTTCGTCTTGGTCTAGATGTTCCTTCTAAGGAAACTGCCTCTTCAAATATTGCAGCAGTAAATCAAAATTTAACAGCTCTTCCTGCAAGTGTAGACTGGACTACGCAAGGTGCAGTTACTGGTGTAAAAGATCAAGGAAACTGTGGTTCATGTTGGTCTTTTTCTGCAACGGGGGCTCTTGAAGGAGCATATAAAATTAAATATGGAACTCTTGTTTCTTTTTCTGAGCAAAATTTGGTGTCATGTGATACGATTGATTCAGCATGTAATGGTGGGCTAATGGATAATGCTTTTAAGTGGACAAAGACGAATGGTGGTTTATGTACTGAATCGGGGTATCCTTATACGTCAGGGACAACAGGTCAAAAGGGAACATGCGCAACAACATGTGCAAAAAATACGGGTGTAACTCCAAAATCATTTACTGATGTAACAAAAAATTCTGATTCTGCACTAATGACTGCGTTGGTTCAGCAGCCAGTATCAATTGCTATTCAAGCAGATCAACCGGCGTTTCAGTCGTATAAAAGTGGTGTTTTAACTGGAACATGTGGAACAAATTTGGATCATGGGGTTTTGGCGGTTGGATATGGAACATGGACGGATGGCACGGATTATTACAAGGTAAAAAATAGTTGGGGGACAAGCTGGGGAACAAATGGATATATTCTTATTCAGAGGGGAAATCCGCAAAGATGTGGTGAATGTGGGATTTTATGTGGTCCTCCAAGTTATCCAAATCTATAAGATTTAAAGAAATAATTTTTATAAAAAATAAATAATAAAAAATAAATAATAAATAATAAGTAACAAATAATAAAAAAAATATTTTTTTTATTATTTAATAATAATATAAATGGCAGATACTTTTAATGATGATGATAGAGATGATTTATTAGAACGCGGATTTTCAGATGAAAATATTGAATATTTTGAAAGCTTGGATGGTGATAAAGAACAATTATATTTAACCATTTGTCACTTACATGATGATGGAATGACTATAGAAGAAGTTTTAGATGAAGTTGCAAATGTTATGGAATATGATAATGATTCTGACGAAGATCAAGAAGGCGGCTCTAGACGAAGAAGAATACGTAGACGAAGTAGCAGGCGAAAAAGTAGACGACGAAGTAGCAGGCGAAAAAGTAGGCGAAGTAGCAGACGAAGTAAAAAAAGTAGTAGGCGAAGTAGAAGAAGATAATTATATTAAATTTTAAAATTCAAACTCATATTCAATAAGAGCTTTCATATCTTTTTTCAATTTATTATAAATACTAGATTTAATTTTATTCAACGTGGGTTCGTGTTTAAAATCGATGCTCATTAATTTAAGATGTGATTTGTTATATGTATCTAATAATTGATCGCTTGAATTAACTTTATCTTGATTTCGTTTGAGCCATTCTAATAACGATTTAACAATTTTAAAATGAACGATATTTAAGAAATATATAAGTTTCTCTCTAGATACTTCAATCCATTCTAATTCAATATCTGATTTTGAATTAGAATAAACATAAATGGTATTTGGTTTTTGAATAAGTGCAAATAGTGAAATGTCTGATTCATTTTTGTCGTATATATGTCTTAAAAATATTTCATTTAATAAGTCATAAAAGGTATTATTAAATAATAAATTAATATCGGATTCCAAGATATTTATGCTGTTGGCTAAATTTTCAAAGATGTTGGATGGTTTTAAGTTAGAATTATTATTTAGCCAATCTAAAATATTGATTTTTTTCTTTGTTTTATCAACCCATTTGCCCATTAATTCGATTTTAGTTTCTAATGTATTATACTTGATTGCTAATTCTAGTAACATTTGATACATTTGTTTTGGTGATGGCAATTCTGCGTTAACTTCTTCAGTTTCTATAGTAGTTTTACTAGTAACAGATCTATTTGCTTTATAAATAATTTCACATAAAATAATATGTTTATTAAAATTATTGCGTAATTTGTATTGATTACCGCAGTATTCACAAGTCAATAAAGGCATGATTTATTTATAAATTGTTTAGTAGTAATATGTTTATATATTATATTATTATGCAAAAAAAATCAATTTTATTTTAATATTAGTTTAATATTAGTTTAATATTAGTTTAAAAATATTATAATAATATATGACTACAGCACTTGTTATAAAAAATCTCGATGAGTATTATTATAGACTTAGAAGTTGTGATACAAATTTAAATTCGAATACACCTGCAAATCAATATCAAATTCAAAAATTGATTCAAAATACGGTTAGGGTATCTGCTTCTCTCTATGTAATGAATTTAGGATCATTAAATGCTTACAAAAAACCTATCTTAGCAAGACAAAATGTTTGTTGGAACCAAATGAGCGATAGGCCAAATCCAAGTATACAAAAAACGTTTGTGCCAACAAATGGTGGAAATATTGGAAGTAATAGCACAAAGCATACTGTAACTTCTTCAAGACCAGGTGCACAATCACCTGGAGGTGTGGGGTGTGATATAAAACATAATTCATATGATAGGTATTTGAATAGACTTAAAGGAAAGGCGCCATTAAGGCGTGGAATAATCCCGCCTAATTTTGGAGAGCCAATTCCGTTTAATAGAGCATTTCCAATTTATGGAAATAAGACAACAAAAACAAATATAATTAATAAGTGTGATTGTTTAGATAATTAAGTATTTTAAATTAAAATTAAAATTAAATTAAATTAAATTAAAATATTTGCATTAATTATATAATGCCACAAAAAATAAATATGATGTTAAATAATGGTGGATATACCCAAAATCAATTACTAGCATTTCAGAAGAAAAATGCTCAAATACCACAGCAAAAAACAACTGGAATAACGTTGAATAGTTCAATTATTGGACGAATTCATCTTGTTAAACCAGGTTGTGGCTCTTGTGGAAAATAAAATGTTAAATTTTAAATGATAAAATATATATTATAATATATATTTTATATATAAATGTCATCATCAACAAGTAATGTCGCATCATATCCTTCAAGTAATTTAAATAAAGCGAATAATTTTAGCACGATGTTTGATACTGTATTATTGCCTTATAATAAGCAATTTAATAATTGCAGTAATACGTTATGTTATACTTATAGTAAAAATTTTATATATAAACCGCACACGGCATATGGAATGGTTGGAACAACTGCGGCAGCTTATTTGGGTAGAAGAAATAGGCTTTAATAATTATTAAATCACTTGTTTAATTTGTGTAAAAATCGGGCTTTCCTTAATAAATATATCCCATTTTGCATTTGTTAATAAAATAATACCAAAAATAAATAATAGCAATTTGGTTTCAAAATCGATATAAATTTCATTATTAGCTCTAGGATAAAATAAATATAATAACATAAATGACATTAAAGTAATAAATAAAAATTCAACTCTTTCTCTCCAAAACATAACTTTAACATCTGTTGTATTTTTATGTTTAATTTTTAAATATATGTGAGTGATTGATAAAATTAAGAATAAAATTTTAGCTAAAAATGTAAATGTGACATATTTATCAAATGACATATATATATATCTACTTTTTAAAAAAAAAATATACTTTAAAAATATTCTTTTTTTTTAAAAGATATATATAAATGGATTCCAGCAATTTTACATCTTTTACGCATAATTTAGTGCAAACAAATATAAATGATGCATACAAATACCATACACATAGTGAATTTATAAAACAAATGAAACACCCAATTTTCTCTCTAACTTGTATTTTTTGTTCCAGTTTTAAAACAGATTCTTTGGTAAGCGATGGATCATTTAGACGTTGTGGGGCATGTAGAAAAGATTTCCGTGCATCAATTAGTAATAAATATTAAAATATATTAATATAAAAAAGTATTTAAAGACAATTTAAGCATATAATATGGAGCGAAAATAAAGACAAAGACAGCCAGGATCAGAATTCAAACAGCAAAGGTAGAACAAAGGGAGAGCAAAGGGAGAGCAAAGGTAGAGCAAAGGTAGAGCAAAGGTAGAGCAAAGGGAGAGCAAAGGTAGAGCAAAGGTAGAGCAAAGGTAGAGCAAAGGTAGAGCAAAGGTAGAGCAAAGGTAGAGCAAAGGTAGAGCAAAGGTAGAGCAAAGGTAGAGCAAAGGTAGAGCAAAGGTAGAGCAAAGGTAGAGCA